CCTTTCTTATCATTTCAATTTTTTACATTTTACACTCTCTTTTCTCTCTTCTTACATTTTCTTTCTACGGCGACCACGACCACGACGACCACGACGACGACCGGATTATTTAATTCTCCGGCGGGGCAACTACTCCACCTTCTTTCCATCTATTCTACTGACTACAATCCCTCCCTCCATACGACGAGACACTTCATATCCTTTATCCTTTTTGTCAGCCTTCTTAGTTTTTGTCGAACTGGTGGCGACGGAAGCGACGGAAGCGACGGAGGGTGCGATCAGAAAATTTGACGAGTTCATAACTACCTTCTAAGGATGTATACGACTTACTTAATATAGCAATTCCTTTCAATTTTATGCGGATAATGTAGAATTACCACTGGCATCTCTTCGTATCTGTCCACTAATCTGTAGAGATGCGTTGCTTCGAATACTGTGCGCTGGAGAATTAGCATTTGAAACACTAAACCTCTCTTGTAATTGTTGTAATTGTTGCAGTTGACTTATCGGTGACGGCGACGGTGTTACCTTATTGTTGGTCGGTTCGACACTTTCCGCGTCATCAGTAATAATTGCTCCTCCATTCGTATTTGCGTTAAGAGTATGGTCATTGTATTGGTCGTGGTCGTGGTCGTGGTCGTGGTCGTGGTCGGGTCCATTTCCGTTTTCTGATCGCCCAGTAGGACTTTGTTCACGACTTCCCTGACGACTGGCGTAATCATAGTCATCTTCCGCGCTATTTACCTTGACTTCGGTGAGTCCATTTACGAAATTCGGTTTCTTGACGCGTTTAAATCGTCGGTATTTTTGGTTATATTGGTCGATAATATCATCATCGATTAGAGGTGCTATATCTTGTAAATTCTTAATATCAGTCTTAATAATATTCATCATATTTTCGGCAGTCAATCGTTGTTTTCGGTTCAATGTGAGTTCAATCTGTATTTTCTTATAAATCTGTGAAAATTGTAAAGAACAGATACGGTGCGACTCGGCGCGTTTGGCTAATTGAAAATAAGTATCCACCGATTTAATAATACCGACAAACACACTCCCTACACCTAATATTATATTCATCTGTGAATATTGTAAGTCGATACCTGTAATGAACCCTATCGCACTACTCAATATAATAACAGGGATGTTTATGTAGTTCGATCGCTGGTTATATTTTTCATATGACATACGATGGAGAATGGATAAAGACTCGCATTCTTCCGAGTTTTCCTTTAATAATTGCTCTAATTCAGAGTTATACTTAATCATTTCGGAAGACATGATTATTTATTATATTCTATTCTATTTTATGTATATGTATAACATTATATTATGTATATACTAACGACTTGTGTGTCGACGATGAAATATCGGGAGACGGCTATATAATGGAACTATTTGACCGTGGAAGAACGATAACAAATATACCGATGGCTATAAACCACAATAAATAACTGATATAAAAGACATACTCAATATCCAAGAATGTCATAATCTGGACGACAATCGCACTTACGATAAAGAGCATCACGAAATTATATAATTTATTATCAAATATACCCATTGAACGTTATAGTGTGTATATTATGTGTTTATAATATCCGGTTACAATATCCGGTTACAATATCCGGTAATCATTGAACTTGTAATCATATGTTACAGGTATGTCTTTCGTATCTACCTGATAATACGACAACGGTTCGAAATTCTGATGGTTATAGATACACCACACCGGCATTATTGTTTTGTTTGTATGCGTTTGGTGATGTTTTTCTTTAAATTCATAAAATCCATTATAGATTGTGTCATAGTGACTTGTCCAAGAATAATCATAGGAATGAAGACTGGACGTTTTATCTAAATATTCCGAATAGCCCGCAGTGTTGCCCGATGTGGAAGTCTTATGTTTCGAATCGCCGACACCTCCCTCAAACAAACTCTTTTTCAGTTTATATTTTTTCACGATTTCGGGGTCATATTCGTCGTCTAAAAACACCGTTTTCATCCGTTTCGTGAATACTGCATAGCGTGAAATTCCGCCACCTCCGGCGCCACCACCCCCGCTCGTGTATCTATCACCTTCTTTTGACAGTAACTTTACTCTCTCAAATGTAGGACCAAACGATACTACATTTTTATAGTTATAGCACGCCCATCTAAATGATGAATCAAATGTCGTAAAATAGTAAAATGGACCATACCGACTTGTTATTGGTTCACGCTTGAGACCGTATAACGCCGTATTGGCTGTATAACAATAATTCGCACCAGTATATAAAATATTGGGTGCTTCGATATTACACCATCCGGGCGATGACGACGACGACGACGACGACGCGGAACTCTGCAATAATCCAACCATCGGATACGCCGTAAAAAAATCAATTGCCGTATCATCTATTGGAATATTCAAATACATATGCTCGTTGATTATTTCAGTGGAACATACCCATACCCAGTTGAACGGTTTTTGTAATGATATCAATAAGGGTCGCGAATTGGCGTCAAAATACTTCTCGTAGAATACGAAACAACGGTCCGTTTGGGCGTCATAGATATATCCTTTGTACCGAGTCTTCGTTGAAAATAGTTGACCGACAATGTCATCTAAACCGGTTTTGATATGTTTCTTTCCTGTCGAGTAATGTTTCTTGTGGTGATAATATGGAAGTCCACATGTCCCGGCGCTCTTATCATGATAGAATAGAAACTCCAAGAATGGGATATCCTGCCTGGTATTAATTCGGTATATAACTAAACTGAAATCACGTATTTCTTTTTGATTGAATATATCGACGGGTGATTCTTTATGATACCCATCTTCAATATGTTCTATTGAATAATCCAGTTCATTATCTACAAAATAATAGTGATATCGTGATATGACCTGTAAGTCAGATGAAACTGTGGTTACATAATCATTTACTTCGGGTGGTTGAGACGAGTCGTCGTCGTCGTCGTCGGTGTTGTCGGTGTCGTCGGAGTCAGAATCGGTTTTATTGGATGATTTGGAATCTCGTCTTTTATTCGAGATGGACCGCGACCTGGACCGTGACCGCGACCTGGACCGCGACCTGGACCGTGAATCACGCGTGTCTTCTTCTTCTTCTTGTTTTTTTTTTGTGTCATCGACGACTTCATTGGTCGATTTATCTTCTTTCTTCGTATGATGTAATATACGGAGAACTGCTCGCTTTTTTGGAGCACCACCGCTATAAAACATGATTACACGTTACTTCTCTATATAAGTAATGTATAATATCTATTGAATAATTTATTTATGTAGTATCGTACAAAGCCCGCCCTTATATCTTGGGTATTTTCATCTTAATCGACTCATGCGTCTTTTCAACCCGAGTTGACAGTAAAAATTCGGTCAGATTATTGGCTTTATCGGCGTCATCCTTATAATATGTAGTGAGTGCTGAACGAATTTGACCGTTATTGAGAGGTGCGCGACGCTTGACTTTCGAATATACGATTTTACCATTTGCGATATCAAAACAATCGATATCGTTTTTACGCATGACGTCTAAAAGCGACGCTGATAATTGCTGATGAATCAATTTGCGTTTCTTGATTTCGACTGAAAGGGTGCTTATCTCGTTTTCAACCCGAATCCACTGACGTAGATGATCCTTGATTTGTTCCTTGGATATCGTAGTAGACGGTACTACGACTGAAGAAGAGGATGGGTCGGTGAGAGATACTAGTTCCGTTGATATCATCGTTGGTTGCGGCGACGACGCGGACGCGGACGTCGACACATGTGTTTGTGTCATGTGTTGCTGATTCGAATTATTCATAACAATAATATATGTAGTGTATAACTATTAAATATAATAAAATAAACGTATTGCTACACTTTTCGTTTATGTGCTAAACGATACGCTGTTTTACGATGATTACATTCTTTATCGATAATGGAATAATCGACCAATGACGCGTTCCCACCACTAATCGAACTAGCCAATCTCGCCTTCCCCCACGATTGCGGGGTCTGATTCGGTCGTGACCCCGATGAATAATAGGCGCCTTCCCCTTTTCGTATAATCTCTCGTAATCCCTTTATAGAACATCCGGTTGCCTTGGACAACTCCTTCGTTGCGCCGACAGTGTCTACATGATACAACTGTTTCGCACGACTGACATGATTCGACGGTTTTGATGTAAACGATTTCACGGGTTTACGTGTATAGTATCGACCCCGGCGATATAAACGCCGAGATTTTACGATCATTTTTCGTTGACGGGTTTTATCGCGTCTAGATAATGTATTCGGAATATATCTGCGTATTATGTTCATTCCGTCGGCGGGGTGACAGTGGTGGAATAAGTATTTGAATACTGTATATTATTATAATATACAAATTATAATATACGAATAGTATATATACGAATAATATATAACTACTCGTATAATGTTGAAACGTGTGCGATTGACTTTGATGGGTGATGTCCATAATAATCTGAAAAATGCATCATATACTAGCGGTTCTGGTGTAGGTTCATCGTCGATTGCCGTTAGGCGTGCGAAATTGCGTCAATCTAGTAAACCTTCGGCGTCACTGTGCCCACTTCAACCTGTGCCGGGTAACTCACGTGTTAATAATGTGCATATGCCGATGTAATGTATGTATTCATGCATTCATGCATTTATTATGGTGCCGCTTACATGACGGAGGCGTCGTGGACGGCGTGGCATTACAGCCACAGGGTTGCCCTTTACGCGCCCCTGTCAATAATATAAACCCACATTTAGTAGTAGTGGTGTCGGAAATTGTGGTGGTTATTTGAAGTGTAGTAGGATCAATATGTGAAACGATACTATTTACGGGTTTAGTTTTTTTGGGTTTGGGTATATTAGCACCCGATGAGGCAACCTTCTTCATATGTGTTCGGCATAATAATCCATATTGTTCACTGTATGTAGGGGATGAATCACACGTCTTGTCCGTTAATTTGAAATATTCACACGACACACCTTTTAAACATAAATTGCTGGGTGAATTCACATATTTTACCTGATTCACCTCCGGATATGGATAATAAGGCAATAATTTCGGAGTTATATCACGGCAATACGGGCATTTTATTTCATCATAATGTAATTTGGTAGTCTCTAAATTGATCGAACTGTTATACGTCATAGTCTGCACATTCTGGAATGACGTCGACGGCGACGACGATGTGTATCCGATCGAGTTTGGGTTCACCGTTTTTGTATACAGCGCCGTTATTTTAGAGGATATATTTTTAGGCAACGTGGAACATTTCTGAAATAATACATCCTTGTATAGAGGGATATAATTGAAAGAATGTCCGCATTTTAAAGTAACAGCATCAGGGCGCAATAATTCATCGGTTAAGAGACAATATTTTCCTGAATCTGGTTCAGCAGACGCGGATGCGCCGGCGGCGACGGGCGCCATAGAAATATTTTTCAATTCTTTGAAAAAGTCGATTTCACCCTCAACTTCATATTGAATACAATCAAATGACGACGACATTATATATCAATACATCATCATATTTTTTTATATCAATATAAGTATATTTTCATAGTATTCGGTTAAATGGTATCTAAAAGTGTTTGGGGTCCATGTGTCTGGTATTTATTCCATACACTAGCCTACAAGGCCGTCCCTGAAGATTTTCCGAAGATAAAAACCGAATTAATACAGTATATTCAGCGGATTTGTTCGAATTTGCCCTGCCCGGAATGTACACAGCACGCAACGATATATATGACTCAAAATTCACGGAAAATTGCCGCAATACAAACGAAAGAACAATTACAGTATTTTTTGATTGATTTTCATAATGCTGTAAATGTGAGAAAAGGGAAACCGGCGTTTACGTACGAGCAATCCCAGGAGAAATACAAACTAGCCAAAACAAGCGATGTCGTCCAATATTTCTTCAAGATATACGGTGATAAAAATAATGGCGGGAATATAAAAATGTTTGCGAATAACGGGTTTCATAAACAAATATTATTGTCGGAATTTTCGGCGTGGATGGTGCACAATTATGGAAGGTTTTATGGATAAAACCCACCGTGCGGTGCAGTGGTGCCGGGGACGGTTTTATGGATAAAACCTGCCTTACAGGTCCTGAATCACCTGCCCATTCTTATATACTGAACACTTGAACGTCTGATTCGTCGGGCGTTTACAAACCACATTATTGCTTGTTAGATCATTAAAAAACAATAAACTTTCAAAATTGTTGAACTTAAGTAGGAAATACCATATCGAACCTAATGTCAACCCAACGACAGCACCGATTGTTATACCGCGCGGGACTGTACAGAAATACATTAGTTTCACATACGCATCCACCGAGAATATACTTATAATAACACCTACAATCCAGAAATTAATCTGGTTGTTACTCAACATCGGTAATAATAAATACATCAATGTGAATGAAATAAACATACTGTTATAATTAGGAACATTATACCTGGACGGAATGAGAGGGAATTCGACGAGATTACATACGACACCTTCATTGTCGAGAGGTTCGCTCCCAATCACCATACTCACCATATAATTGAGAACTGACGCTATTAGCACACCCCCCAAATAAATAAGACCCTTTATATTTTGATTAAAAACCGATACTAATATTAAAAATGTGCCTAAAAATAAGGGTGCGAATATACTAAATAATTGGATCACATTCGAAAATGTGAGTTGGACCGCCATTATCGTATCGTATCTTCTTTATCTGTTATATAATACGAGTATTATAATATTTCCGGGTGTTTGCTGGGGGGTGTATCGCTATCGATACACGGGTCGGCGAGGTGGCGGACGAATACAGTATAAATACAACTTTGTATAATATGTAACTGATACTTGCTCGCTGAAATGGGTATTCCAAGTTATTTTTCGGATATTGTAAAACGTCATAAGAATATTGTGAAACGGTTGGGGTTGCTTCCACGTATCCATAATCTGTATATGGATACGAATGGTCTAATTTATGATGCAGTTCGTATTGTCGGGTCCAATCGCGGGATGTCGGATGATGAATATGAAACCGTGTTAATCAATATGGTGTGTGAGAAAATCACCGAATATGTGAAAATGATTCGCCCTGAATCGAAAGTGTTTATTGCGTTTGATGGAGTCGCACCGGTTGCTAAATTGAATCAGCAGAGGGAGCGTAGGTATAAGTCGTGGTTTACGACGATTGTTGAGCAGACGATTAATCGTAAGGCGGTGGTGGCGCTGACGGGGGGGACTGGGACGGGCGCGGGGACGGGCGCAGCGAAGGACGTCCAGACCGCACTTCAAAAAGCGTGGAATACATCATCGATTACACCTGGGACACGGTTTATGACAAAACTTAACACGCGGATGCGTGAGTATATCTCAACACAAGCGTATACGGGCGCCGGAAGTGGGACTGGACCTGAGTATATTTATTCCGGAAGCGATACTGCGGGGGAGGGCGAACATAAGATCTTCGAATACATTCGTGCGTTTCCTGAGTATCATAGGGATACAACGACACTGATCTATGGTCTGGATGCGGATTTGATTATGCTTTGTTTGAATCATCTGCATATATCGGAGAATATCTTTCTGTATCGCGATACGCCGGAGTTTATCCAGTCACTGGACAATACGCTTTCGAAAGACGACCATTACTTTTTGGATATCCCGACATTTGCGTGTTCATTGGAGGCGATTATGCGTGAGACGAAGGCGAGTATGAGTACGACACCGGCAACGGGGAGTGTGAGTACGAGTACGACGAGTACGGGAGTTCTAGAGACCCGTATCACACCCAGTGTGGTTGCAGCAATTGATGATTATATCCTTATGACATTTATGCTCGGCAATGATTTTATGCCGCATTTTCCCGCTCTTAATTTGAGAACTATCGGGATGACAATATTACTTCAGACATATGCTGATGTATTTCGCGACTCGAACCAGTATTTGGTTAAACGTTCAAAGGATCATGTAAAAGAGATTGTATGGAAGTCGATGCGCACATTTATTGAGCGATTGGCTGCGAACGAGCATGAGTTATTAATGAATGAGCATAAGACACGGGATAAACAGAGTAAGCGATTCGGCAGCAGTGGCGGCGGCGGTGGCGGCGACCGTAGAGGCAGCAATCATTTCAACAGTAACAAATCAAATATCAATCCACAGACGGGTATGTCGTCGTCATTGTCGTCCGCGAAAGTTGATATGACCGAACTTACCGGTGTTGCCTGCGGGCGTGTTATTCAAATGGTGTCTAGTGTAGATAAATGTCATACGATGTTGGACTTTATGTCGATCCCGATGCAAGAGCGGGCAACTGAAAAGTATATTGACCCATTCCGCGAGAATTGGGAGTATCGGTATTATGATGCACTGTTTGATATTGATTTGTATACTGATCGTACGAAGAGTGGCAGTGACGGTATTTCTACGCGTGGCGTAGACAGGGTGCGTATGATATGCATTAATTATATTGAAGGTCTTGAATGGACGATGCGGTATTATTCATCTGGTTGTGTGGATTGGCGGTGGACGTATAAGTATCCCTATGCACCTCTATTGAAGGACCTGGTGCGTTATATTCCGCATACGGATACCGCGATGTTTACGGAGGGTGCGTTGCCAAACCCTGTACGTGACCTCGTTCAATTGTGTTATGTCTTGCCGATGTCGGGTCACGGACTTTTACCACCGGCAGTCGCCGATAAACTGAAGCGTGAATATTCACATTATTACTGTGATAAACTGGAATTTAAGTGGTCGTACTGTAAATATTTTTGGGAGGCGCATACCGAGTTGCCGCATATCCGGATTTCGGACTTGGAGGAGGTGGTGGCGGGGTGTGTGTAGGTGATTTTATTTTACGCTAAACTATATAAAATAATCTACAGTATATCGTATATTGTAGATGATTGAATTATTGCCATTGGGTACCGTCGCGGTGGTTATTCTATTGACGTGGATATCGGATTATTGGGATGATTAGAGAATGCGAGCATTAAAATGCGGTATTCACCCAATCTCTCGTGACCACCGCATCGACACTTTCTAATGCGCCTTCCACCCATCCCTGGTCGCGGCTCACCATTTCTCCGACGACGACCATTCCTTTCATCGGGTGTTGTGCTTTACGAATGAATTCGCCGCGGGTTTTGAACTCGTCACTGAGAGGCGCATAATAGTGTGTGCCGACAGACCAGTAGATAATTATTAAACCTATCCAGGTTGGGTTGTCGCGACATCCCGACCTTATATATATCTTCGGATGTTCTGATAAACTCTCGTTCGTGTATCAAATATATATAATTTGTAATGCTTTGTTTCATAATTTCCATTGGATTATTTGTGATCTACTGTTATAATATATATGTTAAACCCTGTTTAAGTAAAATTACTACATCAATGTGCCTTTGTTTATTACCGTTTCTCTCGCGATATTTTTAACCACTTTTAATATATTGGTATCATCCGCATCGCTTACGTGTCGACAAATATTCATAAACCTGTCGTTATCTCGACCGTAGCTCTTTTCGCAACCAGGATGTTCGTCGGCCCATTTATTTACAAGTACAGCGTGTTTATGTCCCACAATAAGAACCGCGTTCTTTAATTTCTGACTATTCACATCCTCACGTTCCCAACAATCATCATCCTTCACATATAGAATCTCTCGTTTCTTGTCACTACAGTGGATTGGTCGTTTATTAATTTCGGTGTTCTTTAAATTGTCTATAAAAATACTAGATATTCCTTCGACATATCCACGCTCTCCCACAGTTTCAACACTTTTCATATTTGGTTCAATTGAGTTCACGAAATCAGTCATATTCATTGCGTCCTTACATTTTTCATTAAGAAAAACGTTGATACTAAAGTGATTATTATCACCTTGATGATTGTATATATTATTTGTGACAGAGGCCGAATTGGATTTACATAATTCTAACACTTTATTGGTTGTATCTTGTTGTGATGATAATAATTCTTGGTTACTCTTAAGTATTTCGTTATTCGTTTTCATTACATCCATTATCATTTGTTTGAATTCTTTATTTTCGTGTAAAAGTGTATTAATGATAGTATTCATGTTCGATCCCATTGTATTTGAATTGGTTTCTTGCGTCTTTCCAATACAAATTTTCATATGACGATATAATCCAGATGAATATGAATATCCGAGTCCACAATATTTACATTGTTGTGTCTTGTTATATGTTGGTTTGGTCTTTTTTGGAATACTAAACCGATTATACCCCCGCTTACTATTATTGGATATATCGGTTATATTCAAAACAATTTCATTTTCGGATGAGGTAGATTCACTATTATCATCGCAGGATATATTATCATCGCCAGTTGCGACGCCAACTTTTAATACGTTTTTACAATGTTTCATCGTTTGAATATGTTTCTTATAGTCGGCGCGATTTGGTGTATGTATATCACATATGTCACAAGAGAACAACATTTATAATTACATTATATTTTATATTTATATTCTTAAACACATTGATTTATCATCTTGCGATTTTTTAAAAATATACATCTCCTGCTACGAGACTGTATGATAATGTGTTTTACAGAACGATTGAAGTTTATACTACCCGATTATCCCGCTGTGATATTTTGATATATTTATATATCATTTAAGTATCATTTGACACAAATGTCCGTTTGATGGGAGTCTATGTCATCGGCTTACCCACTTATTCGGGGTCATTTTCAAAAAGTCAGTGTGCGGTTTTTTAATTAATTTTAATGTTTGAGAGCGTGTCAGTCACAAGCACGTTTTTATGTGTTTTTCAAAAGTATTAGCCGCTATGCCCCGATTAGACATTATAAATGTCCGTGTAAAATACGATAAATCTCCTTACTGACATTTACATTGTTAGTATTTCATCACACGACAACTCCCGTCGCGATATTTACATATACCCGAATATACCATCCCCATCCGACACCGCCCACCAACCCGACCACCCAGACTACGAATCATATCAGATGATTACCCAACGATTTTCAAAGGTTTTATATTCCCAAGAATTCCATCCAATACCAAATATTATTCCAATTTCAAACGGAAGATTTTCCAGACTTTTTTCTAATTTCAAACCGAATATTTTCGGTCAACGACCGACTTTCCAAATCTATTTGATTCCGCCAACGGTGGACTTTCCCAAATAATACACATAAACATAAACACAACTCTAATACTATAATTATAAGCGCAACCAAATGTCACTATTCGACATCATCGCCATTTCATTACTAACATCCATTCCATTATTATACGTATTGCCGCTGATTCTCGGTCATTTCATCAAAATCCAAGGGTATAAAATCAACGACCAAACAGAATGTAACCAACTGATCACCAAATTAAACATCAAGCGTTCAGTTTTCTATCATAACGGAAAACCATTCGGGTTATTTTACGGGAAATGGTATATTGGATATATCTACTCGAATGAAACACAGCATAATCAAGGACATACAATGTATCTGATTATAAAGCGGGCTAGGTTCGAGGAGATAACAAACGGCGATAAAATGGTCAAGACCGACGACGGAATGACGATGACCGAAAAGAAAATCATAGATATCCGCGAACGACGCGGGAATCCGTGGTGGTGGGAATATTCTGACCGCAAATATGACGCAACCAAGTTCCTGAAGAAAGAGGCGCGCGAATATCAGCAAGAAATAATCGACGATATCCTGAAAACCGTAAACGGTAAAGCGTCGAGAAGCGGCACATTTTTTATATACGGCAACCCAGGCACAGGTAAGTCGCTACTAACCCTCCTTCTTGCGAAACAAATCGGCGCATATTATTGCGACACATGGAAACCGACCGACCCAGGTGATAACTTATCCAAAGTGTATAGCACGATATCACCAGACGACGATAAACAACTCGTATTGGTATTAGAAGAGTGTGATAAACTTATTGTAAATGTAATCCAAGGCAATATTAAACCGCATCTCTATATACCGATTCCAATGATGGATAAAAGTGACTGGAACTCAATGTTGGATAAAGTCACAGACCTGGGGTTTTATCCGAATCTCATCCTTATCCTCACATCAAATGTTACGATTGACGCCATCCACGAATTGGACGCGTCGATTTTGCGAGATGGGCGAATCGACAAGGCGTATCATATGAAATGACGGGGACCTGATTAATATTTTCGGATTTTACGCCCACGCCTTGTTTTCTTATTACGTCTTGTTCGTTTAGATATATATCTTGAAACACGCTTCGTGTTGCGTTTTCGGTTCCTGGAACGGCGTCTGCCGCCGACTACTACTGCTGGTGCTTGTGCTTCTGGTGCTTCTGTTACCGATGGTGCTGCTTCTTCTGCTACTGTCGACGGGATATCTTCAAACTTAAGTTGATCAAACCCTTTTGTGTTGAATACAACCTTCTTATTCTTACCATATCTTAGAAAATTAGCACCGGTTGTTGAATCTTGTTCATAAAATGGAGTTGTATTCAATGTTAATGGTTCATACATTTCTTTATAATCATCAACATGTCCTTCTCGACCACTAATCTCAATTGGTTTAATCAAAGATTGAATGCCATTTGGATCGAATATAACCATAGTTCCAATCGCAGTATTATTACCAACTTCAAATACTTTTCGATTTCCATTACTTGTATCGTTTGAAATGAAAGTTACACCATCTATTTCTTTTCTCTTATAAATAACCGGAATTGGAAAACAAATAGGTTTATGTCCGTAAGAAACGTGTGTAATACCAGAGTTATTCAATATTTTTACTAACTGTGCTCCATCTTTATCAGTTGTCAATGGGTCATTCGGTCCTTTACACCCATCTTGACTACATGATTGTATCAGTGACTTATATCGGGCGTCTTCATCATCTGGTTTGAGACCGAGTGCTTGGAGAAAAACGAATCTCCAAGTAAATTGGCCAAGGCGTATTTCTTTCAATACATCTCGAAGCAATGTATTGTATACATCGACCGAATATGGAACTTGTTTATTGCCATATTTATTTCTTTTAGACTGGTCATCGCCATAACGCAGTGCAGCTTCCCGGTCACCTCCACTTTGAACAGTAAGGCTTAACTTCCTCCTGAATTCTTCTAACATTATATGATAGTTCTTGCCAGTTACAGCTTCAGTTTTTTCAAATGAATAAACGTACGGTTGATCAAAAAACGCATCTGAATCAAATCCTCCTCCGTGAGCAAGTAGTACTTTTCCGCCTGGTCCATCGAATACGTGAGCAAGTTTACACCTACTGAAAAAATCTAATAAATCAAGTGCGTCTTGCGTGTCATTCCCTCTAGGTTCGATACCCAGTGTCACTTTAAGATATTTAAGTGCTAATTGACTATCTTGTTTTTGCTCTTCTGATAGGGATGACGGAAGAAATGAATGTAGACCAACCAGTTTTGCATTAGGTTTACCATTTGTATCAAATGTTTCCATGTCTATTTTGGCACCCATAGATTCAAATAATATATGATTGACTAATGCAACCTCATCACCGTTTTTCTTTCCCAAATTATCATAAAAATTCCCCCATATTTTCCATCTATTCTTACCATTAGGTATTCCCACTACTGTATCTTTCTTTGTTAATTCAAAACAAAAACGCAATTTGTTTACATCACGATTTCCTAAAATGACAAATACTCTCTCTTTACCGTCTTTATTGAACTCAGTAAGTAATTTATTCAATCCGTTTATTGAATCGTAAACTCCCATTCCTTGGTCAAAGTAATCACCTAAAAACGCAATATTCAGGTTCTCATCATCAAGTAGTCGTTTCTTCATCTCAGTATAAAATGCTGGATTGCAAAGAAAACCAGACTGTTCAAAAGTTCCCTTTTTAGGACCTGCTAAGTTCCACTTTTGACACCCCTCTATGTCTGAAAACATTAGAAGTTTTACATTGCCATCACTCATTTTAAAAGGATAATATAGTAAATATACATTATGACAATAAAATATTCTTATCATAATATTCAATATATAACTTATTAAAACTTAGCGCCGTTTCGTGTATCGTCGTTTGTTTTTATGTGTTCTACGTCCCTTTTGACGCTTCTGTGACTTTCGTGATTTATTTTTACGCCGACGAATTGAACGACGACGCATACCACCGACACTGGCACCCGTAGGGACCTCCTGAGCAACTTCACCATCAAATGTTCCGATTTTTAACGCCTCACCATTATAACCCAATACCTCAAAGGATGTTATTTCTCCAGTGTTTGGTTTAAGTTCAACGGGTTCACTAATAGTGATCGATTTCATTTCTTTTGGAATATTTTTGTTAAAATGACCAACAACATTATCATTAACGAAATCTGGTTTTACATCGGAAAATGAATTCGGTACCACTGCGAATCGTGTTCCTTTCAATGAATAAACAAACTTTATTTTAATATCGGCATTTTCTGGTATTTTAGAATACACATTATTCCAAAGAGCAATACCTTGAAGAAGACTATGCATAACGCATACATTTCCAACAAGTCCACATACAGTTACAGTTATTTCATTTTGACCATCTCTATTCTTTAATATCCATTCCCATAAACCAGTTGAGTTAACTGCATCATTCGGTATAATGTTATCGTGGTTTGTTTCGTTGGGTTTATAATTATCGTAATCAGGACTGTATTGTATATGATAATTGAACGCAGAATAGGCTTCTTTGTCACATCGTTCACCTTTAGTGAGTGAAATATATTTACGACTATCACCATTAATCTGTAACGATTTACCATAATTTATTGTACGTTCATCATCCGTTTTAACGATAACCGTAGGTTTTCCAGTTATTGCTTCGGACGTAGTGTCATTAAGACCAATCTTATTTATACCATTACGATTGCTTATAACTAATTTACGAACTGGTTCCCTAAATTTGTTACTTTTAAAAAACATATATGACAATTCAGTTCCTACCACTTCTAAAAACTTGTTTTTAGCAGAAGGATCATTATTTCTTTCTTGTTTTGTTGTACCCCACTCAGGCGTGCCGTATCGTATAACAGTACCTGTATCAGTGTTTACAAAATTATTATTAACTTCATCTTCATATTGTACTTCCGTAGCACTTGATACTTCCGTATCACTCTTAATACGACTCTTACATTGAAGAGTTTTATTACGACAATGTTTCGGCCAAATACTTACATAATCAATATCTCGTTCTTCATATCCTTCTAAAGAAATGTGATTCACTGGATGAAAATCTCTCGAAAACACGACGTGGGTTTTACCCTCAACTAAGGAGTCTAATTCGTTTACAATATCTGTTGCCACTTGTTCGTCGCTGACGTTTAAAAATGTGCCACCTTTATCTTGATCCATTCCATCTTTATGAAACATAAAACAGTTCTGAACATCGATGACCACTAATACTTCCATTGGTTTATATTATATATTAATTGACTATATTTTATTTTAATTATTTAGGAAATGTAACAAATAATTAAATAATTAATATATATATATATATATATATAACAATACAAACCTAATATATTGTTATGAGTGTACCGAATTTTAATGAACTTATTCCGGATGATGATATAACTATTTCAGAAATACAACGGAAAGCTACAGAGGCTGGTTACGAATTATTAAAACTGATAAATAGTACTGCTGAATGGAACGGTCCAAAAGGTGACCGATATTTACAAATAGCAACTTCGGAAAGTTTGACATGTGGATTAATTATGGCAACTTTAGTTGATATTCCATGGGCTGGATTTATAAAATATGGTGGCTTTGGAGTATACGACACAGACGCAAAAAGAGTTTTCAATCATGTAAGTGTTGATGATGTATATACACATAAATGCGCATCTGAAATGGCTATTGGAATTTTAAAAAATTCAAACGCTACACTAGCGATTGCCGTAACTGGGAATGCAATGCCTTTAAATGACCATGTAGACATGTTAGGAGAAGTTTTTATAGGAATTGCTGGATATAATGCAGATAATCAAATTATCTATGAAACAACTGTAGTAAACATGTGTAATGATGATGATAATAGTTTTAGCTCTTTCAAAGAAACATGCAAAAAATGGTATAATAAGATAAAAGTCGATAAAGCATACAATCCAAGAACGGCAACTGCGACAATTAGTAAGGAAATTAGATATTATACTGTATATAAAGCATATCAACAATGTATTAATTTCATAAACACACACAAACCTTCTGTACCCGATGCAATTTTAGAAAGAAAAAAACAAAATGATACAAAATCTGATCAAGGTACTCATACATCAATACCAAATGACAAATACGATTTTGGTGGTGAAGGTATATGTAAAAATGATCCGTGTCAAGTAAATGGTGACCGGAGTAAAGAACAAACGGCATTGTACTCACCCCCCCCCTCAGTTACGACGAGGGCGGGCGCTGATCAACGCTTACCACTTCGTATAAAACCCATTGATACAAAAGATATAAAGTCAATATTTGGTGCGACCAAAAAATCTATAGGGGGTAAAAAGAGTAAAAAAAACCCAAAAAATAAAAGATCATTTCGTTTACGATCATATAAAAGACATTAATTAATAAAATTATAATATAAAACTAATATAAACATTATGAATAATCCGAAAATAAGTAAACTTTTAGCAACAACAAATAGTGATGATGATACTTCTAATTTAGAAGAAATAAAATCAGTTATGAAAACATATATAGCTTCACCGTGGGACGCTATTAATAAAAAAATTTATAATGGAAATCTATATAATAAATATCGTAAGGAATATAATGATAAGTTTGCATCAAAAATAAATGAAAGTGATTTATGCTCATCGAAAGATCCGGATAGTGAGATAAACCGATATAAAGGTTTATTGTGTAAAAGTCATTCGGGCAATTTATTTGAACATAGTCAATGGGCAGCTCTTCATATATTAAAATGGCATATAGAACACGACGATGTAATGGCTGATTTAAATTTAGAAACAACTTTGATTGCTGCGTTTTTTCATGATATTGGAAAAGGAGGTGATTGTATTAAGACTACTGAGAATGGAGAGACTTGGTTAGATATATATTCTAAAGAAAAATATAATGGAGAAGGAGAGGCTAGTCATCCAATACATTGTAGTAATATGATATTAGGTAATAAGGATTTTATTATAGATTGTGAAACAAAGCACGAAATTAATATTAAAGAATTAATCGAAAAGGAATATCCTGAGGTAAAAATAAAAGAGATAGCATTGGCAGCTTTAATGCATTGGGAATTTGGTAAATTGAATATTCCAGGCGGCACTGCAGATGATAAAGTAAAAACATATCTAACAATATTTAATGAGTCTTGTAAAACTATTGAAATAGAACCAAGCGAACAATTATTAAAATTATGTATAGCAGTTGCATGTGCTGATATAGCCGCAGGAACAAATAAACGACTACTTCCTAATGTTGGTGGTATTACACCTGCAGACGAAGTTTGGTTAGGAATCGACCCCTTTGTAAGTTATGGAATGGATAAAAAATATCTTGTTTATAGGAAAAGTATACTCGACGCATTCGCATCTAACGGAATAATGGGAACGTCGGGCGGAGCGAAACACCGAAGTCCTTCTTTACATTCGACTCGCCACAACGCGGTAGTGCGCCGAACTCGTTCTGCACGTTCTCGCAGACGATCACGGCGTGGTCGCCGCATAGGTGTAAAGAGAATAACACGCGGCAACAACCGAATAAATAAAAGAACAATTAGTTCACGATGAAATAAATGGTCTACGTAATTCTATTATAATATAAAAACTCTTCTGTTTATCTATTATAATTCCACCATCATCATCATCAAATGTCTCTCACCCCCGTCGAACTCACCCGCGAATCATTCAAAGGACTCCTCGAGTTCAATACAAAGCAAGGCAAACATTCGATCTTGAAACTAACCGCGGATTGGTGTCGACCATGCAAAACAATCAAGGATCTCGCCGTTCAGCAAGTTGCCAATCTCTCGAGACGCCCGATAGAATGCTATGAAGTGAACGTAGACGACTCCATTGATTTTTACGCATTTATGAAGCAGAAGCGGATGGTGAATGGAATCCCCGTATTCCTCTTTTACAAGTCGGGGAACACCGAATATATCCCTGATGACTCCATTACAGGCGCAAACCCGCCCGATATCGTCGCCTTCTTCGACCGATGTGCGAAGGTTTAAAATGACTGTGTCGAGAGATTTACACAAGTACCCCGATGTGGAGTTTTATGTTATCGCGTAACAGTAAATAACATAAATTTAGAACATTAAATATAGGAATACATAAGAATAACCATCCATAGCAACCATGGAATCTCTCGACTTGAACATTGACAACTATAATTTACCAGACATTCTGGGATTGTTCAGTCTACCGACCTTATTCAATGAAGACGACCTTAAGGGTGCAAAACTGGCCGTTCTTAAAACACATCCAGATAAAAGTAATCTCCCAAAAGAATATTTCCTATTTTTCACTAAGGCCTATCGCATCATCCATCAGATATATACAATCCGACATCCCGCCATCAATGAGCATTATACGACGCATGTCGAGAGAACACCCAGGACAGGAGAGGTGCCGTCGGTGCGGTGTGTCGCAAAGGATACACCTTATACACCGATCGATGGAGGGATGGCGGCAGCGACCGCGGCGAAATCAGTGGTGGATTACAGTCGCCTGATGCGGTCAGAAGGGTATCGTGGTGACGCCGATGACGAGTATTCGCGGGGGACGCATGAGAGAATGAAAAAGCGCCTGGATGAAATGATGGGGGGCGGTGGTAGCAGCAGCGGCGCAGGAAGCGAACCCGCAAAAGTCAAAGAATTTAACCAATGGTTTAATCAAAAGTTCGAGCAATATCGCCTGAAAGACGATGAAACAGAGACGGGGTATGATGCATGGTTCCGCGATACTGCGGATACGGACGCCGCCATTGCCGACAATAATGCGGCCACGGATGATAGTGGATCGTGGGCGGATAAAGTCGCGCGTCTTAATCAGAAGAAGCATGAATTGCGGAATAAATATGCACTTGTCGAGAGAACAGAACTGGAATACGTGGGCGGTGGCGGTGGCGGTGATGGCGGGGGTTCAGGCGGATACGACCTGACGAGAGAAAGACCCCAAGAGTATTCAAGCGGGATATTCGGTAATTTGCGATATGAAGACTTGAAGAAAGCACACACCGAGACGGTGATTCCTGTTACAGAAGATGATTATTATAAGACCCGTCGGTTTAATTCTATACACGAATTACAGACATTTAGAGACCAATCCCGGCGGGATTTACATACGCAAACGAGCAAAGAAGAGCAAGAACATATTTACCAGAAGGCCCGGATGCGCCAGGAAGAGGAAGATACACGCCGCGCCTTCATTTTAGCCAAACAAGACGAAATCTCTCGAGATATACATAAGAAGTTATACTCGGATATGTTCCGGTTGGAATGAAATGGAGTCCGTCGTCCGTCGTCCATCGTCCATCGTCCATCATCCATCGTCCATCGTCCATCGTCTATTCATCGGATGGATTATATTCTCTCGGGTATATAGATAGAGACCTGAATGCTCGAAAACAAACTCATTAAACTGGCGATAGCCTACCTACTTATTATGATTATCGGTTTCATATATAATAAATACAAGAAAACGATCGAAATTAAAGATCAGTTTGAAGACGGTCAACTTATTCAGAAATACCTCCTTAACGATACCAGTCTTACCAATAACAAGAAACCTATTTTGTGGATCCATATTGAATTCGAGAAGAACGCCCGCGCCTGGGAAAGTTTCGGTTCAAGGACCACCGAAAACCTGAACCAACCCTATCAATATTTAACAATCCGTAGTATTATTGAGAAGTGTGGTGAGAGTTTCAATGTGTGTCTGCTGGATGACGAGTCACTGATCAAGATTATTCCAGAATGGCGCGCCAAGGTGGAAGACCTCCCGCGCCCACTTCGCTCGCATATGCGTGAACTTGCGATGGCGACCATCCTTCATTTATACGGTGGACTTGTCGTACCGAGTTCGTTCATATGTTTCCAGAATCTGAGGAACCTATATGACGCACATTTAGACAACAACAACCAAAGCAATACTAACAACAATACCAAAACAAATGTCGTCATTGGTGAACTCAGGTCAACCTCTAGTATCTCTTCCGAGTCACAATATTCACCATCCACGAAGATTATGGGTTGTCGTCGTTATGACCCCCTAATGAAAGAGTATGTAGAATATCTGACACAACTTATCGCCACGGACCATACAGAGGATATGGATTTTACAGGAGAACCATCACGCTGGTGGATGGCGAAACTGAATCCTCCAACGCCCGAATCATGTGCGTCCGCGGCTGCCGCAGACGTATCTACCGTCCCCGCCTCCGCAGCGTCATCCGCGTCGTCCGCCAAGAACTACAAGGTATCATTAATCCCGGCCGAAGAATTAGGTGCGAAGACGATGAAGAATAAACCCGTCCTTATTGAAGAACTGCTGGCGGATGTAGATATTCATCTATCCCCGACCACTGCAGGTATTTATATTCCCGAAAAGGATATACTCAAGCGACACAAGTTTCAATGGTTTGCACGCCTTTCACCAGCACAAGTCCTAGAATCAAATACGCTTGTAGGCAAGTATATGTTGGCCAAGGCGGTCGGATGTGGCGGGAGTGCGTAAGTCCGGTCGGGTATCAAATGCACCCACCTACCGCCACCACCAATGTAATTACATTATTCGTAAACAACGCCAATTCGATATCATGCTCATGTATGTTATGGAAAATCGTGATATATTTACAAACCAGCGATGTTATTTGATATTTCGAGTCTTCTGAGAAAAGGGACGTATATTTCACAAACAGGAAGTAATTATCGAGTATATCCAGAACGGAATACCCCTGATCGTTTAATTGAAAGAGGATGGCGTTCGCGGCCGTCAAACCGGCAACACCGCGCAACACTTCGCGTGTATAATCTTCAAACAAGTGGAAACTGATATTAGAGCATATTTGATTGGCGATATCGTATGTAATCTCTCGATCAAGCAGTTTTATCTTCTCGGTATAATTGATGAGAGTCCGCACGGACCCATTGGAGATCCGCAAAAGAAAATCCTCCGCATCCTTATGAATGACCAATCCCTCATTATGCTTGATTTTTAGCATGATTTTATGTAGGCACCCATTATTAAGTTGATTGATTTTCATAATAATATTACGAGACTGAAATGTGTCGACGACTTTTTGGATATTCGTACACGACGAAATGAAGTGGACATTGTGACTGTATTTATCGATACAATTACGAAACACCTGTTGCCCCTGTTCGTTGATGAGGTCGATATCATCAAGAAGGACAATTTTCTTCTTATTGGGGATAAGCGAACACGTCTGACAGAATATCTTGACATCGTTACGGTAATACTGTATCCCTTGGTCTTTTAGACTATTTAAGATGAGTATATTCTCACTGATATGCTGTTTATTTTTATAGTATTCGCGAATAATCGCATTTATAATGGATGTTTTCCCCGAACCGGAGTCGCCGTAAAATAGAATATTCAGATTATCCATCTGGATTAAACTATTGATAATCGTGATTGTGTCGGCATCTAATTGTTCGAATTCGCGAATATGTAAAGGTTGGTATTTGGTGATAAAAGGGACTACGGGGGAGAATCCAGCGCTGGTTGCTGGCGCGAGAGTAGTGGTAGGCATCGAATTCGTATTATTGTATAAATACCTTAATAATGTTTAAATATTAAACACAATATTTACGTAAACATATTGTTTAAATAGTCGCATTTATATAGCAACATAACCTATAACGCGCGTGAACAAATGTTTTTCAATTTTGGTGGTGTTCCATTTATGACCGGTGGCGGCGGCGGCCCAGAGATGTTTTTCGAAGACGGCGGCGCCGGTTTCAATGCACCTCCACCAACGCCTAACCCGGACGAGGATTATTATAAGACTTTAGGTGTTGACGAAAAGGCGTCGGAGGATGAACTGAAGAAATCGTATCGAAGATTATCGATGCTTCATCATCCAGATAAAAACGGCAATACGGATGAAAGCAAGCAGAAATTCCAGGAACTGAATAATGCATATGAGACGTTATCGGACGGAAACAAACGCCGAATGTATGACATGATGCGAAAGGGCGGCGGCGGCGGCGGCGGCGGACCCGGAATACCTGGGGGTCATCCATTTGAGCACGTATTTCATTTCGGCGGCGGTGGTGGCGGCGGCGGCGGCATGAGACAGCAATTCCCGCCAGGAATCCCCGAAGAGTTATTACACATGTTATTCGGACAAGGACACGGCGGACCGGGTGGACACGGCGGACCGGGCCCTAAAGTCGTATTCCAAACATTTAATCCGGGTATGCGCGGCAACAACAATAACAGTAACCCATTTCAACAGCAACAGCATCAGTCACAACAACCCCCCCGATTCCAAACGCAACCAGAGTCGATTATCAAAACAGTATCCCTATCTCTCGAACAATGCTTTAATGGATGTACGATTCCACTGGAAATCGACAGACAAATCCCAGACAATGATATTGTCAGAATCGAAAAAGAAACGATTCATGCACAAATCCCGAAGGGTGTTCTTCAAGGCGATACGATTATATTGAATGAATGCGGTCATATGAACGAATATGGAATGAAGGGCGATATCCGTATTATAGTAAACATTCTTCAACATCCGGTGTTCAAAGTCGAACACCTCGATCTTTATATTGAGAAAAACATCCCATTAAAGTTGGCGTTATGCGGTTTTGATTTTGAAATCAACCATCTTAATGGGAAGGTCTTTAAATTGGCGAATAAACCAGGAAACGTAATTAAACCGGGTAGTATTAAAACAATACCTGGTTTAGGTCTTGAAAAGAATGGGGAAACCGGTTCATTGAAAATCAAATTCAATGTAGAGTTTCCAGATACGCTGACGAGTGAGCAAATCCATGCGTTATCCAACGGATTGTAGGACCACAGGGCGACCGGGCGACCGGGTCTTAGATAGGAATAATCGATACTGATGAATAATCTGTATATGACAATGTCGGGTTTGGATAGGGTTCGGTAATACCAGTAATTTTACCAAGCAAGCGCACCCGTATCGCGTAAGACAATACAACATTTTTACACGATATCCTAGAATTAAACAATGCGCCAATAGATGTATTAATTTCAAGTTTTAGTTCTGATGACAAAATCAATAAGTTAGAACTGGTATCAGCTATACCTTTAACAGAATCAAATATGTCGACCCATTCACTCGAAACATCACGATAATATTCAATATAACATTCATATTTCGTCGCGTTACCGGAATATGACGGTTGATTGAATTCAACAGATAACAAACGCGGTTCTGGACGAGAAGCGTATAAAGATGTAACCACAGAAGGTTTATAAGGATACTGCGATGCGTATATTGTATTATTCTCATTCTCCACAATAGCGTCATTATTTACCTTTGTGATATATGTATAATTAGAATAGGCCATCTGTGAATTAAACCCATTTTGAATTATTGTTTGAACACGAAACTGAAAATTACGTTCATTTATTATACCATTCGATACATCTATCGACATGGTATATCCTTGACTCGCACCCGCAGGTATTGGTATTGTATTAGAGATGACAGTCCAGGCGCCACCGCCACCGCCACCGCTACCCACGGTATCGCGAATTTCCAGTGAGTAATAGCGATATGTATAATATGATGAAACCGCGTCAGTTATATAATAATTGGGATCATTTTCCAAACTAGGCAATTTCCAAGATAATGATATATAATCCTTATATCCAACTGCAAATAGAGATGTCGGGCGCAACGGCGCCATAAAAGGAACGATATATGAGGTACTACTCGAATTAATTGAAACCGACGGTGCAACTAAATTTTTAGTGTTTCCATCAACTTCCGCAATTTTAACAGCAGATATGGTTATGATATAAGCGCGTCCCGGTCTTAAATAACGTTGAGCATTTCCACTGAGAATATCATCGGATTCAACAGACGGTATAGAATAAGTAACATTAAAACTAGTATCCGGCGATAAATTCGGTGTTAATATTGAACGAGACGTCCCGTCTGGTTGCTGAATTGACGGATATTCTTCCGGATAATCAGAATCCTTGTAATCAGACGGAACACTAATTACAACATAATAAATTGATGGTGGAGTATATTTCCAACGTAAAATAACTTTCCCACCGCCCGATTCTTGAACCAGTGAATATGCGGGATTTGTAATCGATGAAGAATTTAATATACCCATCGTGACATCACACGTGTTTAAGGCGTATGTTGGAAAGTAATCCGCGATATTGAATGGCGTTATGGTAAATCTGTATGTCTTATCATTATTCAATGGTGATAAATTATTTTGCACCAATTTCATAGTAAATGTGGTGTTCATTGATACATCTGTGCGAACGGGGGAGGAACCATTTATTACAATCGGTCCGGAATAAAGAATAAATTTATTATTGGTTATGTCTGGTAGTATCGAATTAATCGTAAACACGACAGTTAGTTTGTACCGTTTCGACTCTTTATACGAGTCGATACGAGGTAATGTCGGAACAAATACTTTCGGAGTTTCACCACCGCTAATTACGCTATCCGTTTTATAATCAATATATTTATACGCCCCCTCTACCGATAATCGGTCTTTTGTTACAGTACAGAATGTATCGGGAATATAAAAAATGTCGTATATATTCAATGACGGATCACTTACGTGTGTCAAATGACCGCGAATCGATATGTTAAATGTAACAGGTTCAGTATCAATATTTCCATTAAAATAATACCATTTCAATTGTATATTTGAAATATCAAATACATTTTGTGTCAATTCATAACTAGTATATGTATAACTGCGATTATTGTAAGTAAGAACGACGTTTTTACTAGGATCGGTAAGTCCATTTATATCGGGATCTAATAATGTAATGGGGGATGGGGGGATAATGTATTTCGTGAGATCGTTTTTGGACGCGTCGACCGCACTTAATTCGGCAGTCGACATTGTATATCGATTTTTCAGAGAATTATATACAGCAACGAGTTCATCTTTCGGATATGTGGATCTGACAGGTTCGGTCGCATTTTGATTATATCTATATATGGTTCCAACCAATTTTCCGGTAGTTTTTTCAACTTCCTGATAGTCAATAATGTAATTTAAGATAGGCGCACCACCATCACTCGGCGGTATTTTCCATGTAAGATAAACCAGATTATCACCTATAACGGTTTTATCTCTGAAAAATACGGCGGGGGAGTTATCGGGGCGTGTAATCGGAATACCAGTCAAAATAGATGAATAAGTCGCGATTCCAAGTTCGTTCGCAGAAGAAACTCGCAGATAGTATTTGTTTCCATTGATTAGCGAACCATATTGTTGTGCAGGAATGCCGGTTTGTTGCGTATAGGATTGCGCCAATTCAAGTGACCGATATGACACATTACTAATATCATAACGATAATTGTTCGGTTCATCTTTTACGTGTTCGGTCGCTGGTACATAAAGGTCATTAAACGCGTCAAATGTAACTGTATTTAACGACAAATCCGGAGTATATTCCAAATTATTGACCCATCGCCCAGATATATCCACATTGATTTGAATGATGAAATTCTGTATTTCATACCCACTAAATTCGGGTTTGGACCATAAAACCGAGATTTTGTTCGATAAACGCTCTGATTCGGAAAAATAATACTTGGTTAAACTTCCGGGAACATTTACGATCATATTCGGAACAGAACCGCATCTTTTCGTGTATAACTGCGAAAACGCACCAGTCCCGACCATATTATTGGCCGCGATTTTATAGGAATAATAATTCCCGCTTGTCAAATTATAAAACCGATAAAAGGGTGTGGAATCCTGATAATACGGAGTATTGATATTATAAATCGTTTTCGTCGGACTAGTGAGTATATTCGACGAAGCAATCGTCGGGTCCGGCGCTGAAAACCGGTAGAATTGATGGGGGGTAAGTGTGTGCGATAACATATTTAATTTAAATGGATTCGTTTGAAATACCGCATTGTAACTAGGGTCAGTGATGACCAACGAGAATACATAGACGATTTGAGTGTGCGCCGGATCATTTATGACCAAAGATAATGGAAACGACAATGCATCCAATACATCAAATGTTGCAGATATAATAGGTAATGCATTTGTCGATGGATCTATTATGATATTTTCATAAGATGCGTTGTAATTCCGCGAAATATCGAATAATAAATATGTATTATAACTTGGGTCACTTACAGTAGATAAGAAATCGGAAACAGATGACGTATTATAACTCGCATCGGGTATTGCCGAGTATATTTGTTTGAATGAACGCGAATAACACCGGACGCGTAATTGAAATGGTGCGTTGAAACTCGTAATCGGCAATGGCGACAACAGTGTCTGTGCATTCGAAATATCAACGATATAATTCCACGAAAGGTCGATTTTTAATTCATTAAAATTGGCGAGAGGTCTGGTCATTTTTCGTAAATAATGAACCGAACTGCTGGTGATCATATCGGTTGCACTCACATTGACGCCACTGAAATCCTGTATAATCGGAAATCGATAAGGCGCCACGCGCACCCCCAACACTATAATACTGTAGAATTTTTTATATGCGTCATCGTCAGTTAATGCGGTAGCCGTTGCTGGGTAATAAAACAACTCCGAAAATTTGATAGTCCCTTCAATGACATCATCCTTTTTAAAATATAACAGTTCACGGTCTTCAATATTATCAAAGGTAACACTGAATATATCCGTCATTATTTTGTCGTTATTTTGTGGTATAGCCCCGAGTCCATTTGTAAACGAGTCATAGGTTCGTTGATAACTACGTAATAAATCAATCCGGGAAGTAGAATCAATAGTATTTCTCTTATAAAGAGACAACGTCATCGTTGTTTTAGAAACTGAATTCGCACATATATCTACAATTGGATTATCCGAATGATATTTCCAACTCAGTTCAACCTCTGCATTGTAACTCAAATCAAAATAATTAGTCGATGAATCGGCAATTGAAGGTAATAGTATTATAGATGTATTAACCGAATTGACATCAAATCCCGTTGGAAGTAGAGTGCTTGATAGAAATGGTGCCGAATATGGGACCGGTTTCAAATAAGAGTCATAACTGGATGATACTATATCTGACGCTAATTCTGACGTGGTTCGTTCTTCTGAATAAAAAAAGTAGTTTTTTATGGTCGACCCATTATTAATTGGTGCGTTCCACGATAAATCGAGTTGGTTTTGGACTCCGGCGCGAACAATAGATGAACCAACCGTAAATTCGGTTGAAATCGTAGTCGAACCATAATTTCCGTAGGTTTCTTGTCTTGCATATATTATTGTAGTCCCGATCGCGTGTATTGTTACTAGACGCCCGGATATAGTGGCTACATTCGTATTACTACTTTCATAAGTAAATGAACCGGTACTATTTGACGATGGATCCGTTAAGTTGAATGAAATATCATTAAATTCCTTTTTCGGAATAATAAAGTTAGTGAGGGTTGGGAGGATAACACTGACAGTGAATAGCACAGCAACTGCTTTGGAAGTATATATACCATACGCTTCTTGTGTCGCAGTAATACTGGTAGTTCCAGCACCTAATATAGTTACTGTATTTCCGCTGATTGTCGCAATATTTGTATTATTAATGATGTATGTAAATGCACCGCCGGAATTATCGCTGACCGGGTCTATTAAATTAAATGAAGGATCTCCGTATTTTTTCGTAGAAGGAACGACAAAATTCGTCGACCATGTCGGTATTGTCGTCATTTGTATATTAGACATACCGAAAAGAAATAAAATAAAAAACCGCCCGTCGCCCGTCGCCCGTCGTCGCCCGTCGCCGCCCGACGCCACCGCCACCGCATTATCGTTGTTCGATAACAACACTAGGTATTGTCATCGGTCGCACATTTTTATTGAACGTTATATTTTCATATGATGTTTTTAATGAACTTGGGACATTTACTACATTGCGTAATTCGTGTAATTTTACCTTATCGCCTGTATTCGTATAACCGACAAAATTTTCAGCAAAAAGAAGGATTTCATAACTATCGCTGTTTGTAGCCGGATTTTGACTTATATTATTATCTAAACCGATGACTGTTACCGAAAAATAGGCCGTCGTGGCGTCCTTATACAATAGACTGTTGAAATAGTCGAAAGATTGTCGCAAATATGGGGCGCCAAGTACAGAACCAAAAATACGATAGTCTACATGAAATCGTATAACATTCTGCGAATTACTGATATCGCTACTATTCCATACAATTTGAATTTGTTTGCTTAGATTCGTAAATACCACATTTGTTAAACGAGGCGGAACCAACCCAATAATGATCGGATGTTGTAAATATGGACTGGCGTCATCGATAACCTGTAATAAACCGATCATCTTACGGCGAAGACGGTCAACTGTTACAGCCGCGACTCGAAAGACATACGGTTTATTATTTATTAGATCTGTAATCGTAAAAGATCGATTTAAACTATTTGTAAATTTTTCAGAGGTTGTGGTTGATAATCTACCCCATAATGTGTCATCTACTAAAATCGAATTCATATCCTGGATCGTGTTTCCAATTGTTGTCGTACTTGTAATTTGTCCGACAATGTTCTCCGGCGGAATAAGAGGAACACTATAAATATCATAAATGCGATACTGAATATAATATTGATTAATCGGCATTTCATCGTCAATATCGGCCGGTTCTGACCATTCTAATGTAATTTGATTATTCCCCACCGAAGCCACGACATTATTGACGATATCGGATTTACGAGAAGGGATCGCAGTTACAGTAGTAAACCCGGTAGAATAACCAAAATTTGTTCGTGTATAGACATAATATTTGAATTCACCGCCATTTTCACGTAAATCATATGTATCTTCGTAATAAGGACCGATCAGATTATTAAATGATATCTCAAATTGTTCGTTGTATACGCCATTATTGCGGGTCACTTTAAATCGGTCAATCCGATAGTCGATAATCGGATATCCACCAGTAAGGTCTAAACTTGGCGGGTTTGTAATCGAATTTAATTCCACGGTCCAATTAAAATAGAGGCGAACTAAACGATCATCCACAGAAGCATAAAAAATAGGTGGCGGGTTAGGAGGTTTTCCTGGAATAACCGACGTTTTATCCAGGTTCGTGTCGGTTATTTGTGTATATGGACTGGTATCACCACTTGCGTCAACCACGCAATATCGGACATAATATCGTCGACCATTTATAACACATGCACTAATATCAAATGTATATATTCCACTCGCGTCTGTGACTGCATTATACGCAACAGTATATTCGGGGTAACAGGTCACACCCGACGGATAATACCAGTAGTCTTTATTATCGGTGTATTGAATACGATACACCCATCCTGTATAGACCGGCGCCGGTGCGTTATTGGATGTGTCGATGTATTTATACCATCTAAACCGGAATGCGGTGTCAAGAGGCGTGATACTATAAATATCGCCATTGGGCAGTCCTGATGAGGGGGCGGGCGATACTGGCGGGCGATACGCGAAAGATGGTGCGATAACAGACGACTCCAGAGGTAAATCCATGTCAAAATATGTATCGGATACGGTCGATGTTCCGTAAATGTTCGTACTAGATACAGTGAATCGGTATCTCCCCGGAACAACACTGCCGCTGCCAGCGCCGCCATCCGGAATAATAACTTCTTTACGAATAAAGTTGCCTTTCACACCATTTGCGTTTAAAGGTGTATTATTCGACGCATCCTTTATTTCTTCGTATGTTTGGACGCTTTCGATTTGAGTATACGATATATCAGTTGATACCAAGTTCCTGTATTTAATCGTAAATGTAAGGGGTGCTTTACCATTATTATTAATAGGAGGCGTAAATTCAATGCCGACTTTTTGTGGAGATGCGTGATAGGACCGGCGTACTATTTTGATCGGTGTTGGCGCTGATCCTGCAGTAGACGAAACTGTCGATGATAACGGACTTTCCCCAAACCGATTTTTGGCAGAAACCCAGAAACTGTATAATACCCCGTTCTCTAGATTCGGAACAATGAATGTAGGAAGAAATACGGTGAATATTCCGATTATGATATTACTAGGTGCACCGTATTTTCCATAACGAACGATATATGATTCAACGATGACTTCGCCTGAATTAGGTGGTAACGACCATTCTAATCGGATCGACTGGTTCAACGGGTATGTCGAAACATTCGCGATTCGTCCTGGTGCACCCAATGTTGTATAAAGTGGCGTACAATCACTTAAAAAAATAAGGGTCGGCGTCGGCGTCGGCGCCGTCATAATAGATATACTGTAATACTAATAATAATACTAATACTAATACTAATACTTGTACTTGTCTCTTATAATAGTTTGATGTATACACTATGATAAGAAAGATTCGATGCGACACGACACTACACGACGAATGAGTTAATTAATGCGCCTGGTGCTGATTTCAGAAGAGACCAAGTAGATGGAATTGGCCGTGACGATGATATACTCAGTATCCACCTTATAGATTTTTGCGATGGGACTGGTATACTCGTCTTCACTTTTCACAAGTAATTTCTCATTGTTCTGACGAACACCAATAAGACAAGTTTTATCCAAAGAACTCGTCCAATAATCAAGAATAATCGGTTTATCTTCTAAAATAGCCACCTTGGTGGCGTGTTGAAAGCATGCGTATGAAGGAACACGACTCACTGTCTGGTTGTCGCCTGGACCGGCGCCGGCGCTAACCGCAACATTTCCGTTGCCCGAAGTAGTGGATGACATGAAGAGTGAAATAAAGAAGGTATATAGAATACTCAATTTTTAAATCTTTATATTCTTTACGAATTGTATTCCCTAAATAACTAATCACCCGTTTCTACATAATATTTGATGGCTGTCATATATAATTTCTTTTTGCGTATCGTTCGAACACTACTTTTTCCTAAACTTACGCAGACCGCCGCCGCTCCTCCGTCGCCATCGCCATCGACGTGATTGGCGACTAGACCCTTTTGAAGAACAAGTCCCATTTGTATTCCCGAAAATTCGGTTTCTAGGATTTTCTTAATAAACCGGTAGATCACGTTCAATATTTCCTCATTACATTTCCCGACAATCAAGATACTCCCCGTTCTAAAGATCATAAACGACACTTCGTAATAATTATTATCTTCCAGATGGACGGGTTGTTGTCCTGTTTGCGGTCCTTCCTTGTTTGGAATATAGTAAAACTTGCACTGGATTCCCGGATAAGAGCACGAGTCATAGTTGGTATTAATGCCATATTTATACTTCATCAAATGGAACAACTTATCACGGTCGATGAAGAACCCGCAGTTGAAATTTGAATTAATCAATGCAGTCTCGCATCGGTCTTTTAAATACGACAAATCGTCGCCTAACAATGGACGAAGTGTCGATACGAGTAAATCAAGAACTTGAACCAGGGTTTTATCTTCCTGAATCCCCGGAATTTCTAACTTGCCGGTGTTGAACACTTTCACATGCATTTCCTTGTATAAAATATCGTCTTCTGGTGCACGTTCTTCCGAGTTTTCGCATACACCGCCATTGATGCGTAAAATCAACACAAAACAGTTGAAGAATGCTCTCTTCTTTTTGTGATTTCCTCCGATGAGATCTTTTTTACACAAACCGATACTTATTTTGCGTTGGTCCTTGTAGGGTATGCGTCCGGTTGGATTGTCGATATGCTCGATAATGTGCTCTTCATAGAATAGTGGTTGTTGTTGTAGTTTTTCTTTGATTCCGGCCACAACTGCGGGGTCGATAGTCTGAAACTTGATTTGTTTTTTGATAACACCCTCGCGCCTCTTATAATAATGCTGGACGGGTACATCCCAAAACAGTTTGTATATATCAACCGGTTTGGTTAAATAGGCAATTTTCGTTTTGGTTGAAATGTAAATAGGTGTAGCGTATGGACAACCGGTTTCGGATGGTGCGGCAACTTCAGATGGCAGTGCTGTGGCAGCTGCGAGTCCTACTACAGCATCCTTCGATAAATCATCCACAAAAGAATATGACTTCCGCTGCTGTTTTTTTGAAATACATGACCGTTTTTGTTTAATGGGGGTGACTGTGGCTACTTCTTGTAACCGTTTACCCTGACCCGCACCCGCACCCGCACCCGCACCGTGCGGTTGTTTGAGAGATTTGTTATTGTTACTTCGTTCGTGTTTATTCATTTCCGTCTCATTGTATTCATCATCACCGCCATCTTCTTCGTCTTCGTCTTCGTAGTCGCAATCTTGCTGACGATTAAGACGCGCCATAAATTTGGTCCATTCAGAGTCAAGTGTCGGTTCCATAATAATCGATAATCGATACAATGATACCAGATGTTATTATGAGTTATTTAAATCAATTTAACGGCGTTTGACGGGGTTAAATGCTTATTCGCTCTTATTTACTATTCTCTATCTTCTTCGGTTTCACCTTTATGATTCGTTTCTTAACAACCGCCACCGGCGTAGTAGTAGGTGGCGACATGAAATATTTACGAATATTTAATATGAAATATTGGACGATATATTCACTACGTATATTGTGTAAATGGATAATGTGTTCAACGCTATTCAAAAATGCAGGATTCACGAATTCAGGTCGATTTCGAATAATATAGTAAAAATACAATTTTATAATAGTTCGTGGTTCGACACAATACTTTATACTGACATCTCTAAAATAGTTTATTAGGTCGTCGTCGCCAGCGACGGTATTATCTGCTGCGATAAAGAGGTCAGTCATCCGACTCCATACGTCATTGGTTATAACATTAATTTGCCGTATATTATCCTGATTCGTCTGCATATAATTTATCATACTGCGTATATCCGAATTGAATTGACGCTGTATTGACACCAAATTCGTATCCGATAACGTCAGTTTTTCGCTGTCGCGGATCTTCTTAAGAAATGATAAAATATCAGGTTCAGGCAACTGATTGAACCGCATCCGCACGAATTCGGTTTGAAGAGACTCGTCGATTCGTGACACATAATTACAAATCAGGCAAAATCGCACATTATTATCCGTGTAACTTGTCAGGAGGTATCGCAGTGCTATTTGTGCATTGGTCGTCATATAATCCACCTCATCTAAGATAACAAATTTAATCCCATTTCCAAACATGGATTTGGTGCTTACAAAACTGTTGATTTGGTTGCGGATAATATCGATACCGCGTTCATCGGATGCGTTTAAATGAATCATCAGTCCGCGATTCCGCATATTTAGTTTGGACTGATATGCATTCACCAGATTTATAATTGTCGTTGTTTTCCCGGTTCCAGGCGGTCCATAAAATAGTAGGTTCGGAAAATAGTTTGTTTTAAGGATATTAGACAAAATGATGCGATTATAGGGATCTAATACGATTTCTTCGAAGCATGAGGGGCGGTATTTTTCAACCCAAGGCATGGATTCATTTACAAGATGTGGTTGTTCCATGACAATTAAATTATTATATACGGATACATTTATGTGTTTTTCTGTTCAAATCTTAACCGGTATATAATTGAAACGTTTTGCGTATATACTCCGATATTATATTCAATTCATTTAATATACATCGTATGTCGCATCCGTCGTCATTGTCGTTACCGTCGTTACCGTCGTTACCGTCGTCGTCGCCACCGCCACCGCCACCGCCCCGTTCGCCGTCTTCACCTTCATCCGCCTCCGGATATCTGGAACTCATTTTGGGTTCGATGTTTTCAGGTAAAACGTCATATTTGTTGGAAATATACAAGAAATCAATATTTTGTAATATACCCATCGCGGTTATTAATTACGCGGCCGATAATCGATACACGACTGAGTCGATGATGTCAACCCATGACAAACAAATGATTCCTTGTATACTTGCCAATACAATATATGATGCAATCAGCAATAATCTCGAACTCATCACAAGTGCGGATATTATTCTCATCAATGAAGGTCAGTTCTTCCCAGATATCGAGGAGCAGGTGCGTATCCTGGTAGAGCAGTCGCATAAACGCGTTCATATTTGCGGTCTAGACGGGGATTTCGAGAGAAAACCAATCGGGAAACTTCTTCAACTTATCCCGTTTTGCGACGAGGTAATCAAATTAAAATCATTGTGCAGTATTTGTCGTGATGGAACACCTGGCATCTTCAGTTTCCGGACGACACGTGAAATGAACCAGGTGGTCATCGGGTCGTCGAATTACATCCCGCTTTGTCGGAAGTGTTATGATACGGAGGCTGCGGCGCGTGTGACGACGGCGGCGTCCTCCCAAATATAGACTATACGCCGTTCTTTAAGTGGTTTTATACACGCAATCCCGCGCCAAAAGGGTTTAAACTTAATTACATATATTATGACATACTGATTGCTCTCGCTTGCTTTTCTTTTTTTCCTGTATAAAATGCCTTCTGCGTCGCGTAAATCCAATAAAACCGCGCCCGCTGCTGCGCCTGAACCCGTGGCACCCGTCGAACCTACAGCGCCCATCGTCATACCCCCGAAACCATCCAAAAAGAAACCGGCGAAAGCACCCGCACCTGAACCAGAACCCGAATATGCACCCACATTTCCAAATATTGTAATTTTGAAGCAAACCGAACACAATTATATTGTGAAGCATAATATCGACCCTAGATCAAAACCGGTGGTAAATACGCGTCGCAAGGACGGCGACGGCGACGACGGTTCACAGAAAGACGATAATGGCGCAGCAGCAGCAGCAACCGATGCGGACGCGGATGATCTTGTAACCCCCAACCAAATACATAAAAACCAGATAAACAAAAAACGCGGTCGTAAACCCAAAGCTGGTCTTATGTCGAATACGACCTCTAATTTATCCGATATCACTGAAGTTCCGAATATCATTCTTCATTTGAAGTGTCATATGTCAGACCTGAAAACCAATGACTCGATTTCAAATTACGGTTATACACCGGCAATTGAAGAAGTCGAATCGTATAATATCTCAAATACAAGCATACATAGTAGCGATATTGCCAATATGAATAAAGACGATGACGAATATGAACAATCGGGTGAATATAATGACGACGGTGATGACAAAAACTACAACAATAACAATAACAACAGTTTCGAATCTAACAACAGTAGTTATTCTGCGTCGGCGTCGGCAGCCGTGTCAGGGTCAGTCGTGTCATGTGCATCGACTTTCACATTACCAGTTTCTAGTGCGTGCGCATCCGCATCAGCGTCAGCGACCATGTCATCAATTACCGCCAGGAATATTAACATTATTCAAGAAAGAAACAGCAAGGAAATCATGAAAAAACTAAACCGGTTAAAGTTTTCATTTCATAATGGCGAACCACTTCAATCGAAGATCAACCACAAATCCGCGTGTTTTTGGGATACATGTGATTTCGATACCCAAATGTATTATATCCCGGTTATGATTGTAAATGACATTTTTCAAGTTTATGGATGTTTCTGTAGTGCCGAATGTGCAGTTGCATTTTTATTGAAGGAACCGATTGATACCTCGACTAAATTCGAGCGTCTTCATCTTATCCAATTATTATATGGAAACCCTAATGGACGCGGAATTAAACCGGCGCCAAACCCGTATTATTTGCTAGATAAATATTACGGCAATTTAACAATCCAAGAATATCGTCAATTGTTGAAAGGACCTCAATTGATTCATATCGTGAATAAACCGCTGACGCATATCTTACCTGAACTATACGAAGATAATAACGACTTTTTAGTGAATAGCAAAGTTATTCCTACGAATAATCTGAAATTGAAGAAACGATATAAGACGATGGTAGTTCAGAACAGTGATGCGTAATGGACGATGGACGACCGACGACCGACGGATGCCGGACACATCGATACACGTAATATATAATAATATCATTGTATTATATATTATTATGGCTACGCCACCAAAGACTCCACCCAAAGGCAGTGAAACCGACGACAACAATAAAATCGTCCTATACATCAAAAAAACTAAAAACGCTACATATCCTACCAAATACGGAATCCAATTTGAATGTGTCGAATTGATTCGCAGGTTCTTTTGTATACACAAAGGACTTACATTTCCTGATGTAGTTGATGCGGTGGATCTATTCAAACGTATCAATGAATTCACGCCGGTGTCTGCATCGACTAGTCCGAAACGTGCACCATCGGCGTCGTCGACCGCTGCCGCGACCGCGATCCATACCTACCAATACCCATACCAACATAAAGCGTCATATTATCTGAAACCCGGCGTTATTTTATTCTGGAAGTATAAAAAAATAGACTACCCCTATGGACACGTAGCGATCATCTGGAAAAGCAATGCGAACGAAACCCTGATTATCCAGCAAAACTTGAACCCTCCTATAAAAATGTATAACACTGACGAATTATTCGAAAAAATGAATTGCCGGACGAGCAAATTTGCTGGAGTTAAAATATTACCATCAAATATTATTTCAGGGGTCCAAAATATGGAATGTGAAATAAAGCGATTATAGTTTCGATATAATTTCATCGACGTCTGTGATGGCGACGGCAGCCTGCTGTTTCTTTTTCTCCATAACTTGTTGATGGATACGCGTAATTTCTTGGTTACGCCGAAATGTTTCAGCAGATTTATCCATAAAGTTCCGGATCTCCGAAAATCGAAGTTGATTCGTAGACGCAGCACTCGTACTCGTACTCGTACTCGTACTCGCACCCGAAGTCATATACTCGCGAATAACCTTCTTCAAGTCATATTGAGTTCGTTCTAACGCAGAGATCACTTCATCGTGAGTCATATCGGTTTGCGACATAATAATCCGGACCATCATATCTAATGCAGCCGGACTAGGAACCGGTGCGTTCGTCAGTGTATTTTGGTTCATTACAATACAATACGACAAAAACTTTATATACTTATAACGGATAAATTAGATTCTAATTTTATCCGAATGAATGAAATTAGAATTAGATAAATGAAAATTGAAATAAATACATTAGAATATAAAGATACAACACGGTGTATTTTCATACAACAAGACAACGATGTCTTCTACTTCTACTTCTACTTCTGGTTCCGGTTCGATCGACAAACTCACAATAGACATCAGACCGCTACTTGAGGATGTATCACAAGTTATGACGAAACATATAACATCCATATTGAGTGGTGTTGTTGGCGAATATACCGTATATAAAGAGACCCACGAGACAATTATGGGATTGCCGTGTGTGCGGAAACTTCAAGACCGCATTTCAGAGTTGGAAAATCAATTAAATGGTGGTGATACTGCGTCCTCTGCGTCTGCACCTCCAACAGAGATATCTGAACTTCAATCCGCAATCGTCGATTTGAATCGGTATATTAAAGTACTGGAATCACGGGAGTCGCAGCAACTGCATGAAGAAGCAATTCGACTTGAAGTTCAGGAAAACGACGACGCATCATGTGATGCGAATGAACCGGATGTCATTATTCCACCGTCGGTTCATATGAATCGGATTATAGAGACATCGATAATGTATGAGGATACCGAGGCGACTGAGGAGGAAACCGAGGCGACTGAAGAGGAAACCGAGGCGACTGAGGAGGAAACCGAGACACCCGAGGAGACTGCCGAAGAAGAAGAAGAAGAAACCGAGGAGACTGCCGAGGAGACTGCCGAGGAGACTGCCGAGGTCGATGCCGAGGAGACTGCCGAGGAGACTGCCGAGGAGACTGCCGAGGAGACTGCCGAGGAGACTGCCGAGGAGACTGCCGAGGAGACTGCTGAGGAGACTGCCGAGGAGACTGCCGAGGAGGAAGAAACCGATGACGCCGAAGAGGAAGAAACCGAGGAAACCGAGGCGACTGAACAGGACGCCGAGGTCGAGGTCGAGGAAGAAACCGAGGACGCCGAAGAGGAAGAAACCGAGGCATCCGAGGCACCCGAGGACGCCGAAGAGGAAGAAACCGAGGCATCCGAGGCACCCGAGGTCGAGGAAGCAACTCCCGAGGACGCGGAAGAAGAGATTGAGGTCTCCGAAATCAAAATCAAGGGTGTCACATATTTCACGACCAGCGCCCAAAACGGCATCATTTATGCATGCGTAGATGATGATGTTGGCGATGAAGTTGGTGTGTTCAAGAACGGTGTCGCATTATTCAAGAGTAAGACTGCGAAGAAATAGACGTGTTCCACTAAGCAACATAAGAAAACAACACAACGTTTAGTATATATTCTGGCTATAATATATACTATATAATATTTTTTATTGTATTCATAAAACGATGATAGAGAAAATATGTTCACCTGCTCTACTTTATTTAGGTTTCTCGATGATACAAATAACGATTGATTTATTTCAAGGCGATTATTCAACCTCATTATTAAAATTCATTGTTATGCTTATTTTCACCACGATTTTGAATTTGCTTTGTTTGAATGGATTTACAAAATTAGTATGGTTTATTGTGCTTATCCCGATTCTGTTACTGACATATATCAGTTCGGTTTTATTCTATGTTTTCGGAATCAACCCTGAAAAGGCAAATATTAATGTCCGGAAGCAACCCGGGTCCGGGTCCGGAGAGGCGCCACCCGCATCAGGATCAGCACCGTCTGCACAACCCGCAGGACCGAAAATGTAATTATGACATAAAAACAAATAGTGTAGGTATTATATAATACACTATTTGTGATGTATTGTGACGTCAATAACGATAAATATAATCCTTACAATGAAACCCGACTACCGAGTTTCGTACAAATACGCCCCGGGATGATCAACAATATATCGACTCCGTATTATACCGAAATTGAGTTGACATGTGACACTATCTATTTCGCATTTGTTATGTCCTATCTTATTTTACCGATACTATATATTATATTAACAACTGGTGATTTTAATACTATAATGTTGTTATGGTCATTTATTCAGACCGGTATATTTGATGCATTCCAAGGTGTTAAACAATTTTTGACGAACACCGTTATATATACTATGCGGGTGTTTGGTTATTATACGTTTAGCACATATACCGTAGTAAAGGATGGTCGCGAACTCTTTTCTTCAAGGTCCGACTATTTTTATATGAAAAGCACCCGGGATAATATTAAACTTGTTGATCCGGCCAAATATCGGATTTGTAAATGGATCGATAATGAGTGTCGTATATACCGAAGCGTAAATAACAGTGAAGAACCCGAATTGACCGAAACGCATAACGATATTTACGATTTTATTCTACATACGTTTGATTCTGAGACGCACGCACGGATTCATCGTGGCGATTTTAGAATATCGACGCATACATTGTTGGTTAATAATTACCGTAAATTTTGCAAATCTTACCAATTTTGCGATACAATTGAGTTACGTGTATCAGTTGCTGATATCACTGACGGTTCGTCCTCGACCACGACCGCTACCTCGACCAATTCCGCTACATCGACCTCGACCTCGACCTCGACCTCGACCTCGACCTCGACATTGACCTCGACCGCTTCCGCTTCCGCTTCCGCTACAGAAGTTATTTTCATCGATATGAAACGCCCTTTTAATTTTTATATTGAAAAGAATATACTATTGGATAAGAAGTTTCTGCGTTGGTATTTGTATAGTCAACTTGGACGAAAGGATTTAGCCAATTATATCGGATTGCCATATTCCAAATATGAGTTAAATATGTATTATAATGATTTTATGAAGGATGTTGGCGTTACAGTAAAACCTAATCCATCAGAGCGTATATTGTCTGCACTTGCAGGCGTTGCCGGCGCCGAGACCATGGCGGCAGTATCACAACGGATTCGTGCATTTACAGTAAACGACAACCAGTTTATTCTTATCGGAAATAGATACATGGTAAAAGTAGATGCGATTTTAGGTTGTCCTGTGTTTGAATCAGGTGACAAGGACGTATTACAAATAGAGGATGTCCTTACGAATTATTATGAAGACTCCGTCGTTTCGGATACTGACGTCGACGAGGACGCTGACGAGGGCGACGCTGACGAGGGCGACGCTGACGAGGGCGACGCTGACGAGGGCGACGAGGATGCTGACGACCAGGAGGACGACGAATCTGCTGTCACTGATTACATGACCGACGCAGACGCAGACACTGATGCTCACGACGCTACCGACGCCGTTAATGAGATTGAAACGAAACCTGAATCACCAGACACAGAATTCGAACTTATTGATCCATCGATATACTAATGTTATAAACGGTATAAAAAAAATTGATTATATAATATACGGTGTGTATTATCCCATCCACATCATTAACAAGAAATTCTTGTGAAACAACAATGACTACAACAACGCCTGTATCCGTATCCGCGCCCGTGACCACGACCACGACGGATACTCAATTTCATAAACTATCTGACAAATGGACCTTGTGGGCGCATTTGCCTCACGATACGAATTGGTCGGCGTCAAGTTATAAGAAGATCTACGAGTTTGATACAGCAGAGCAGGCAATCGCACTGATTGAAATGCTCCCACCAAAACTCGTTATGAATTGTATGTTGTTTCTGATGCGAACAGGTATTGTCCCAATGTGGGAAGACGCACAGAACAGGAATGGCGGTTGTTTCTCGTATAAGGTTGCAAATAAAGAAGTCAATCAGGCGTGGAAACAGTTGTCATATGTTACTGTAGGCGAAACCATTTCGACGAATCTAAATGTCATTCCTCATGTAAATGGGATAACTATTTCGCCGAAGAAGAATTTCTGTATTATTAAAATCTGGATGGCGAATTGTAATTTCCAAAACGCAGGCGTTGTCCGCGAATTGGAAGGAATTACAGCACACGGGTGTTTGTTTAAGAAGCATACACCTGAATACTGAGCTCGTGTTCGAGGCGTTGCGTGGTTGGTCCACGAGTGTGGACCAACACTCCACTTCTCGGACACTCGCGCTTCGCCCGCTCGAGTTGGGGTGGGTAGTAGTAAATAATAATGCGACTTTGATTGCTTTATTATTTTTTTGATTGGAGCGGCGAAGCAGCGGAGGACGGAATCGCAGAGTTCGTGCAGCGGACGGAGCGATGAAGGGAGGAGCGGAGGGAGGAGCGATGATAGTTACGCACTCGGGAGCGGTGACAAACATAATTTAATCGTCCCAAGTGACGCCACATAATATTTAACAACCAACGGCATATCATTATCCAAGTACATCTCGATTTGATTACAAAGATTTGTGCACTTAATAAAATACCCTAGATTTTTCAGCGAGAATTCCCCCTGGATGATTTTCCCCGAATCCTTTTTATGAAGAAACTCCATACTCCCGTCGGATTCAACACGCCGCACCTCCGCCGTCGCGAACTGACCTGAACACCTGAATATCAATTCATTACCTACCGATTTAATCTCCAATTTCTCGGAAATACACGAGAGGTCACGAATAATCTTCTGGAAATCCCCGGAGGGGAGATTAATGACGCTTGAAAACGCGACTTGTGGTTCAACCAACTCTTCGGGATCAGGTTCAATCAGGCGCAACTTCTGTGTCTTACACTGCTTGATATCGCCGTTCTCGAACTTCAAACCCAGATAAGAAACAACCCCGTCATTGTAATCCTTCTTCTCAATATAAATCGTGAGTGTATCATCATTGTCGATCGAGTTGATGAGTTTAAACAGATGGAACATATTCACGCCGATGATGATCTTATCCAACGCACATTCATAAAGTTCGAAATTCACGGATTCTAGGAACAGATGCGCCAACATCGTGTGTGACTTATCCATATTAATAATACGCATTCCATCCTTTTGAAACGTGATATTTGTCTCGATAAGAATCTCTTTCATAGCGCACATCAATGTACGAAAGGGTGCGATTTGAACCGTCTTTATAGTAAGGACATTATCTTGAAGCGATGGGTGCGAGTGGACGATGGTATTCGTGGATGCGGATGCACCACCACCGCCAGCGCTTTGTTGTGCGTTTGAATTCATAAAAATCCCTTTTATACTTTAGAAAAGCAAATCCTTTATATTGATTTGCTGATAATACACGTATATTGATAATACATCTAATATATAATATGACCACACGTCGACCGAAAAAAGTACCGCGAACGCCGCGAAATAAAAATACACGGCGGAAAAGAACTGCCGGTGCCGATGCCGCGCCCGCGACCGAAGAATGGATCCGCATAACCATCCGAGGCGCACCTTATGAGCGCGGTGTTTCCCACGGAAAGCAAGTAATCGCGGCCGACCCCGAACGATTCAAATATATGTTCTCCGTCTTCGATTTCATCTTTCGGCAAGGGTATGGTCGCGATATCGACTTTTTCTACGGATTATGCGAAGATTTCTACCACGGGATAATCAAAAAACGATTCCCGAAGATATTTAAGGAAATGTCGGGGATTGCGGCGGGGGCGAATCTCCGCGTCTGTCAAGTGATTCTCATCAATGTCTTTATGTCGCTCCCCTATTTCTACGCACACCTTCTTCGTTATATTGATACACCGAAATACCGTAAGAAATACGCCGACGTGATACGCGACGAACTCGCCATTTCCGCCAACCCTGCTGCACTCGCCGCCCGCGCCCACCGCCTCGATGACATGAAAGATCGGTGTTCTCTCGTTATGGCGGTCGGGGAGGACTGGACCAAAGACGGCGGGATTGTATGCGGGCATTCATCCTTTAGCAATTTCCTGGACGCCCAATTCTGCAATGTCCTTCTTCGAATCGAACCAGAGGCGGGGGATGGCGTCCCGATGGTGATGCAGAGTATGCCCGGTGGCGTATTTAGTATGACTGACTTCTTCGTGACAGGCGCGGGAATCGTGGGCAGCGAAACGACGATACGCGGGTTTAATGCATTCAAGCTGCGCGACCCGATTTGTTGCCGAATCCGTGAATGTATGCAATATGGAAGAACTTTAGAAGATTACGCCGAGAGATTACAAAAACGGAACTCGGGGGATTATGCGTGTTCGTGGATGTTTGGGGACATTGGACGTGGACACGGACATGGACATGGACACGGCGGCGCACCGCGTATTATGCGTGTTGAACTCGGATTGAATTATGTCAATGTAGAAACAACGAAGAATGGGGTGTTTCTTGGGTTTAATTCGACGTATGACGAGAGAATTCGTAATATAGAATGCTCTGCATCCTTGTCGGATAAGGCGTCAAACGACGCGACGGGGGCGGGGATGGTTGATGGGGGCGGCAGTGGTGGGAGCGGATTTCGCGACGTTTCATCAAGTATAGGCAATCGTCGTATACAACTGGAGAAACTTACAGAGAAGTATCGCGGCCGGATAGATACGGACGTTATGAAACGGATCCTCGCGGATCATTATGACAATCATTTAGGAAAAACGGCGCCGAATTCACGGACGATTTGTAAACATGGCTACGCCGATGGAGGTGAAGGCGGCGGCGGCGGCGTTCCATTCAAACCGGTGGGTGCGTATGACACGAAAGTTGCGGATAGTGCGTCTATTCGACGGATGTCGTTTTTAGCGCACTGGGGGGCGCCGTGTGGGACGTCTTTTTCGGTGAAGGAGCATATGAAAAAACACCCGGAATGGAAAGATTGGGCGGAATATTTAGTGGATTTTCCGCGGAGGGGGTGGGTCGAGGTTTAGTAAGGGGTAAAATTAAAATATAAATTATTGTATATTACAATAAGTTACAATGCCATTAAAACGAACCGGAACCATTGTCGATGGTTATAGTCGATCTCAAGGCGAATCGGGTCTTGACCATGAGAGAAATAGTCAAAGTATGCCCCTTAATCCTGGAAAAACTTTTGAGGAGTGGAATCAGATAAACGAATCCAATAAGAATAACAAAAGAGATGATATAGTGGCTCGAGAACGGTATTTGGTTAATCGTGGGCCAGACCCTGGCCCGAGACCCGGCGGTGGTTCCCGTCGCCACCGCCGTTCCTCGCGTAAATACAAGAAATCATCCAAACGCGTATTTAGGAAAAGGTCGCGGGCGACTCGCAGGCGCTGAAAAATGGGGTTGTTTTATTCTCAATATATAATATTTTGAATATGTATAAGAGAATAGACGATGGTTAGTAAGAAATCGAATAGGAATAGAATAAGGAATAAGAGAGGTGGGGGTGGGGACGGAGCACCAGCAGAGTCAGCACCAGCAGAGTCAGCACCAGCAGAGTCAGCACCAACAGATACTGAGACGAAAAATGTGGATGAAGTTATCGACTTGATAAAAAACGATCCTGAAACGAAACAGAATTTTCAGGATGTTGTTCACAAAATGATGGAAAAAATGAAGACAGGTTCTGCTGCCGCTGTTGCACCCCCACCCCCACCCGTTGCCGACGCCGACGCCGATGCTGCCGCTGCCGCCGAAGCTGCTGCTGCTGCCGACGCCGCCCCACCCGATGCCGACGCCGAAGCTGCTGCTGCTGCTGACAACGAGACCGCTGTTGCACCCGTTGCCGACGCCGACGCCGAAGCTGCTGCTGCCGCCGAAGCTGCTGCTGCCGCCGAAGCTGCCGCTGCCGCCGAAGCCGCCCCACCCCCACCCGCTGCCGAAGGCCAAGGCGGCGGTCGCCATCGTTCCCGACGCCGCGCCGGTAAGAAATCCAAGAAGAACTCCAAGAAGAGCAGTGCTCGCAAGTCCAAGAAGGGTGGACGTTCTCGCAGGAATGGTTCCAAGCGTCGCGCCCACAGGAAGCACTAAATCGCGGATTCATTTATTGATTGATTCCATTATTTTTCGCAATTTAGGCAAAATAATGGTATGTATGATTCTATAACTTATATTTTTAACGTGCGTTTCTTTTTCCGTAATGAATATTTCTTATCTTTTTTAGATTTGCGTCTGTTCTTTTTGGGTTTACTGCCTCCACTTTTAAATTTTGAAAACATTTTTTCAATACAATCATTTATGGATAATTTAGGATTTTGGGTTTTACACTCTTTCACATGTCCGTAATCGATCATAACAATTTGCCCGATCCTTTCACCAAATGTCCTTATATAAAAATGGTTATACGGATCAACATCATTATACAGTTGCGTGTCAGCAACAAATTTCATTATAATGTTCTTGGTTATTTCTATCGGTTTCATATTACGCCACTGTTCTGGGTTTAAATAATCCATAACAATAACATATACATCATATTCAGTTTCATTTATCGTAATTTGGGTTCTGAAGTTTCTATAAATAGTTGGAGCAAACCCATTGGCATTTGAAATGTTTTGAAGTCGTACTTCATTTACATATCGTTGTGTTATTGTCTCTTTATCATCATCAGAAATTCTTGGTGGATATAATATCAATTTAATACAATTATTTGATGGTTCATTTACATAAACAACCCCACTAGAACCTCTATCACGCATAGTATATTCTTGTTGATTTGTGTGACCAGATGTTCGTTCTAACGAAATATCACTATCATCGTCGGTAATATCAAAATAAATTCTGCCTGGGTATTCGAACGCCATAACAATATAAATGATTTATCGTATTTATTTATATTCATAAATTTAAAATATCAAAACTATGTCCGCGCCACCCCCTGCCGCAGCGTCACTCCCCGACACCATCGCCATTCTCTCGGCGATATGGAATACAAACGCGGCCATACCCGACAATGAACCTATCCTCGAGCGAATCCATGCATATGTCAAGACCCAACTCCCGCAATCGATCAAGAACTACCAGACCGCACACGCCGAACGCGAAACACGGAAGAAATCTCTCGAACTACTGGCTGATGAAATCACGGAGACATTCCTAAATAAGACCAAATATTTCTACTGTCAGCATTCCGAATTGTATTTTACATATAATAACCAGGTGCGGTATGCGGTGATACATGAGGATGAAATACATCATCGTATACTGTGTTTCACCTCGTCCGCACCCAGCACCTTTGGTGCTTCCGCGGACTCGGTGACTATCTCGGCGCCTGTATCGGAAGCCTCCGGTGCCGAAGGCACCTCCGCATCCTTAACAGTTGCCTCGTATGGTGGTGTGATTAGCGGTGCGAGCATTAGCGGTGCACTTGGCGGTGCGATAAAGTATAAGATAAAGAATCGCATCATCAAAAGCATCCAAAATCGTGATATTCTCTCGTCGATCCCTGAATCATGCACTATCCAAAATGTCATCGGGCACCTCTACCCCGCGCTTTTCCGCACTCGCGACCACGCCAAGTATTTCCTCACCATTCTCGGAGATGTTCTGCTCAAAAAATCCGCACCGCTTATCTACTTCATCCCGCCGCTAGCAAAGGAGTTTATCAAAGATCTAGGTGGTGAATGTTACGGTCTATTCGGGTCTGGTTCTAATGCATTCGCAACGGCATTCAAGTTCAAATATTATGAGCATCAGTATAAGGATTGCCGGATTGTGGATATTCACGCTCCCGCCTCGTCCATGGCGTCGTCATCTGTCTCCGTGGCGCACCACCGCCCCACACTCCTCCGTCTCTCGCATACACCCGAACTGAAATCATCCATTATCGATTTATTCTGTGTCTCCGCACATTATTCGCACCGGTTCGGGAGTGCAGACGGTTTTTTAGAGCATCATTGTAAAACACCGGAAGTCGCTACCCAAGCGTGGTTTTTCCGCGGGAGAACCGAGCAACAAATAATAAGCGAGTTCGTGGATTATTCGACTGAACCTGCATCATCCGAACACGGGATTACAATGCCGAATATGTTATATTTATGGAAACTGTATCTCTCGGAATTTCGATTACCGAGTATGATTTTCGCGGCGTCACTGCGGTCCAAACTCGCGGATTATGCGTCGGCGTCCACGCCCTCAGACATATTCCCAAACCGCACAAGTCGATATCTCCCCATCGTCAGTCAGTTTCGCCGATTTTGGGGGGAGCAATGTTTCATAAATGACACCGAAATAGAGTTGGAAATAGATGAACTTTCAACACTATTCAATGAATACACCGGAACGACGACGGCAGCGGCAGCGGCAGCGACGGGTGCGGCATCCGATGCGACCTTGCTCGGTATTCTCCGCCATTTTTACCCTGATGTCATGATCGAAGACGATAAATATATTCTAAATGTGGGGTGCCTTCTTTGGGATAAGAATACCGAAATCAACGATTATTTAGAGCAATTTAAGCACCAGTGTGTCACACATAATCTCTCGTTCCCTCAACCGTTATACAATGCGTATGAATATTATTGTGGGAAGTGCTACTTGGCCGCGAAGCGTCGTATTATCAGTAAACGGTATTTCGAGAAGTATTTCGTCGAGGAATATGCAGAATACCTGGATGAAAATGGGATGATTACGATAAAGTGGTGGGTCGCGTCGCCGGATTCACCGATGCAGTCGATGAATTATGGCGAATCCGACGAATGCGACGAACCGGAGTCGTGAAGACAAACCCTGTCATAAAAGTTATAAAGGATCGACCATGAACTTTCTTTCGCCTCTGGATGGAACATGAACCCATATACGCGGTCTTTTTCAAATTCAAACGCACATGCGTGTCGAATATTGTCGCGGTATGATGTCAACCATGCAATCTCTCGGACGCCTCGACCCGCCGCCGCCTTCCTTTTCGGCGCGATAGGTAAATCACGGAAATAAACCTCCAATTGTTGAATTCGTTCTTCTCCGTGAAATAGATTATCGACCGTCAGGTCCAGTTCGATTTCTTTACCGCCAATCCAAAATGTGTCATATTTCATAAGTTGACATCCATAATAAACTGATAAAAACTGACATCCATGGCATAACCCGAGAACAGGCAATTTCGGAAAATGGTATAAATAATACAATTCCAACTCTAATTCAGGTTGAATTTCATACGGTATAATCCGATAATGGTTCGTTCCGGGAATAATAATCCCGCGAATATCCTTTCGTTTAATAATCTGCGGGTCACGTGACAGAGTAAGTATGTACGGAATTTTACGAGCGTCAAATGCTTTTACTACATTACTCAAATTGTTGATTGGGTCGGGTTTTTCTCTCGCAACAATCAACAACATTGTAAATATATAATAATAATAATAACACGAATGATTCGTTATTATTATATATATACCAGTGATTATTATTAGTGGTAGATGTAAATACTCAACAGTATAATTATGCATAACTAAACGGTGTCACGCCTGCGCCGCCACCGCCACCGCCACCGCCGACGACCTTTGTGATTTTGCCCGATTCAAGATATATCTTCATCGGAAATGATGCCGCATATTCAGCGTCATGTGTTACGACAATAACTGTCGACCTTTTCGACATTTCATTAATCATCTCCATTACATATTTTTTATGGAATGCGTCGACTGCAGCAGTCGGTTCATCCATAATCGTGATTGGTTTATTACTCAAATAACTCCGCAACAAGTAAATAATCTGACGCTGACCGCCACTTAAATTCTCGCCACGAGACCCAGCCATTGTTTCAAGACCTTGCGGCAGTTTCTTAAACACATTCATCACTTTCAGTTTGTTAAGGATGGTTATCGCCTCTTCTTTCGGAATATTGGTTCCATAGTATATATTATCGATGATAGACCGATTAAACAAAACGACTTTTTGTGAAACAATCGACAATTTACTTCGCAAATATTCGCGTTTAATTTCGGAGATATCTACACCATTAAATAAAATCTGGCCTTCGGTTGGTTTAAAAAACCCGGACATCAGTTTTATAATCGTGGATTTCCCGCTACCATTTGTCCCGATGATTGCAGTGCGTCGGAGTGGTTGGATTTTGAAAGAGACATTATCGAGTATTTTTTTGACTTCACTTTCTTGTCCACCGCCACCCGCACGCGCACGCGCAGCGTATTCAAACGACACATTCTTGAACTCTATATCGCCCGTTATAGGAATATCGGTTTCTTTTCCGTCGTCATTTTTATCAACTATAAGTTTTCGAATATTGGCTTCATTTTCGGTGATTTTACCGTATTCCGCAATAACACCGATGCTTCGCAATGAGGCAGTTTTGATATACTTTACAAAGAATAATATGATGAAAATCAGTTTTATAGTTATCTTGCTGTCGATTTTCCGCCTCTTGTACATGATCAAAATGACATATACATGAAAAACAAGCACAATTATAATAACAATCGATAATGCAAACCCGCCGATGGACGAATTCCATAATTGATCTTCATGTGCATGGTCGTATACATCATGTTTGGTCGTTAAATATTCCATTTCATCATCCACCTTTTTCGTGGATATGATACTCAATGAATTACTTAATACATCATCGATGTTGGATAATAAAGTATTCTCTTCATTTTCGCGATATTCCGACGTATTTTTAGACCTTAACAGAATATAATAATACAAAATAAAAAATAGAGTAAATACACCTATCGTTAATAATCCAATCCCGGTGTTTAAATATAATATATACCCCAAAATTACAATTGTTGTTAATACAAACGTAACAACCCAATAAATAAATCGACCAGTGAATGATGTGACTATATTGGGGATTTTCAATGTTTTTACGATATGGTTCGAGATATCCTCCTTGTCATAATTCACCTCAATGTTTTTGAATATAACGTCGATGAGTTTAAACCTGATAAATTTCTCCATTTTGGGAAAATACACTTTATCATAATAATTGCCGATCATGTAGACGCTGTCGACTAAAACATTTACGGCAGCAATTTTCCAAAGAATCGAAATCGAGTTATCATATTCGAGGTTATTTATTGCTGTTGTAAAATTCGTAAATAGGTCGGACAACCATATCATTTCGATGGGATTACATAATAATGTAACTGCTATTGTTATGATAAGCCATATCTTGTTTTCTTTTAAAAAATCAAATATATATCCTATAATAATGTTGTCGGTCTCCATTATAGTACCGTAATATAATACTAATGTTATATTACCGTAATATTATATTGCCGTAATGTGCCGTAATGTGCCGTAATGTGCCGTGACGCATTTAACGCCTCTTGGGAGTATTCACGAGACGGTGCTGCTTACCAGTCTTGGCGTTAATCTTAATAGCGCCGAACTTCCCCTTGCGTGCAGTGTAACCAAACTTACGCAGACGATTCTCCTTCTTAGCAGTCGCGTGCTTCTTGGCCGAGACAACGCGACCATGCTTGTTAAACATCAATGCACTCTTGACGAGACCACCGGGGGTCTTGTAGGCCGTTCCGTGCCACACCTGGGCGCGAGACCCTTCCAACATCTGGTATTTCTGACCATGCATATGGTAGTAACCATCTTCACTGCGATCGCAACGTTTCACCATTTTACTAAATATGACAATAAATAGTCGTTATAATACATCATTAGAAAAAAAGGTGGAGGATACGGTCGGTCCGTCGGTCCTAAAACGAGTTCGTCACCGGCGCGCCATACCCCCCAGGAGCCCCTGACCAACGACCGAATCTATTGATACTATTCACCGCATATACCTTTTTCACATTTTTCGTTTCAGTTGCTACGCGTATTAGTTGTGCGTAACGCATCTTCTTCGTAATATTCGTATTATTGGTAGATGTCGCCATTCCAGCAGTAGGATTTGTCAGCGTGGGGCATTTTAAATACGGGATACGAACATTAGGGTCGTCACTATTTATTACAGTCGGGTCTCCAGACGCATCATATTGGACCAGTGCGTTATTTATGCGAAATATATCGCTACATGTGAGACCGAATCCGGTTTTGGTTCGGTAGCGAGGTGCAATAGACATCCTTAATCAAGCGTGTGTGTGCGTGCGTGTGCGTATTGCTAACGATACATATATCCCGCAAAATAAAATTGAAAAAGAGTTAAACATATATTCGTATTACACATTACTCGTAGGATCTCAATGCCTCCCAAATCGTCTAAATCTACCAATGAAGGCGGCGCTGCTGCGACCGCGACCGAAAATCTCAACAAATACCAAAAGATGACCGACCGTGAACATATCCTTAAAAAACCAGACACATATATCGGAACGATTGAACCGGCAGAGACGACAGAATATGTGATGGACGCAGTTGCAGTCGCGGCTGCTGAAGGTGTCGTCGCGACCGCCGCAACAGTCGCACCAATGTTGACCCGCCGAGGTGTCACATACATCCCAGGATTATACAAACTTTTCGACGAAGGGATGGTGAATATGCGTGACCATGTTGTTCGTCAAGCACAAGCAGTTGCCGACGGAAAACCCGATGCACTCCCCGTGACGACTCTCGAAGTTGAAATCGACGCTGTGGATGGAACGATTCATATGACGAACGACGGTAACGGGATCGATGTCGCCCAGCATCCCGAACATAAACTCTGGATTCCTGAGATGATTTTCGGTCATCTTCGCACATCGACCAACTATGACGAGAACAAAAAAGAGAAAATCGTTGGCGGGAAGAACGGATTCGGATTCAAACTCGTCCTCATTTGGTCAGTGTGGGGACGCGTAGAAACCGTCGATCATGTCCGCGGACTAAAGTATATCCAAGAATTCCGGAATAATCTGTCCGAGATTTCACCGCCGATTGTGACCAAGACCAAAGTCAAACCATATACCCGCGTCAGTTTCCGCCCGGATTACGCCAGGTTTGGTCTTCCGAACAACAATCTCACCGCGGATATGCTCGCACTGTTTCTCAAGCGCACATATGATATTGCCGCAGTCACCGACAAGACCGTGAAAGTTAAATACAATGGAGGAATTGTTCCTGTCAGACATTTTCAGCAGTATGTTGACCTGTATATTGGCGCGAAGAGTGCAGCAAGCGAAGCCGGCGCCGCCGGCGGAGTCAAGCGCATCTATGAGAATCCAGATCCCCGCTGGGAGTACGTGGTTTGCCTCACCACCAGCGACGAATTCGCACATGTATCATTCGTAAATGGGATTTACACGCCGAGGGGCGGCAAACACGTTGAATATATCACCAACCAAATCGTCCGCAAGTTGGCGGAGGTTATCAAGAAGAAGAAGAAGGTAGATGTCAAACCGAATACAATCAAGGAGCAACTGATGCTGTTTCTGCGATGTGATATCGAGAATCCGTCCTTCTCTAGTCAAACAAAAGACGAACTTGGGACTGCCGTCGCGAATTTCGGGTCGAGTTGTAAAGTGAGCGACGAATTCATCGAGAAACTCGCTAAAATGGGAGTGATGGATGCAGCGTGTGCGCTAACAGAAGTCAAGGATACGAAGGCCGCGAAAAAGACGGATGGCGCGAAAACCAGGACGATTCGCGGTATTCCTAAACTTATCGATGCGAATTATGCGGGATCACCAGACAAATCCGCGCAATGCACGATCATCTTATGCGAGGGTGATTCAGCCAAGGCGGGTATTGTGAGTGGGTTGAGTAAAGAAGACCGGAATTTCATCGGGGTGTATCCGATGAAGGGCAAACTCTTCAATGTTCATGGCGAGACGACGAAACGTATCTCTGAGAACCGCGAGATTGCGGAAATCAAACAGATTCTAGGTCTTGAAACGGGGAAGACATATACGCCCGCGGATATCGCCACACGACTGCGTTATGGTAATGTTCTCTTCATGACGGATCAGGATTTAGATGGTGCGCATATTCAGGGACTCGGTATTAACTTGTTCCAGATCGAGTGGCCGTCACTTACGAAGATTCCTGGTTTCATCGGGTTTATGAATACGCCGATTCTGAAAGCCCGCCGCGGCGCACAGGAGGTCCTCTTCTACAATGATGGCGAGTTTGAGCACTGGAAGAAACAATTCCCGGGCGACGCCGTTCCTTCGGGATGGTCGACTAAATATTATAAAGGTTTAGGCACGAGTACGGGGAAGGAGTTCAAGGAATATTTCGAGCATAAGAAGATGGTCTCATTCGTCCATACCGGGAAAGAAAGCGACGACCGCTTGGATATGGCGTTCAATAAGAAGCGCGCGGATGATCGGAAAGAGTGGTTGTCGACATATTCGCGTGATGCGTATCTGGATACATCAAAACCGGCCATCCCGTATGAAGAGTTCATTGACCGCGGTCTTATCCACTTCTCCATCTACGACAACGAGCGTTCGATTCCGAACCTGATGGATGGGTTGAAAATCTCGCTGCGTAAAATCTTGTTTGCGGCGTTCAAGAAAGGGGGTCTGAAAACGGAAATCAAGGTGGCGCAATTCAGTGGATATGTATCGGAGCATGCAGCGTACCACCATGGCGAGGCCAGTTTGAATGCGGCAATTGTCGGGATGGCGCAGAACTTCGTCGGCAGCAACAATGTTAATCTGTTCGAACCCAATGGTCAGTTTGGCTCACGTCTTCAAGGCGGCGCCGACTCTGCAAGTGAAAGGTATATCTTCACGCAACTTAACCGTCTGACGCGACTTATCTATCGCCAAGAAGATGACCCGGTATTGACCTATATCGATGATGACGGGCAGATGGTGGAACCAATGTATTATGCACCGGCAATTCCGATGATTCTCGTCAATGGAAGCAAGGGTATCGGAACGGGATTTAGCACGGATATCATGCCGCATAATCTGCTTCAAATCATTCAGTATATTCGTGCGATGCTTACGGAAACTGACCGTCCTACGATTGAACCTTACTTCAAGGGGTTTAAAGGGACGATACGGAATATTGGGTCTTCTGCTCCGACGGTTAACGCATCCTCCGCTTCCGCGATTTTGCCTGCGGGTTCGCCTGCAGGTGCTTTCACAGCCTCCGCGAAGTATCTCATCAAAGGAACCTACGAAATCATTGCTGACCGTAAAGTCCGCATCACCGAGCTCCCGATTGGAACATGGACAGATGATTATAAGCAGTTCCTGGAAAAGTTGATGGACCTCCCGGTGGCGGACAAGGACAAGGACAAAGGTGGAGGAGCCGGATCCGTCCCTGTCCTTAAAGAGTATACGGATATGTCAACCGACGCGGTCGTGGATATCACCGTTACATTTCATCCCGCATATCCACACACACCGAAGGACCTTCAAGCCGCAATCATTGACGCCGATGCTGGGACTAACAAACTGGAGAAAATCCTCGGATTATTCACGACGCAAAGTACTACGAATATGAATCTCTTCGACGCACGCGAGAAACTGCGTAAATACGCGAACATCTACGACATCATTGAAGACTACTACGTGGAACGTCTGGCTCTCTATTCGAAACGCAAAACGGCAATGTTGGCGCAACTCGGGAATGAATTGCGTGTACTCACGAATCGCGCTCGATATATCCAGGAGATTCTGGATGACAAATTGGAGTTGCGACGCCAATCAAAAGACGCGATTCAAGCAAAGATGACAGCGCACGGTTACGAACACATCGATGGAGACACTGAATATAAATACTTGCTGAAGATGCCGATGGATAGTGTCACGGATGAAAATGTCAGGCACCTTCTTGGCGAACGTGACTCCAAGCAGGCGCAACATCAGCAACTTACAGATACATCGATTCAGACGTTGTGGATCAAGGACTTGGATGAATTGGAATCGGAGTATCGAAAGTGGGCGGCGGCGGCGGATATGGCGTCGACGGCAAGCGGTGTAGGAGGAGGCGCAGCAAGCAAGAAGAAGATGGTAATCAAGCGTAACTAATGCTCGGGGGCGTTTCATTTCGCTTTGCTTTGCTCGGCTGCGTCTCATTTCGCGTTGCTCCATTCGTCTCGCCTCGCCCTCTATTATATGATGCCATATACGGAGCCATATACGGATCCACACACACACACACACACACACACACACACACACACACACACACCCAATAATAAAAAACAACACATTTTTTATTATTATTGAGTCAAAATCGTCCCGGGCGAAAGGAGGCGAAGCCGAGTGGAGCCAAATCGTGCCAGGCGAGCTCGGGTTCCAGGATGCGAAGCATTCTTTCACCCGGGCGGGCGAGCAATTAGAACCAAGGTTTCAATTCCAATGTCTTATGCTTGTAATCCGAGAAATTCGGGCGTGCAATCGGAGTATACATACTACTAACATCCCGCTTATACTGGATATAACCCTCCGCCTCGCCGTGTATTCTAGGAACACAATATTCAAATACTAATTCATTCAATTCAATAATCTGCTGGCGGATTTCAGTCGGAGCATTTGTCGCATTTTGGAGAAAGATGGTGCGCATAATGATACGCAATGTATCGCAATCCTGCTCTCCAATAACGTATTTTCCATTGGAACGCTTATATACACCAGCGCGAACTCCGTTCTGGATAATCTGCATATTCTCTTTACTAAAAAATGCGTTGGATAGATGTGTATTTTCCCATATCCCGTTTAAAGCGTCGCGGTAGGTGACACACTGATGGACCGGGTTTTTATCATAAAGCGCGAATTGGTCTTGTGTGGGGGGTGTTACAATATCAAGACGTCCATTTTTGGGTTGACCTATGAATGTATGTTCTGGAACTGCGTTGTAGTTCATGTCTTCTGTATATTCTTCTGTATATTCTTATACTATTAATATACTATTAATATACTAATATATACATAATATTTCTCTAAATACAATACAATACAATACAATACAATACAATACGGTACAATTCTTTTTATATTTATAATATATAGTCGTAGACAAAACTAAACAAATCATGGATTTCATTTCAGGAACTAAAAATGTAGGTTCAGCAGCAGGTATAGGTAGTTCCGGGTCTGATGCAGGTTCTGGTAGTGACGGAGGCAGTGGGATGTTTAGCAGTTTTTCCAATTTATCTCTACAGAAGATGGTTATGTTATTAGCGATGATTGCCTTTGTTATTTCGGTAGGAACAGTCGCTATTTTGTTGTGGAAATCGAAGAGTTCGCAGAAATGGCCGCCTGAAATATCGAAATGCCCGGACAGGATGAAGTTTGATGGAACAAAATGTACCGATCCTTATGGATTAGGTGCGGCCGAGCATACTCCAGGTGCCGATAATTGTGCTAATTACAACGCCTTTAAAGGTACCGACAAGGTCTATTCGAATGTACCCGGATCAGATGGATATATACCGTGGGAAGGAATCTTGGACGGAAAGGCTTCAAAAAGTGCATCGTTGAAGTGTTTATAATGGAATGGAATAGAATATGTAATGTAATCACAGCAGTATTTACATTACAGCGAACGACCCGGCGAACGACACGGAAAACGACCAGGTGAGTGAGTGAACCGTTCGCACGCGAACGAGTGAACGAACGAACAATTAGAACCGATACGCCCCGGGTGAAGCACCAGACGCCTGGGTAGCCACAGCCGGAAGAGAGTCAGATGCGGAAAATGAACCAGCCTTCATATTTCCAGTGACGCACATGGAGTAAAACAGGCGACTCTGAAAATACATAAGCGCATAGACCAAGATCATCAAAAAGGAATAAAATGTGCTCATTATTGTGACCTTCCCCCTAAATAGCATAACAAGTGCAGATATGAATCCTAGACCGGCAACCGCCAAAAATATGAAATTAACAACGGTAAGCCAATAAAAAAGGAGACAATAATCCTTATCAAGAGGAGCAAATAAACTTTGAATAGAATCCATTGATTGATTGATTGATTAACTGGTTATAATATATAAAAAGAAAAAACATATGATAATAACCAAAGAAATATAACAACAATCGTAATAAAATAAATGTCTTTATCGGGTGCCGCAGGCGCATCCGCAGCTGGCGCATCTACGTCCACGAATTATAATACGTACCTAGGTCGCGAGACCATATACAATAATATACGCGACTTTCTCGCATTATTTCAAAAAAACAAGAGCGACCTTACATTTAAGCGTGGGGTCTATATCTACGGCGCACCTGGATCAGGTAAAACCGAGTTCGTTGTCCGTCTTCTAAAAGAACTAAACTACGACATTATTAAATACGATGCGGGAGATATCCGTAATAAGTCTATTATTGACTCCATCACTCAGCACAATATTTCCGATAAAAATATAATGTCGATCTTCCAGCGTAAAATCCAGAAAATCGTCATTGTAATGGACGAGTTAGACGGAATGAATAATGGGGATAAAGGCGGAATTACGTCACTGATTAAACTCATTCGTCCTAAAAAGACGAAAAAACAGAAACAGGAAGAGATAACGATGAATCCCATTATATGTATCGGAAATTACCACATCGACAAGAAAATCAAGGAACTCATGAAAGTCTGCCACGTATATGAGTTGAAAACGCCCACCCCGACACAAATGTCGCAATTGGTGGATATGACGATGCCTAACCTTGATATCGGGTTACGTAAAAGCGTCATAACATTTATCCAAGGTAATTTACGCAAATTGAATGCCGTCGCGGAAATGAATAAAACCCCAAACACCATTATATCCAATAATATTCTTCACGCGATTTTCCAACCAAAGACGTATAATGAGGATATTAAGAAAGTCACGCAGAAATTATTCAATACAGCGTACCCCATCTGCGACCACAATACACTGATCAATGAGACTGACCGAACCACGATCGGTCTCTTATGGCATGAGAATGTGATCGACGTGCTTGAAAAAATGCCTGTCTCAGTGTCGGTTCCCTTTTATCAATTGTTACTGGATAATATTTGTATGGCCGATTATTTCGACCGTATCACGTTTCAGAACCAGATTTGGTTATTTAATGAATTATGTTCACTCATTAAGACGTTTTACAATCACCATTTATACCATCAATCATTCCCGAAAAAGACGAGGTTTAACCCTACAGAGGTTCGATTTACGAAAGTTCTCACCAAATATAGCACTGAATACAATAACCTGCTTTTTATACAGAATTTATGTATTCAATTATCGATGGACCAAAAGGATCTCTTCGCATTCTTTTTGACGCTTCGGAATCAGTATCCCGAGGATGAAATCCCGCGGATCCTTGAAACGTATGATATATCCAAATTGGATGTGAATCGTATTTACCGTTATTTAGATAAATATATGGCGAAACCGGAACAGTCGTCGGCGTCGTCGTCTGCGTCGTCGTTGTCGTTGTCGTTGTCGGCAGGAACGATGGCAGTAGCAGGAGATAATTTGATGAATGATGATAATACGGATTTACTAGACTAGTTGTTCCGGCCCGGTCGGCGCTACCGCGTTTGATATGTATCAAAAAGATATAAGAAATATTTAGAAACATATTTAGGTAATGGGCGCTTCTATTTCATTTGATTCAAAATATAAACTTATCCTTGACGCCGAAGTAGAGTGTATTTCGAATACCAAACCGTCCGCGTCTAAGTCTAAGTCTAAGACGGCGTCAGATTCCGGGTCAGGGTCAGAGTCCGGGTCTGGGTCTGATTCTGGATCCGGATCCGGATCTGACAGTGAGGATGAGACCAAGATATTCACAGTAAAACTCACCCCGGAAATCATCGGTTATATTCGCACATATATTCGCGACAATGATTTCCTGGATATCATGGATACAATAACCGAAATCGAACTGAATGAATATGGTCACGGTCCGGATTCAGCGCTTGTATTTGATTCACAATCTGTAATCTATAATATCAATGATAATAAGATTGAGGCGTCTGGTGAATGGGAGTATATCGCGGCTACACCTATCAAATCAGTCCCCACCATTTCTATGAAGAGTAGTCGCAAACATAAATCAAAGGGAGGTAGTAGTAATAGTCGCAGTCACGACGACAACAACGACAACGACGACAATGACTCACGTTCAAAGAATAATAACAATAATGGATTTAAGACGAAGGATGATGAGTTGGCACTTTCAGAGATTGAAAACATCATTTCCGATAGATTTAAGGAGTATAGCAAACATCGGGATTTCGTCATTCACGAATCAAAAACGAGTACGCTTATTTTGAATATTCATAGTGTTGAAATTGTCAAGGATTGAGCGTGCGTATGTGACTGCATGCATGCGTTATTATTATTATTATTATTATCATTATTTGTGAAATATTCGCATATAATAATATTTATTTATGTTTCATTGATTTATGTTTCATTGATTTATGTTTCATTAATCTACATCATTACAACTTCAGTAACAGAGTAACTGTTGTCGTCGTCATGTCCGTCGTCGTGTCCGCCACCGTCGAGTTGTCTACGTAATTCACGGTTTTCTTGCAATAATTCCTCATATCGTTCTAAAATATCCTTTTCAACAATACTAGTTCTGATACCACTATTCGATTGTTTCAATGAATTTAGTTCGGTCATCATTTCATTAATCTGATTATCACGAGAACTTACTTCTGACTGTAAATTCTGAATAATCTGAATAACTTGTTCGTTTGTCAATGTAACCGGGTCTTTACCTGGTTGCTGTAATATAATTTGCCCGCCGCCGCCCCCCCCTTGACCTTTCGCGGTCGCATCCGCCATCATCTTTTCTCGATCAATCTCTAATTGACGCGTCTGTGCGATAACATCCGGTTTCATTTCAGGTCGTCCCGGCGCATAATCCTCCAATAATTTCTCCAAATCTACCATATAAAACCGGCGAAGATCATTATCCTTAATGAAATCCATCACTTTCTTCGGTGAATCGCGGACAATATCCGGGTTGGCGTTAACAAGCAATTTGCGTTTATCAAATGTATTATGTTCATGCGAAAAAACGAGAATCACCTTCATCGGATTCAATTGGACGAACGGGACAGTATAATCCTTCAAAAATGCACGCTCTTCCGCCAAACACGCATCATCATTATATCGGTTGTTCTTCAACAACTTGCGCTTGAACGCGAATGTTCCGGCCGTTGCATGATTCGGACCATACGGTCCAAAACGCTTCATTTGCCCGATATGCTTGAAATAAATATAGATCTCGCTTGAACCAGCGCACAATGCTTCAGGATGACTAACGAGCATCTCTACCGCGTGCGATACACGCTGTGGGGGATAATAATCATCGTCATCCATATATACCAGAATCTCACCACGGGACTTATCATGCAGCAAGTTGCGTTTCTTCCCCAGAGTCATTTTCGTATCATACTTGAAATACTTGACTCGCGGATGATGCGCCACCATATCCTCCACGGGGTCGGTTCCGTCGTCGATAATAATCCACTCCATTCTATCATGCGGGTAATCCTGATGATCAAAACACTTTATCATGGCGTTAATAAACGGGCGACGATTAAATGTGGGGGTGCATACACTCACAAAAGGGTATTTTTTAAAATATTCAGGGGATGATTTGACAGGTCCTGCGGATGATGATGCGGCGGTCATTGCAGCGTTCTTGTTTTTACCGCCCATATTGTATATAATTTATTACAATATAATCGTTTATGTCGTTTATACGCAGATTATACGCACGCCGCGCCACGCCGCGCCGGACTATGCACCCCAGTTTTTGATTTTATCGATAAACTCCATTATTCCCTTCCAATATGTGGTTAAGTAAAGTGTCAATAGAACAAGAATTACAATTGCAGCGACATTAATATCAAGACCTTCGAACGCGTAAAACATCAACACTAAATTAAAGAAGAAGAAGATAATCGGGACATATTTCGCATATAATAAGCGATACTCGTCCCAATGAAGAAACGGATATATAAAGAAAGTTCCAAAAAATTGGATAAGTTGTATGATATATACAACAATCGGTAAAATCCCTATAAATCCGAATCCAGTAAATAACGACCATAAAAAACCGCCGATAAATTCTTTACGATGTTCGGTCGGATTCAAAACCATACCAAGAAAGGTCATAAATAATGGACCACCGCCTATCGCAAAAAACGCGAATAACAAAAACACAAACGGCGTCAATAAAATCATCAACGGTGATACGACGTCGTATAGTTCTCTCGGGATACTGTTCGTGAGTTTTGTTATGTAGTTTAGTACATACAATATCATTGCACGGTCTGATGCAAACGTGAAAATAAATGCGTTGTTAACCCATTGCTTAAAACGTGCTTTAATGAAATCCCCATTCAGAAGATTTACCTTAGTTACACCTTCATCCACACTTTCTTTCACCATATTTACCTCATCTTTTGTTAAACAAAACCATTTAAAAATATAAGTATCCAAAATAATCGCGATCTTCAGATATATCTTTTTAGCACTTGAAATTTTAGGGTCGTCTGCAATACCGCCGAATTTATCTTGACAGTCGATTTCACATTCCGTATATTCACTCGTATAACAATATGGCCATTCGCGTCGTTCAGTCGGGAAGAGTTTCGGCAAATTTAAATTATTAATTCGGATACTCTTGGGGTCGGTATAAAAGAGGATATTCACACAAATAATCGAAATAATTACGGTTTCGATGAAAAGGGAAAGCACGTTTATCCCGAATTCCTTTAATGCAGCAATGTCAAATAATGATTTTGGAGCAGCCTTTTGTTTCTTGTCCTTGTCCTTGTCCTTGTCCTTGTCCTTGTCCTTGTCCTTGTCCTTGTCCTTGTCCTTGTCATTGTCCTTGTCCTTGTCCTTGTCGTCCCCCCCATCAGGAAGCATTCCGCCCACTTTGCTAAATGTGCCTCCGATGCCGCCTTCGCCATCTTCGCCTTCACCGTCTTCACCTCCGTCTTTCTTTACTTCTTCTTCGTCATCGGCCATGTTATTATTCAAATACTAGTTATAATAATAACATATAATAATCGCGCGGCACTTATCGCGCATCGCTTAGGTCGCGCGCCCGCTTTAGCGTGCATCGCTCTTTCCTACCCGCGGCGCTTATCGCGCATACATCAATCCGCAATTCCCCGAAACAAATGTCAACACATTATATCTCTCTTCTAAAATATGAAAATCGTAGCTATAATGATAAATATTAACATTCGGTTTATTCATTCCGATGATTTCCTTCGTATTCGGATTACAGATCATTTTCACTTCGGCCGAGGGATCCAGTGGCGGGTATATCGTCGTCAATTCAAGTTCGATTTGGTTAAACTTACTCATATTGATTGCACCGCTTGGTTGTAGGTCATACGGGTCAGAATTCAGGCAGAAATTATAACAGTAAATCCCTGGTTTCGCACACCCGCGGGTGCGTGTATATTTCTCTACATAATTATAGACTCCTGCATCCAGCAAATTCTCTCGGTATTTACCATTCAAAGAGATACCCAACATCTGTAAAATGTCGCGTTCGTTCTCTGACTGAAAATCCCCTGTAATATGAAGACCAGTGAGGCGTTTATCGCCCGGATTGATGCCCGGTCCAATACCGTTCTTAGGTCCATTTTTGTCATAATAATACTGGTCAAATGGATAAGACGTCGTCCACACTGTGGTACTAATATCACTCGTCTTTGAAACATTCTCGTCAAATGCGGTGGGTTTCCAATCATCATCCGTCGGCGCAGGAATGATATCATACGGGAGGTAATTATAAGGCCAGTTCGTATAATTGCTCCATTCATTTCGCAAATTCACATCACTCCGTTGAAAAAACATCGTCCATGATGCGACCATCCCCATCGAATTCTCTATCTTGATTTTCCGATTTCCAGTAACATCATTAAACGTCCAATCATAATGCGACTTAATCAGATACTTCTGCTGGTTGGCCGCAAAGACTTTAGACTCATCATCCGAGAGAAAGCAGTAGGTCGCCATTAAATGGACATCCGCATTCCAATCCGCGCGAATACTAGGATATGAATTCAGACTCAAGTCAATACTTGGTGGCGGGTATAAAAAATGCCACATTTGATGAAGAGGATTCGTGAAATCGGGTTGGACGACGGGCCAATAATTGACCGAATCGCCTACATCACGTATAGTGAATAGGTCCTTTACGGGCCGCAATGTAACATCGATTTGAAGTTGGTTATACTGAAGACACACAAGGGGGAACGCCATTTTGGAAGAAAGCGTGAACCATGCGTTAATCGGGATATACAATTTCCGACCGCGGATAGACGGTTCGGCGCCGGCAATATTCGACGTTCTATATGCGTTCGGATACTGGTTAAGACGTGCACCCGAACAACCTGGATTGTATAATTCAGGGACATGACCGGTCATCTGGTTATATAATTCGCGCTTGGTTTTATCCATATCACGTTCTACAATCGCCATCAAGTTATTTCCGGTGAACCTTTGAAGGGTCATACCACCGACAGAAATCACGATTTCTTTAATCATTTGTGTACCCAAATTTTCAATCCACCTGAACTCATACGGCGCCCACATATCTCCCGCAGTCGTCGGCGGGTTTATCGGACTCCATATTGTGGGAAGAGTGACACAGACATACGTATCCATAAGTAACTCCGCATATCGTGGCACATAAAACGTGAATTTGGATTCTTCAGATAAACGGAGTTTTTTCTGTCCGTCGAAATCAAGTCTAAACTTTTGAAGACCGAAATTCGTATATTTAAGATAAGTACTCTTGAAAAACGATTTTTTGGGGTTACCGTTCAAAATAACATTTTGATTGCCAGTTGCGACCAGGTTTAGTAATCCACCTGTCATTTAGTATTTATATTATCTCTTTGTATTATCTGTTTGTAATATCTTTGTATATCTCTTTGTAATATCTTTATATAAAATATATAACCTTATATACAAAATAAAGAGATACATATATCTCGTTTATCCATGTCGTTAATAAGATCCATTTCCATAGAAGTTCTCTTTATTTCATTTATTATATTGTTCATCGCAATATGGCAGGTGTCGGGGTTAATACAATCACGTAGTATTTCGCGCAACAATGAAATATATAAGATACGTGAAGGTCTGCAGAATGAGGATGCTGTCGTGGCGTCAGCAGCAGCACCGGCAGCGGCATCGAAAAATGACAATCCACTAGATAAAGCAATGTCTATTTTAAACAGTTCCGGTGGATCCTTTTTAAATAAACTACCGGATTTGCAGTTATCTACAGAAGGGTTTACACCGAGCACAAGCGAGAATGAGATGACAATAAACCAACGTCGTCAAGTGCGGACTGCATTGGATGGTGCATCGGCACCTGCTGTACCCGTACCCACACCACCCGCACCCGCACCCACACCGACCGTCAGCAGTGTAAAGGAAGGTCTCGATAATCCCGACCAGGAATCCAAAAAAATGATAGACAATAAACTGACATCTATGAATCCAGAAGATAGTCAAAGTCGGTTCAAACTCCGGGACTATTACATCAAGTCGGCCTATAATGCGTTTAATCCAGATAAATTCAAGAATTCGACAGTGAGTATGGATGCGTGCCTCTATGTTCTCGCACGTGGTTGCCGCGTTATTGATTTTGAGGTGTTTTCAGTGGAGAACCAACCCGTTATTTCGTCATCATCCGTGAATTCATTTAATTATAAGGAGACATATAATCACATTCCTGTTTCAGAAGCGTTTGAAGTATTAGGCAGTTATGCATTCTCCGGTTCAAAATGCCCCAATCCCAACGATCCATTTATTATTCATATGCGTATTATGTCACGCAATGTGACGATGTACGACAATCTCGCGAAAATCATCTCGCAAAGCAAGACGATGGCGCGTAATCTACTGGGTTCAAAATACGGGCGCGAATACCATTCCAAGGATTTAGGTGACGAGGATGTAACTTCATTCATGGGAAAGGTTATCTTGATGGTGGATGGAACGAATGACGTATATCGCAATACCAAATTATTCGAGTTGATGAATATGAGTTCAAATTCGATGTTTCTCTCGAAATATACATTTTTCGGCGTGAAAAATGTCGGCGATCCACAAGCATTTAAGGATGCGAATAAGAAGAATATGTGCCTCGTAGTTCCAGATAAAAGCGGTCGTCCACAAAATGACGGACATAACGGTCCATTTACATGGGGGTGTCAAATAGTGACAATGTGCTTTCAAGAAGAGGCGCGTGACGAGAAACTGAAAGCTTACGAGGATAAATTCGCGTCGGTTGGTTATGGATTCATATTGAAACCAGAGGATTTACGGTATGTCCCGATTACAATTGCCCCTCCCGCACCGCCCGATCCGAAATCGTCGATGGAGGCGAGACCAGCCCAAGCAGCCGGAGGGTTCAAATTCACGATGTAACCGGAACCGGGCGGGGCGGACCGACCGCCAATATTATATTGTATATCATTATTATATCACTCTATTGTAAGTATAATAATGCCAGGGAAATACAAACACGTCGATAAAGACCAAACATATGAAGAAAAAGAATTAGAAATATTGCGTCAGGCTGTCGATGTTGTTGAAAACCGAAAAGGTGGCGAAGTTATGCGTGACCCCGAAGTAAAGAAAATCATATCGATTGTAGAGGATTTTATTGCCAAAAAGAAACTTGTTTGTTATGGAGGGACCGCTATCAACAATATCTTACCTGAAGACTCGCAGTTTTACAATAAGGATATTGAATTACCGGATTACGACTTTTATTCAGACAATGCACTTGACCACGCGAAGGAGTTGGCCGATATTTATTATAAAGCCGGGTATGAAGATGTTGAGGCGAAATCCGGCGTCCATCATGGAACATATAAAGTCTTCGTGAATTTCACCGGGATTGCGGATATCACCCAAATGGAATCTGACCTGTTCAAGGCGATCTCAAAGGACGCTATTATTAAAAGTGAAATACGGTATGCTCCACCCGACTTTCTTCGGATGGCAATGTATTTAGAATTATCACGACCGGATGGCGATGTATCACGATGGGAGAAGGTCCAGAAACGATTGACGCTTTTGAATACGCATTATCCTCTTAAGGGGTATCAATGTGATAAAATAGAGTATCAGAGAGGGTTTGAAGGTTCGACGGATAAAAATACGGGGGAGATCAGTGTCTCGCGAACGAGGTCTCGGTCACATGTCAAATCTGCGTCCCGGTCCCGGTCCCGGTCCCGGTCGAAGTCCGAGTCAGTGAAAACAGGCGGCGGAATATTCAAAAGTGAAACTAGCGTAAAACGGAAGGCTATCACTCAAGTCAAACGCAAGTATCATACTCTGGCGACGTATATGCGATATTTGTTTCATACGGCAAATAAACACGAAGAAACCATCGGGGATTATACATATACGATTGAAGAAGATAAGGTGACTCATCGGTATAACCTAAATGTAAAATACGAGAGATTCCTTCAAGACGATGATGAATTTGTTATTTATTCTATGTCGTCGAGTGATATTAAAAAGGATGCACCGTCGAAAAAGGGTCATCGGGATGAGGGCGATGACGACGATGATGACGATAGTGTAAGCGATGACAGTGATGACGAGGACGATGACGAGGACGATGACGAGGACGATGACGACGAGTCCCGGTCCAAGTCCAAGTCCAAGTCCAAATCCCGGTCCAAGTCCCGGTCCAAGTCCCGGTCCAAGTCCCGGTCCAAGTCCCGGTCCAAGTCGTCCGACACGCATTATTCCGTAAGTAAATCCAATATTTCATATTCTACCAACCGAGAGATGCTTCTTGATCAAACAGATATCTATAATATTGTGCGCGACGTATTTATCAAGAATCGCGCAGTATTTTTCGGCGGGTATGCGAATATCCTATATTCCCGTTATATGCCAAAACAACAACGACGTATCATCCATAAAATCCCCGATTTCGATATTCTCTCGGAAGACCCTCGTTCATTGTGCGAGGAGGTTGTCCGTGAACTAACGGCGCACAAATACACCGGCGTCAAATATACGAAGCATAAGGGCGTCGGTGAAGTCATATCCGAGCATTATGATATCCGCGTTGGTGAAGAAGTAATTGCGTTCTTATACAAACCTCTTGCATGTCATAGTTATAATACAATACGGATTGACGGTGGTGGTGATGACGACCACTCATCTAAGAATGATTCGTCTAAGAGTCATACAATCCGTATTGCGACGATAGATACAATGTTGAGTTTTTACTTGGCATTTATTTATGCAGACCGAGTGTACTACGACATCAACCGTATTTTATGCATGTCACAGTTTCTCTTCGATGTCCAGCAACATAACCGCCTCAAACAGACCGGATTATTACGGCGTTTCAGTATCAATTGTTATGGAAAGCAACCGACGCTGGAATCCATGCGATTTGAGAAGACGAAGAAATATGAAGAATTGAAGAATAAGCGGGATTCACGGGAATACGAGGAGTGGTTCTTGCGGTATATTCCGTTGGAGAATTCGAAGACAAAGGCGACCGGGAAAGGAGCGACCGGGAAGAAGAAGACGCAGAAGGTTGCTGTGACTAAGAAAAGTGCCAAAGGGACGCGGCAACGCGATAAAAAGAAGGATGAATAGATATTTTATTTTTTGGTTCGAATACGTTTCTTGATATTACGTGATTTATTTCTACGGGCTCTTGATTTATTTCTACGGGCTCTTGATTTACCTCCGCCTATAGATAGTAGGCGTGGACATACCCCTCCAATTAATTTTTTTATTTGCATCAGATATTCTTTAACGTTTTTTATCATATCAATATTATATTGGTCGTTGTGCACCTGTTGTTGTAATATAGGTAACAATCTATCAAAATACGTCTTTGAATTAAATAACATATTGCGCGCTCGTTCCGATAATTCCGGATTATCAATATATTTTTTGTGAAATAAAAAATACATAATTCCTATACTATATAAGATATTCGTATCATCGGGTTTACTCACGAGTTCACCTTCATAATATGTAATAGCTGGTATAAATTGGGGTATAAGTAAAATCAATGATATTTTATTTACATGTTGGATTATTTCAATATTTTCAAATCCGGAGTCTCGTTCAAACAACATATCAAGAGTTTGTTTTTGAGTATCCGATTTATCGTGATAATTATATTCCCATACTAAACCATTATAATAAATCATGTTTAATTGTAAGTATGCACGTCTTACAGTCTCAATTTCCTGAAGTTCGCTATTTATTGACCGAATAACATGTTTAATTTCTCTAATTCCTTGATCAAACAACTGTTGCGCCATTAGTATACGTGTTTTTACATCATCTTTTTCGAGAAACATGTCAAATTGTTCAGGTTTTAATTGTTTTGCTTTTAAAACTGATATATGCGCCATCCATAATCCGGCTTCTTTATATCCATCGCCATTCCAATAAGATTCAGAATACAATTCATACGCATCATCAAACTCACCTGCTTCGTATTTCGTATAAGCATCCGCACTAAGAAGTTCAAGACGCGTGATTCTTTGTTGCGGTGTTTCATCTTCATATTCTTCAAGTTGTGGTGGTCTTTCTTGTAGTGATTGATAACCACCTTTGCATGTCGCAGGTCTATACTGAACTGAAGGTGGATTTAGTGGTTTATATCCTCCTCTATCGAGTGTAGCATCCGTAAAAGGAGCAAATCTAAACATTATTACATTATCCCTATATAATAATGATTCCTACCTCAAACCTTCACCCAATTTATTGAATATCTTCATAATCACGAAGAATGAACTTGCAAACATAGCACTAGTTCCGATAAGTCCGATCATTTTGAAGTTACCGTCTTCGCCGAATAAGGATGGCAAAAAATGAAGCAGTTGGGCGCGAAAAACAGGCATCTGAAAAATGAAATAGAGAACTCCGAGAAGTATCGGCATTTGAAGATCATAATAAATCGCCTCGATTGTATCAAGTTGGTTGGACTGGCGAGCGTTGGCGCGCACGATATTTTCCATAGATGTGTGTTCGCGGATATAGTCGCCGCCACCGCCTCCGCCCGTACCTCCGCCACCCCCACCACCTTCAAATGGCGGCACATAATTCGGTCTCGCCTGGTCGTCATGCGTAAATGAATTCGGATTCATCGGAATATCTCTCGTAGGTATCATTGTCATTCCATTCGCACTGGCGCGCTGGACGCCTTGAAGCACTTCATTCATTACATTCCCGGGGATTTGTTGCGAATGTTGCTGATTTTGAAATGACGGGTCGGCGCTTACATTTGGAGAGTAGATGAGTGGTGCTCCACCTCCGCCTCCACCGCCCCCATAATTTCCGCCTAAACCGGCTGTTTGACTACTTAAAGGCAAATCGTCAATACTAGTTGTATCGCTCATCGCGTAGATTAGGATGAATAATAAGAATAATAATTAGAATATATTTATAACAAGATTGATATCATAAATATATTACGCACATTCCATTTCATTCCATTCCATTGGTGCTTCAATATGTACGAAACCCGAGCGGAGCAGAGCGTGTGGAGTGGAGCAGAGCGCAACGAAACGAGCGGCGACGCGAGAACTACTTATGCAACTGCACATCCCTCTTCCCTGCATCACACTTCACCGTTTTCGGTGTGTATTGATAACATTTGTCGTCCAATTTATACGTGTCTTTCTCTAAATCCTTGAGTGGTGGAGCCCGAAAAGCAATACACGATCTGTCTTTACACGCCTTCCGAAATAGCGATGCGATACCTAAACCAAGTATAATAGATATAATAGTGCGTCCGGTTTCTGTATGGAGAAGTCTTTGAAACCCCATTCTTGTTTTTGTTATATAAGTATTCTAATATATACAGTAGATATAAATTAGACTGCGTGTGTGTGCATGCGTGCATCTTACTGAACAGGAATCCTCTTCACAGCACCCTTCGCCTTTGCACAACTCACCTCCTTTGCATCAAATGTGAAGCAGTTGTCGGCGTTATCTTTATACTGAAATTTATCAATATTATCGGGTGTCGGATACACGTAAATCACCTTGGGGTTAGGAACCGAGATATAGACATAAAATAGTCCGATAGAAAGACTGATAAGGAAAATGGGAAAATTGATGTGATTAAATATATTCATTATTGCTATATTATACTGCGATAATAATCGCGTCGGCGTGCATTGTGCACCGGCGTGCATCGGTGTATTTACGGCGGAGATTAGGGTGCCGGTCGTCCTCGTGCGGCTCCACCGCCACCGCCACCAGCACTACCAGGCGCAGCAACCACCCCCACCGGTTTCGTTATCACCCGATTATCCGCAATCCAATTCGGCATAATCACCGGCATAAATAACTCATGATGGCTATATCTCTTCTGTGACAAGTAAAATTCGGTGTCGTTATACATTTCAACCAATGCACCATTAGGATTTTCACATGTCTCTACTTGCGAATAAACGTATTTCGTTTCTCGCATCTTCAAGAACGCAGGTTCAATATCCTGCTGATAAAGCACAAGAATATCATCAATAATACTGCGGTTTTTCCATTCTGATTCCCGGAACTCGACCATATACGTCTTAATCTGCGCGATTTTCTCGGCAATAACACGCGTATGTATATCTGTATCACGCTGGATGTCATCATTATCAGTCACGCTTAAATAATACGTGCGAAACTCGGCATACATTTTCAATTGCTCCTGTAATTTATGTTGGACGATCTCGAATTGCTTGACAAGTTCGTCCTCACTTATAAAACTGAATAGGAGATCCAACTTCATCCGGATGATTTCATCCTTCGTCGCGCGAACTTCATCCAACGACTCGTTCATCAATGACTCTAAACTGATATATTTACCGCGCATGACTTCGATATGAAACCCGCATGGTTGAGAGATATTCCCGCAAATCGCCTTTAATTTCCCGTCGGTTTCGGTGAAAATAGACCCGCCTTCTTGCTTGCACACAATACACGCGGGTTTGATAATTGCTAGACGTTTGGTCTTTTGTTGTGCAGACAAGGTGTCCCATTTGATAAGGGGGTCATTCATTAGACGTTGCCGACGTTTCTCAAGTGCGGAATTGTATTTTTCTTTCATCGAATAATAACCGTGGATTGCATTGTTGATTTTCACTTGGTCTTCTTCGGGGATGAGTTGGTAGGGGTAGATGAGTCCGCGGAACTCATTTGGGTCGGCTGCACGCTGGATATGCTTTTTAAGCGCATCTTCTTGCTTGCGCGACATTTCAAGAAGGACACGGGTCGCCTTTTTCAGATTATCGCGAGTATCCTGGGTCTTTTTCTGGGCGATAATGCGGGATGCTGCACTACTACTTCTACCGTTACCTGCGATGGCACTCCCCGCACCTCCCCTTTGCCAACTTCGCTCTTGTATCGCCTCATGTAGGTCTTGGTATATTGATGCCGATGCAGACATTGTTATTGTATTGTAGGTATTTATTTACACGATTTAATATTTAAGCGTGATATAATTATATAACAAATATATAATTTATTCATTATTCATTATCATAAAATGACTACACGTAATCTTATCAATTTCTAGTCGTTTTTTATATTCGTTCCACGTTAGACGTTTTGTTATAGTATTCGGTTTCGCCATCAATATTTCTTTCGTTATATCATCGTGGTGCTTCCATAATTCATAGATAAGGTGTATTCTACTCTGTAATTTCGTATTGTTTTTAACGACGGATTTATACCATAACAAAGAATGACTCATGCATTCCCTACACGGAACTGACCTTATTATCATTACGATTGCCGTACACACTCTTTCAAAATCTTCATTCGTCAATTTGGGAGTTTTTATAGATTCAACTAAATTGTGTAATACGTACCATATTTTACTTCCGTTTTTTTTGATATTATTGGTGCATCCTTGACTTCGGTGTAAATTACATGAGATACAACTATCGGCAATCGGTTTAATTTTAGTTATTATATGACTATTATTACGGTTGTCGTATGTATTAATATCCGGTAATTTAATTGACTCCATAGACGATTGTCGCATCAACATCGGTTTTAGTATCGGCGATACTTTCGGTGTCTCCGATTGCGAAACATTCGATAATATTCTTTGATTTTTATTTTGACCCATTAGGTAATTAAACATCCCGACTATATTATTACGCGAATTGTTTTTATGTATTACGTGTACTTACGCACCCTTACGTGTACTTACGTGTATAATAGTCCTCTTCGGGTCCTTTCCACGCCGGCAGATTGGTAAGTGTCCCCATTCCATTCCCCGCAGGGTGTGTGCGACAATCCATCGGGATGCCCTTACTTTGTGCATAATGCGTGGCGTTTACCATCTTTAGTTTCGAGAGAATATATTCTTGCTTCTGTCGATTCTTCGCGTCTACTTCTTCCGGGGTAGGTTTGCCTTTATACCTAATATATAGTAATACGCCTAAACATACAAAGAACGCCACCCCCATCATAAAATTAAACGATCGTGCATTGTAAAATTCTTTGACATTATGACACTGTTCGAGAGATTTACTTAAAAAATACCGCACACCTGGTTCGGTGAGGGAAGGGGCTGGTGCATTATGATCCATACTGCACTGTCACTGGTTCGCTCTATCGCTCTCTACTATACACTAAAAAAGAAAGAAGTCACGTTTAACGAATACACGACCTCGGGTACCTCGGGTAAATACTCGCATATAATAATCGCCGTATATTGTAATTAGTCGACGTCAATAACGCAATAATCATGGCGGAATTAAGTTCATCTGTAGCTATCGGTTTCTTTTTGGTATTATTTGCCGGTTACTGTTATTATAAATTCACCAAAAATGGGAATTTGAGCGCGGGGATCACCTTCCTATTCTTCCTCGTGTTGTTAATCGGCGAATATTTCATCAATCTCGCAATGTCGAAAGATGTATGCGGGTTCGACCAAGACAAAACGGCGTTATGGGCGACTGTGTTACCTTGGTTTCTTGTATTAGGCGTATTGAAGGCTGCACTTGTCGTATTCCCCGGATGGTTGTCACCATTCAGTAATACATTCGGTTATATTTTTGTGTCAGTAGCGACCGATTTGAAGGATGTATTTAACAATATATTAACTCCGCAATTTGATTTAGAACCAAAACCGGCGGGCAGCAGTGGTAAACAGACCGGCGGCGGTGGCGCCGAAAATAGCGCAGATATCCCCAAAGATGATGTCGCCAATAAACGCGATATCGGGCGCGCTTTAGAACAAATATATACCGATCAGTCCATTTTATTAAACGAACTCAATTTAGATAATCTTGACCGGTTCTGGGATAGTTTTAAAGAGTCTAAACTTCTTCGCCCGTCAGCAAAAATAGAAGACCTAGATAAAATCCGGAAATTCTTATTGATGAAAAATATCGTCGGCGAATTCGTCTGGTTGGTACTATGCGGTCTTTTAGTGGTTTCGATTAGTTATAATTATATACTGAATATTGGTTGTTCTTTTACACCTGAACAACAGAAGATACGCGCACAGGTGCTTAAAGAGAAGCAAGCGACGGTGGCGGCGGAGGCGGAGAAGAAGAAGAATAATGTGATGACGATCACTAGTTAAACGTCGCGATGTCGTTCCATTTCGCACATTCGTTGAACCTCCATTTCATTTCGGTTCCACTCATATGCTTCACGCCACTCCCTCGCTCCGTTCCTAGACTCGCGTCGCTACAGTCGTTTCACCTCCGCGTTGCTTCGGTTCCACTCCTTCCCACTCCGCTCGTATCTCTCGCGATATCGGACGGGAATTATGAAAATGTAATAAAATCGAAACCGGCCACGAGCGGGAGCGGAGCGGGAGCGGAGCGATTGGAGTCGAAGACGCAAAGAGCAAAGCGACGCGAGACAGGGTGAAAACGAAGCGAGTGGAACCGAAGCATCGCGAAGGTGAAACAAGCGAAGTTTGAACAAAGCGCAAGTCGGTAGCGAGGTTACAAAAAGATGCGCACCATCGGTCTAGATACATAATACACGGCGAGATATGAGAGAATTCCTAATATGATGGCCACCAACCAAATCGGAAGCACCGTCTTGCTCGAATATCCTACACCGAACTCCCGAAGACTGCCGTCGTCATTGTAGATGAAACTTGGATTGGCGTATTGAACAAGCATAAATACGATAGTATATAAAACAATGGCGGTACCTGCTAGATTATTCCGAATAAATGGTTTTATGGCGAACATGTTTCTTATTCTATTATACGATACTACTAATATAATGATACTACTTTTTATTCAGATTTTGTCCTGAATAAAAGGTATGCGGATGAAGCACTACTTTTTATTCAGATTTTGTCCTGAATAAAAGGTATGCGAGTGAGTATCTACTTTTTATTCAGATTTTGTCCTGAATAAAAGGTATGCGAGTGAGTATCTACTTTTTATTCAGATTTTGTCCTGAATAAAAGGTATGCGGATGAAGCACTACTTTTTATTCAGATTTTGTCCTGAATAAAAGGTATGCGAAAGCCGCGGTGATATCCGCGGATAGTATCTACTTTTTATTATTCATCATCCTCTGCGTCTTCTTCTTTCTTCGCCTTCGCCTTCTTCTTCTTTTTCGGTTTCTCTTCTTCGTCTCCTGCGTCGTCACCGCCACCACCATCGGCAGTTGCTTTTTGTATATTCTTCCATAGAGAAATAAAATGTTTAACTGCACAAATACCAACAGATAATAATTTCTTGGCTTCTTTATCGGCCTCTTTCATTTCATCTGATTTTTGTATTTTATTAAGAATCTCTAGTATTATTGACCCTCCTTTTAATACCAATACAATTGGAACTTTGCCGTTATCGTCTTTCTTATTGAATATACCCAAGTTTTCTACCGCCACATCCTTTTCCTTTTCTGAAGGATCTAGAATATAAGGGTGACAAAGTCCGAACATTGTCCCGAACCCAAAACTCATTACATACTCTTGATTTTCTTTATTCTTATTTAATTTTTCCATTTCCGACTTTAATATATCAAATCCTCCTATTGATTTGGCAGTTTCATTGTATTCTTCCTTTATTCCTGTGTTTTTTCCATCAAATTTAATATATTTACTCGCTACCGTTTTAATATTCTTCATCACCTTTTCTAAACTACCCTTTATATCCTTCTTATCAATCTTCGGTTCTTTAAATCCCATCTTAGCACACGCATCATCACCGCCACCCAACCCGAATCCTTCAGCGCCGCCCTTGAATATCAGCGTCGATCCGACAACAACCATAAACGCCGCAAATATGGTGATATCCCGTCGACGGTAATACAAATAAAGTAGGATCGCCGAGAGAATAATATAAATAATAATGCGTTGGTTCATTCTTTCGTTCTTTCGTTCTTTCGCACTGTGTGTCTTTATATTATTCAATGATTAAAAATATAGCGTCCACCATTAATCGTCGCCGCCACCGCCTTCACCGCCGCCACCCTCATCGCCTTCATCGTCATGTCGGTGGATATACGCTGTGTCATCATCCCCCGCCTCATCATCCTCTGGAATACCCGTCGACATATCCAATTCATGCGCCTCGATTTCGGCGCCGATCCGGTCTTGTTCCAAAGCATCCATTACATAAATCTCTCGGTTCATATCCGTGACATAGTCCCGGCGACCTAGTAGGCGCTCCTTTTGTGCGATCTTCTCCATTTCATCACGTTCTTCATCATAATAATCCTGGTCATAGATTACAACACCTGTTTGCGACGTTCCGCGACTCCATATTCCCATCTTGTGTGTCTTCATCATATTCTCGAGTTGACGCTCGCCTACCGACATCGCCCCGATTCTCTCGACAACCCCATCCTTCTCTTTATCTTTCACACGGGTGAGTTTCTCCTTGATATTGGCTAAATTAAAATCGATTGCCGTCTTGTCTTTTTCAATCATACGCAAATACGCGATAAGTAGTTCCGCCACGCGTTGTCCGAGTGCTTTCTTATCCCCCATCACTGCATCCATATCACTAACAAGTTGGCGTTTATCTAATGTTCCAGCATCGGATGAATAGAGGCGGGATTGTGGATCGATTTCATCTTCGACCTCATCTTCGTCTTCATCATATGCGGTCGTGCGCGAGATTTCACCGGCTTCGCCGCCGCCGCCGGCGGCGCCACCCCCCGCTGCTGCACCTGATCGCCTACCCGTCTTCGTCTTCGTCTTCGCTGTCGTCGCCTTCTTCGACGCTGCCGTCGACGCCTTCGTTCCGGATTTACGAATCATGCGGGTTGGTTCCGACTGATAAATAGTAATCGGGGTTTCAATGACGAGATGAATATAGGTGCGCATAAATGAAAAGAAGTAGAACATATATAAATTACGGACTATATCGCGGTCAAACACCGAATACATGGAGAAGATATTTTTACGGGTAGAATGTGGGACACGTTCACCTAGTTCTTTTTCAATATCTACTTCGCGTGGGATCGCCGCTCCTGCGGCACCCTGACTCTGGACGGAAAGTGCTGCTGCCGTAGCCGCAATCTTCGCGTCTTTCTCTTCATCGAAAAACACCTCCGCCATAAACGGCGTATTTTCCATCATGATTTTAAGGTCGCGAACATGGGTTTCCGCGTGACGTATCACTTCTTTAATAACCCGGTCATTATAAAATGTCTTCAAGGATGTATAATGCGACGAAATGATCGTCTTGACATCTTTCATATGCGTTGGTGAGAACCCCCAATGTTTCGGGATATTCGTATCATCAAAATCGACCCCGTTATGTATAATCGACGGGAGAATGTCGATAAGACGCGTCAGTGTACTCCTCATAAATTGGATACTTTTGGTCGCGGTTTCGTCTGTAGCCGACATCAATACTGTACTGCTTTTATTGATTTCAAATCGCATCATTGTTTCTATTATTTTCTCAATCTCTCGGAACTTGGTTTTGGTTTGTTTACTATTCTGTTGGAGAAACCCGAGAATCGACGTTTTCATCTCCAGATTCGTCGTATGTAAATAATTCTTCAGGTCGCGCATTTCCTCGGTATCTTCCTGGACGAATGCCGGGTTGGGTGAATTAATAATCGCCATAAGAAGAGTGCGTAACTCTCTTGGGATAATACATTGATCAAGGAGTGAGACAGTCGCAGTTGCCGCGCCCCCAGTAGCACTTGATTCGGCGGGGTCTCTGGCGTCGGCTGCTGCTGCGTCTTTTCTCTCGAGATGCAGAATCGCGTCCTGGAATTTCTGGAAGTGGTTAGGTTCAATTGGACGCGTCTTACTCGCAACGGCGTATTTGGCGTCGGTCATCGTATGACCATTTACAATACGGAGCAGTCTCGCGAGACTGGATGAATCGAAAATATTAGAATCACGTTTCAGTTTACGGATTTTATCTTCAATAATATCGGTAGGACTCCAGTCTTGGGGGTGTGGGGGGCAAATCTCTCGCAACTCTGGATATAAATACAATGCGGTGGCGACTGGGTTGCCTTCTCCTGCGTCGCCCGCGTCGCCTCCTGTGACATGTGACACCGAGGTTGAGACTGCCGACGCCTGATTCATCCGACAGTATTGAATAAATGCACGATAAATCGTTTGTTCATTGAACTCTGCGGGGATATTCGGATACTGAAACCGTGTATTCCGATTATCCATAATCGTCGTGGCGCGTGTAATAACCGACATTTCTCTCGACGTTTTCATTAAAAATCCGATAATCCGATTATGATGGTGGATATTCTGTTCACGACCCATAAAATAATCGATAGTGCGTTGACTACGTCTATCGACGGGTTCATTACAGCATGCATTCTCCAGGAAGGGTTCGCTCGCCATATTCAGGAGAAGGGGGCTACTGTTCTTCACGACGGAGTGTATCATCTGTTGGATAGATAAAGAAAAATAGAGACATTTACTTTCAAGGACGGAGAGTTTAACGTGTTGACCGTCATAACCACGTTTCATATCTGTGATAAGTTGGTTCGCGAAATCTTCTGAGACGTTTTGCGGTGTCGGCATATTATCGAGAGATTTCATAGGCGGCATAAAATTCACCCAACGAAGAACGGATAATTCATCTGGGACTGCTTCGCTCCCCCCCGCGCCCCCCGCACGCAGATTCCGCAAATACTCGCGTTTCGTCTCCATCCGCTCCTTCATCGCCGGTTTCGTGATAATAAGCGTATCAATAAGCGTCTTCAACTTCGCGAGAATATCGCCCTCTTTCTTGAATGATTTCAGTGTATTCCAGGGTTCAATACTCGTCTTTATTTTATACGCAATACATGCAATATACATCATCCCTGATGTATCGCCCTCACCGTCAAGCGGATACCCGGAAAATGAACGTATACATCCGGCGTGGGTCTTCCGCGTCTTCGGGGTCGGAATGGCGCACTGGATTGCGAATGTGAGATACGCAAGTGTAAGAAGAAGAAGTGTCTGAAAAAACGTCTCTTTATAGGGCGGAAGATGCTTGCCTTTCTCTCGGAATAGTTTCTCGGAACGCAGGCGATACGTTTCTTCCGGGGGAACCGATGTATCCAGTAGCGTGAGAGTACTCTGGATAATAAATTCGCGTTCTTGGTGTAATTCAATTCCCATATATCCGGTCATTGTGGTTATTATATTGTTGATGATTTTCGCATTAGGGGTATCGTATTTTTCCACGATACTCATTCCGTGAAGACCACCGCCGCCAGACGCTGATCCCGCTGCCGTCGCCGCCGGTTTCGCTACTTTTAATACCCCCTCGCCAATATCAGCTTCGATCATATCTCTCGTCACTAATTTAAACCCTGCATCATCGAATCCTTCTTCGGTCTCGTGTTCGATTTTCTTGATAACCGCACCGCTGAATTTATCAACCCACGCCTCGCCGTCGTCGCTTATCGTTCCGCGTTCTTTACAAATCGTGTCGATGACCACATTGAGACTACCGACGCCGCCCGTCGCGCCACCCTGTGACTGGATAAACGCAATCGCGATAGCCTCATAAAATGATGGAAGCAATTTCGCATTGGATTTAATACAGTATAACCAGTGTGGATCCTCGTCCATGATTTCGTTGGCTTTGCGTGTAAAACTGGTGATAAACTGCATGAGGTCGTATTGTCGTTTCACAAAATCGGTTTGGGCGATAATCTTGTCTTTCAATGGTTCCATCGGTGAAATAATTGCGTCGAAATCATCGTCGTCGTCGGCGCCGGCGTCACCTGCTGCCGCGTCGCCCGCATGAACACCGAGTTTGTATTTACGATCATTGTATTTATAGAATTCCTTATGCTGTATCTCCGTAATCCGCCCGATATTTTTCAGGTCATATTCGAATTTCTTATTCACGAATTCCGTGAAATTCTCTCGAGTCACTTGATATTTCGCATCAAACTCGGACTTCATTTTATCCAGGAACGCCTTCTTGATTGCATCACCGCCTTCCTTACTCGTGATATGTGCGACTGACTGCGGTCCGGCATCGCCGCCTCCGCCGACGGCGTCCTCTTGCGCCATCAAATTCTTCGCAGCCTCCATCGCAAAAGGAAGACAATCTCGGTCTACATTACAGAAATAATTCCGGTCACTGCTCGGGATAACTGCCGGAATACTTGTATCACGCACCCATTTACCTCCTTCGCGTTTATAATACAGGAATTTGGTTTCGGTTTCACCGAGCAAATCGCCCTGATAACCATGTTTCGACATATCTGGTTCGACGTATTCATCCACTTCAACTACTGCATAATCCCCGTCGTTTACAGGTCGCATTCCTGGTCCGACCATTATGGCGACCGCCTCCTTTTTGGCGTCATCAAATGTCATTTTCTTATTCTTGATTAATTCATCCACGATGAACATCTCGAATTCGGAACTGCTCATTTTTTCTTGATGGTCACGGTATGATTCTATAAATGCATAATCCGTGGTATCATATTTCTTATCGAAATAAACCGGAATATCGCTGTCGTTATCTTCTTGGACTGCTTCTTCATTGGGATAGTTCTTCGAGAGAACAAGACCGAATCTCTTCGGACCGGTCTCGCCGGCGGCTGCGCCACCGCCTCCTGCTGCCGCGCCGCCACCGCCACCACCGCCACCGCCACCACCGCCACGCATCGCACCCATATTTCGCAATTGCTCGCTTTGTTCTCCCAACACCATATTAAAATCAAAAGGAGTTATAAGTTCAGTCGTTGTTATCGCGACAGCGTCCATATATAACTTCGCATAATCAAGTGCCAACATCCGGGATAGAAGTTCAGATGATGAGAGAAGGTTGTCATTATACTCGGTTTGTTCGGTCAATCCGGTAGCATAGGACCGACCGCGCATTTGTTGACGCTGTTTATCGTCCATCGCGGCAGCTACACCACCTCCGGCACCCGCCGCCCCCCCTGATCGAACTTGAACATCCTGGAATCCATACGCTTTAAATACATCCGCGTCCATCATTTTACCAGATACAATCAGTTTATAGATCAGCGAGACGCCAAGATAACGAACATGATACTGGAATGAACGCAGACGCCCGAATTTACGGAAATTCGTCGCATAATTACGCTTATATTCAAGAACACGCTCATATAAAAACGCGACAATCTCATCATATTGTTTCACATTCAGGTCCTCCTGATATATCAAAAAAGGTTCAATAAATGCGAGGACATCTTGCAGTGTAAGTCGCCCGTGGATATACTGACGCATCATTTCGAATATATTACGGGTTTTCGGTATAATAACATCCAGGAACTTGCGGTATTTATCGCGTTCATTGACGCCGGGTTCTAGAATAAATTGCTTGACCTCGCGGAGGAAATTGTGTGCATTGAGATCGAGTGGAGTATTCAGGTCGGTGACTTCGTGCGTTGTGAGTGTCATCATCTGGCGCAACATATCCCAATAATGAACCTGCTTGGTGTTGAGGTCGGATTTATCCATGATGTTAATACTGGGGAGTGTGATACGCGAATAATAAATAACGGGGTCCGGGAATGTCATAAATCCGGTGATATTCATTCGGTCATGGGGGGTGAGAGGTGTGAACTCGGTGATTCGTTTTAAGACGGGGGCAGTGCCGGCGCCGCCGGCGTCACCAGAATTGCCGCGCCCGGCACCAGGTACCAATTGGAGTTTCGAGAGACCGAGATTATATTTCTGGATAACGAATCTGCGACGTTTGATTTCCTCGCCCGCGACAACTGATGAATAAAAGTCGTCGAGATTGTCGATTATCGCGGTTATATTCTCATTCACTTGTTGGGTGCTTATAACATCATGAGTATAACGCGGTGCATCCTGGGGTGTAAAATGCCGCGCCGAGAGACCTGTCATATACTGTGCGTAAGTAATCGTTCCATCGCACCATTGCCGTTGGAGTTCATTTTCGGCCTCGCGTTCATCCTGAATAAGTCGTGGTGCGATATCCATTTCCGCGGCAGTTCTCTCGTCGATTGGTATATCGTAAATAACTTTCCGGGTTTTCACGATGGGTACAATCCAACGAAGTGCGCGGTCCATCCGCATAAGTGAATTAACGAGTGGGCGGAAAAGGGCGCTTTTGGGGGGTGGGATGGATGGGCTACCGTTTGCATCAAATGTCGAGAATTTATGTCTGAGTTCTTTAAATCTCTCGACCATCTTCTGAATATTGGAAAGAACTGACCGGGATTTATCGGATGACGGCACATTTGTGATAAGTGTATCCAGGAGATCGTCACACTGCTTCTCTAAATTGAACCGGCGATTTTCATCGGGGATATCAACTGTTTGAACAAGGACGTCTAATTCCTCGCCGACCTGGATTTGATCAGCGTCGATAAGGATTGCCCTCAATTTCTCTCGGAGTGCCGCAGTGCCTCCGCCGCCGGCGGCACCTGAACCAGCACCTGAACCAGCACCAGCACCAGCAGCAGCACCAGCAGCAGCAGCAATCGGATCGTTCGTATATTCAGACATTCCAACGGGTTGTTCTGTTGCGTCTTCTCCCACACCAAATGAATTAGTAGACTCCCGGGCCAATTTGCGTTGTTTGCGTCGTTCTTCTAATGTTCGTGGAGTCCCGGTCCCGACCGACTCGACGGCATCCATTCCCATCGTTAAAAAACCGGCTTCGCCAGCCTCGCCACCCTCGCCAGCCTCGCCACCCTCGGCGGTAGCTGCCTGACCGAATGACGACGGGGGTGCACGTATCTTAATCTCTTCAATCGGAAGATTCTCTGGAACACCCATATACCCGAAATTAATATAGATCATCTCATCTTCCGGATATGTCCGGATTTCGATCATATCCTCTTCCAGATTCGTAATTAATCCCGTGATAATCGTCGGAATATCACCGCCAAAACGGATATCTACCCATGTAGAAACGACTAAATTGTTCTGTCTTGCATATCCCTTTTCTTCAGCGCGACTCAATAATTCAATTGTGGTTATACTTTCATCGGTGAGTTTTCCGGTTGCGTCAAGTTTCAAAATCACCTCTCCGAGAGATTCTGTATCGATGAGTTTGAATTTACGTGAAGATAAATAATCAACCAAAAACACATGGTCGTGTATGTCACTGTTTGATGGTGCGAGAACCTTAATAATATCTCCGAGTTCAATAGATAATGATACGATTTCTTGCATCTCTGGGTTTTCTACTTCTTCGCCGCCGTCACCGCCTTCTTCGACGCCTTCTTCTACGCCTTCTTCTACGCCTTCTTCTTCGACATTCGGCATTGAAGAAGGATCTGCTGGGGGTGGTAGTGTTGCTTCCATTATTGATAGTTATGTAATTGTATTTATTATGAAACCCGGGTATTGTGTATATATACCTATATATTTCGTGTATTATAATAATTTCGATCAAACAAATATAAAGGTAATTGTTATATACATAGTAGTATTGTGTATCGACGTAATGTTTTCTATTTCTTCTACTGAATTGCCATCTCTTCCGACCTTTGTTGATAAGGTTTCACAAATCTCTATCGCCAGCGCCAGCGAACCCGGCGTTAGTAGCGAGAATCAGGCAACATTCCATACTTTGCGTGAGTGGAGCTCGGAGAACGGTCTTATGGTCCATTATTCTAAAACCCCATCCGGGATGTTTTATGTATTGAAGTATGACCGCGCTAAATTGAAGGATCATGAATATGAAACAGTGGGTCGGTTTCGGTCGGTGGTGTTTGACTCCAACGGACAGATTTGCTGTATTGCACCCCCGAAGATGTTGAAGTTATCCGACGAAATGATGACATTGCCTGTGAATTCGGAGGGCGGACACCTTACTGCAGAAGAACTGGTTGAGGGAATGATGGTGAATCTGTTTTATAATAATGGAACTGAGAAGTGGTATGTTTCGACGAAGAGTAGTGTTGGTGAGGTATCGTTCGATCATATCCAGGAGGCGGAGGCGGAAGCACAGGCTGCGACGGGGGATGCGGGAGACTCGACCACGGGAGCGACGGTGACGGCGACGGCAGTTAAGTTGAACATCCAAGAAGTCCTGCGCCGCCGTATTTGTGATATTTTGAGTTTGCTTCCCGGTGGTCTTGATGCCGTCCCCAAGCAGTACTGCTACTCTTTCGTGCTTCAACATCCGAAGAACCAGATTGTGAATGTAATTACAGTTCCAAGGTTGTATTTGGTGGCGGTGTATGAAATCGTCCGCCCTGACGCCGGGGCGACAATGGTCGGAGTGAATGCAATCCGCCTTGAACGCGACATCTTCTCATGCAGTTTCGGTGGAACTGTTTCACATATGCCGTCTGTGTTGACATGTGTCGCAGATGAGAATGCGGCCACGGTGGACGCCACGACAACACCACATACCGTCGCGGATTATTGCCGGATGTATGCATCTATGGATACTCGCAGTGTTTCGTTGCCGGGGGTTGTGTTCCAGGATAGGGATACCGGGTTCTGCTATAAGAAGCGTAATCCCAAATACGAGAGTGTGAAGAAGCGTAAGGGGATGGAGCAGAAGTTGTTGGCGCAGTATCTCCAAGTGCGTAAGGACCGTGCGATTGATGAGTATTTGAAGTATCACCCTCAACATTCGCGGATGTTTAATACATTCCGTGAGCGTCTTCATGAGTATACCCTCCGTTTGTATGATTCATATATTGAGCATTATGTTAAGAAGAATGCGAAGTCGTTGAAGGAATATGACCGTGAATTGAAGACACACATGTATAAGATTCATTATGACATCTTTCTGGCGACGATGAAGGAGGCGGGGGTCTTCGTTACTAAGCATACCGTTATCAATTATGTGAACTCGTTGGCTGCTGCGCAACAGTTGGCGTGCTTGGCTGGTTCGGGGGTTACGCCATCACCCTCCATTGAGGGTGGTGGTGTTTCGGTAGAACGTCGCCCTTTCCAAGGAAAGCGTATTGAGCGTAGCAGTAGCAGTAGTCGCGATAGACCTAGTGGTGCAGCACCTAGTGACGCGAGAAGCGGGTTTCGTAGTGCTAGACCTACACGCGGAAGAAGTATGCCGACATTGACGATCCAGGTTCCGTCAAATGACGGCGTGGGTGCGGGCCCGGACTCAGTGAAGGGAATCAAGACGCTGGGATGCGTGAAGGTGCACAATCAGTTTTCTGGATTGGATGTTGATTAATAGCACCGCGTCGTCGTATGGGGGCGCAAGCGCTAGATAAAATTGATTTGATTTGATTTGATAATAATAGTATTTACTATTATCAAAGAACGACGATGTCATTTCCAAACTGCCCTCCGCCCCCGCCATCGACGCCACTTCCAGACCAAACTGAACTCTATTTCGGTTGGTTTTCGGAAGCGCAACAACAAATGCGGGTATCGCACCCGACGGAGCACCGATTCAATGGTCAAATCATGAAGAGTCCGCCATATTGTTACTGGGCGCAAGGCGATCGGATAGTCCTCGTAACGGATGTAACGCATTCGGGGATTCCGACTCCGCGACAGGTCAAAAATGGGGATATATATTTAGGTCAAGTGGATAAGTATTGGGGGCGGTCGTATACTAGAGTTGCGGAGGTGGCGGTGACGGGGAAGTAGTGTGTGTGGGTGTTATTTTATATTGGTGTTATGATGAAACAATATATCATTCCATATTGTCACATTTTTATTCATGATTATATTATTATACATATATATAAGATCTCTGTTTATCCAGTGTTAAACACAACGAGTTTACGTGAGAGATGTAGTAAGGATATCGCAAAATTTTTGAAAGAAACACCTACTAATGAAATATTTGAATTTAAACTAGTTGAATCCACCCCATTAAAAAAAGAATCTATTACAACTTCATTTTTTATTACTCTATTATACCAACTATTTTAGGGGGGGTGGGCAGACTGTACAGGCGGTGGGGCAACAGGAAGGACGAGCAACCACGCCAGGAACAGGAACAGGAACAGAAACAGGAAGAGGAACAGTAGCAGGAGCAGCTGCAGCCGCTTTTTTGGCTGCTTCAAGAAGTCTCGCTCTTGCAGCTACACCCAAAGCTTTTAAACTATCTACCACATTTTTTGCCGCATTAAGAACCGTCTTTATTTGTTCAATTTCTGTTGAATATTTAGTCTTTATTTCATCGAATTTGGTCTGAATTTGTGAGACAGATTCATTAACCTTAGTCTCAATATTCGTTTTCAACTTTCCAAAACATTCAACAATTTCCGCATTTTTTGGATCACCCTTAACAGCAATAATTGCGGTTTCCAGCTCGGTTTTTTTAGCTAAAACGATCCCTTTTAGAAATCCAGCCTTATCCGGATTATCCATAAATTCACTAAATTTATCACGAATATTATCCAAAGGGGTCAGGACTTTGTCAAAATTGGCAGCTTCTGTTGCTCCTGCGGCTGCTGCGACGGCTGTTGCTGCTCCTGCTGCTTTTGCTACTGCAGCGTCGGCCGCGGCGTTAATTTTGGCCTGTATTGTCTCAATACAAGCCTTCGCATTTGGATTAGCTGCAATCAAAATGTCGATTTTTTCATCCAATAATTGTTTAGCAGCTATAGGGTTTGAAACAAAGTTCTTGGCAATAAAAACAAGTGTAAATAAAGAAGTTGATAATTTATTAATTGCTAATAATGCGGGTTGTGCTTGTAAAGCAATGGCAACCGCAGCCCCCTTCGCTATTCCCGCCGATGCCACCCCCTTCGCTGCATTTAACAAATCACCAAACCCACCCCCTCTCTGCGTCTTACGACGACGAATCACCCTCGATTTACGAACAGTCCGACGCTTTTTGTACGCACGTTTGGATGAAGAACGGTTTACTTTCATTGTATACGTGTATGATTATACAATATACTTATACAATAATATTTTACTCATTAAGGACTTCTGGAAATCTTATTACAGTTCATACGATTCATACTATTCATACTATTCCTATTGGCTTTAGGAAATGTATTCGGGGGATTAGATGACAGAAAATCAGACCTTTGTGGTGATAATGGTGAAGCAGCAAAAGCAGGAGGACCCATGGGAGGCAACATATCAAAATCTGCGTCTAAACTCCGAATTACTCCGGCGCCAGGTGCACCCGGCGCAAAACCCATAGGATTATACGGAAGTAATCCTGTGCCACGAACAGATAAGTCGGTTGGCGGCGGCGGTGAGCGTAAATAACTACTAGCGTCGGCAGGTGTGCTATACATGTAATTTGGCGGTCCTGAGTTGCTCATCGGTATCGGTGGTTGACCAAGAGTGCTCGGTGTAAAATGTGCAGATCTGGCCTGACACACAGGTGTTCCAAATGAATCGCGTAATTTTTCGTTATACATCGCCTTCGTTGCCGCGTCATGTGCTCCCATATAACTAGAACCCATTTCAACTGGATCTTCGAATTTTTTGTTAAGTTCATGACCCACTACTTCTAAAAATGGCGCGCGGGGTATATATCCGGGTGTGTGCGTGTGCGACCTTCCGCATATAGATGGTTTATGCGCGTGTCCTGCTGCTGCTGCATGTGTGGAACGTGCGGCATGTGCTGCGTGTGCGGCATGTTTCTTCATCCCTCCTCGTTTGACCGTTCGACGTCCGCGTCCGCGCTTGCTACGCGTATTGTTTTTGCGGCGTTTATTGATTTTAGACGCACGTCGCGTTTTCTTTACCATAATGGAATGGAATGGAATGTATACATTATCATTATAATAAAACATTGTTTTCTAAATGTCTTATTACTGTATTTATTTGCGTGCCGTGCGACGGCGAGGATAACGACGCCGCCGTGATTTGCTGCAACCGGTGAGGACCTTCCGTGATTTGCGACGGATACGTTTACTTCTTCGTCCACCAGCAGAAGAAGGTAACTTTACTATATATTCTCTAAGTTCTTGAAGTTCTTTGAAAGCAGCTGTAGATAAACCATTACATCCTATATTATGATCTGGATGCACGCCTAGTAATAATTTTTTGTTATTTACTAACGATTTTACTTCTTTAAAATCGGTAGAATGATACAGTTTATTCAACTTATCTTTAATTTCATCAGTATTTGCTCTACATAGTTTGTTCTTATCTTCTATAGGTATACTTCCATATTTACTTTCATAAGTTTCCGTCGCCGTCCACCACGGCAATCCGGAGGTTTCCTTGGGTCTAGAAGACGATGACCCATGTGACGACCGCCATGACGATGACGGATATTCGTAACAAATAGGTCGATCATCGGGTTCTCTACCAACATCGCCAACATCATCAAAATCAAGTTTTCTTGAACTAGTATTCTGAAATAATGGGATATTTGGAACATCAATACTCATCGTTTTTTTCATCATTTCTAACCATAATTCATAAAAATGAAGTAATGGTTGATAATCTTTCATCAACAATATTATTTTACCGATTCTATTCAATAGTTCAACTCGGTATTTTTTTTCATCCAATATAGCTTTACGCTTTGATTTTAAACCGATAACGCTTACAGAGAAATTACCATCTTTGTTGCATTTTTTATCTTTATGTGGAAGTTTTTGATATTCAGCTTCATATTTATCCAACTGATCATTCATATATTTATCATCGCCAAATATAGTATTGACTGCTTCCGCCGTCTCTCTCGCCATTGCTGCTGCATCCACCGGTGTTGCTGCCGCTGCTTCTGAAGCTGGAGTACATGATGGTAATACCGTATGATCTAAAAGTACAGAAATAAACCAATCAAACTCGAGCATATTTATTGCTGGTTTACCGACCCATACAACATCTCTATGAATAGGGCAAAACCACGGTGGGGTGTCATATATCGGGGAATTTACATAAGTAACATCAGATAGACCAACATTGATAGCAACCGTATTCTCTGTGTGCGTATCATATAGATTAATTTTTCGTCTTGGTAATCGGTCATCTTGTAATGACCTTTTTCTGTAATCATCATTCTCAATCCACGTCCATCTACCTAATCGATGGTCACCTTTATCATTGTTAATACCACAAAACGTGGCACTAAGTATTGACGCGACCTCCATGCCAAAAATAAGAACGCCATTCCAGAAAAACCCGAATTTTGTAAAAGGTAATGTATTGTCAGCCGGATTAAATTGTCCGCTATCTATAACATGTAATGCTTCTGTCTCACCCTGTCCGAACGTCATAAATAATCCCGTGGGACCCGTTGGATTAGGTATATCTCTAATAGATCCCGCATCAAATCCGACATATGTAGTTGTAAATGGTGGTATACCTATTGTCTGTTTAATAACATATAATTCATCCATTCTCTATTATATATTATGTATACAATTATCGTTAAAAAAACTTGGTTTCAGCGTGCTGAAATGGGCGCGCCGACTTCTCAACCACCAGCGGTTCCGGCAGAAACATCGCCATTCTATCGAAGAATTTCACCTCTGGAAGACTCTTCATATGCGGCACAACAGTCGCCTGTGGTTCTACTAAATTCGTGGAATTAATACCGAATAATGCGGATTCGATATCCACCGAATTGGATGAGAAATGCTCACGGGACATCTTGGTGGGGAGGATACCGACACTTTCAAACGCGAGTGCGGGTTCAAATGCTTTTCCGGCGCAACCGTTCTCAAACGCGACGTATGTCCGTGCGAGGTTTTGCGAGTTTTGCTCGATCTTGAAATCGGTGCGTGTATTCTTGTTTCGGGTAGATGTCATTGGTGCGATCGGATGTATATATCTGTGTTACTATGTTATGTTATTATATTTATTATTTATTATTATTTATTATTTATTATTATTTATTATTTATTATTGTATAGCGAATATTCGACCGACCTAAAACATCTGTCGAAGAGAATCGGCAATTTCATCTCGCAGTATTTGCGGAATCTCTTCACCATGTTTGGCGTGACGCATACACGTATGAAACATATCAAATATCTGGAATGAAAACATCATACAGAAAATCATCTCGCTATTGTCGGCGCCGGCTAGCGGATGCGACTCTAAAATCTCTCGGATTCCCGGATTCTCTCGGAATCGTTCATACAAGTCGTCAATAACGGCGGAAACAATCTCCGGGTGATATTCGGCATCAGATATCCCGAATGCTTGAAGAAATTGGATTCTAAATAGCGTATCTTGATCATCGGTGTCTTCAATCATTTTATATGTAAGGACAAGGTCGTAGTTATATCCGGATAGGTCGAGGTCGGTGGCGGGTGACTCGGGCGACTCGGGCGCGGGTTCAATCGCGGGTTCGGGCAATTCATAAGGTTCAACGATTCCGGCGTTTTCGTTCATTAAAATCAATGTATATAAAATATAACACGTTGACTTTATACTATTTCGTCTCGCGTCGTTACAGCACTTCGCTAAAGCTCCGTGCTTCACTCCGCTCGGTTCTCGCAATTTTGACATGTGACCCGCGCGAGGTTTGTGACATGTGACCCGCGTGACTACAGCACTCTGCTCGATCATCTTCGCCGATATATCACACTCCATCCATAAACAGTGACTAGATAGAGCAATGCGACACGAAGCAATGTGGAGCAAAGCGGAAGCATTGCGGGAGGGGAGTGTTGCGACGCAGAAATAATTCGGAGCTGTTCGCCACTTCGTGGCGGATTGCGGAGAATTATTTGAATAGGTACTCCTGATCACGCACCAGTTCACGCGACGGCACACCGCCACGAATCCAACCATTGACAGCTGCACCTTCCACATAATTGGCCGGGTTGTTAATCGTCGACTTAAACTCTTCCTGAAGGGGGTAGTCTGTCTGTGCAGCATTCAATTTCTCCGACAGTTGCGTAATGCTCTTCTTATTGGTATTCGTATCACCCTGAAGCATACGGGATTCAAAATCCACATTCACGGCGCCGCGTCCTAAAAAGGGGACGGTCAAGAATGGGCGTTCGAGCAGGCTCAACTTACACTTGGCGTGAGTATTCAGGCTTCCAATAGAAAGTTCGGAGTTGGTGTCGATATTACAACCACCGAATCCGGTCTGATGACCACCCTTATAAAACACATTGGGTTGACTGGTCGCGAATTGGATAGGACGCTCCATCTGGCAATCCGTCGAGAAGAAGTTATTCAGCGCATAATTGGCGGCGTTTAAATTCTGAACATTGCGTTGCGAGAGATCCCCCGTATCGCAACCGATACGCGACATATTATCAAATGTATAACTTTGAACGTAAGCCATATTATTCTATATTATACCTTATGTAATTAACATAGATATAATATTATTTTACTAAAGTCCGGAGGGGGTGTGGGCGACGGGAGACGCGCAGCGCGACATTACTGCCCGATAACCTGCCCCAATCGCGAGTTAATACGTCCACACGCGAATTCATCGCCTTCCTTACACGACTTCATGTCGCCATAACAGAATTTCGCGAATGCGTCTTGGTCGTTAGGGATTCGCGTATTCGCCACCGGATGGAATTGACGCATCGATGATTCAAATACCGCATTATCACCTAAAGTCCCGAATAATTTCCCATATGTTTCTTCGGGAGTATGATTCGGTTGTATCGCCGGAACATTACTATTCTGGTAAATCGCATTGCTCGCATTCGTGTCGATACTTCCGCTGACAAATTGTTTGGTGGATTCATTGATATCGCCTTCAACTGCGGGGTTAAATGACGGTGCGGCATTTCTACGTTGCGGATTATCTACGATCTCCGGTAAAAGCGGATTCATCAACGGGTTTTGCGGGGTCGGGGCTGTGAACTCGTCGCGCATCAATTCATACATCTCCGGTTTATCTATATTATTCGCAAACCCTTCCTTGGTTTTCAGGATTTTCTTCGCGTTTTCTGTATCCATTCCACTCTTCCCTTTATGGACGAAATTGTAAATCATAACAATAATTCCTAAAGTAATGGCGCCTAATATAAATATCGAGAATGACGAGGTTATCAAATATCCTAAAATTGTGGCGAGGATCACGAATCGGGTGATCGCGTTCAATTTGGCAGGAGGTTCCATCGTCTTCGACGGCCATATCTCGCGGATATAGTCCTTATTCATAAGGATGCTCGGGTCTTCTAACCAGAACACTTGGTCTTTCGTCATTGTTTATGTATAAGTCGGATATTTTGAAGAATAGAAATGTATAAGTTATTATACTCTTATATATTACTAGAAGGAATTAATCGCTCTTTTGTTTTTCCACGACGGGTGCGGGCGTGGCGGGCGCGGGCGTGGCAGGCGTGGCAGGCGTGGCAGGCGTGGCAGGCGTGGCAGGCGTGGCAGGCGTGGCAGGCGCTTGGCGCGGCGTCTTCGTCGGTTTCTCCCCCGATGAAAACACTGCGGTATTTGCACCACTTGCGGGGATGCTGGGTGCTTGTTGTTGTTGTTGCTGCGCCTGCTGGCGTTCCTGAACCTTCTTCTGCAATCTCTCGCGCATCTGTGCTTGCTTCATATTCTTGTTAAGTTGCGACTGCATTGCGCCGAAATTCACTTTGCCTCCGCCGCCGCCGCCACCCCCTCCTCCGCCCATGCCACCGGGCATATTCATCCCCATCTTGCTTAACATACTCGCCAGATTATTCATCCCCGGCATATTCTTCATCTTCGACATCAACTCGCTCGCCTCTTGCATAATCTCGCTCTCTTTCAGTTCACCCGACTTCAATTTCGAATCCAACTTGGATCCAACGGACTTAATAATACCAGACAACTTGGCCGGGTTTTTAAGAAGTTGCTGGAATACTCCCTTCATCGATGTCTCGTTTTCCATATTCAAGTTCAGATCGGCCGCGGTCTCTTCGGCAATCTCTTTGGCGAGTTTGCCGATTTTGCCATTCAGAATAGATGAAAGATGCTCGTGGATAGACCCGGCGTCGGGGATAGGAGGCGTCGAGCCCGCACCTGGTGCCGCGCCGCCCGCGCCAGTGAATGCATCATTCATAAACTCGGTCGCCTTCTTAAATGTCTCGTCGAGACCCTCTGCACCGCCGACCCCCGATCCGCCTTCTGCGTCATCTGCACCCCCCGATGCACCAAACATCGACCCCATCTCACCAATCACCTCTTCGAGTTTGGTCTTAAGTTCATTGTCGTCGATTGCCTCGAACAACTTCGCCGTATCTCCGAATGAACCCATGTCCGAGAGATTATTCACGATAGAGAAGAGAATAAGTTGGAGATACTTCCAAATAATATCCTTGGTGTTTTCGGTGATGTCTTCGGTATTCCAAATCTCGCGGAAATCGACACCGGGGAGGAACATGATGCTCGATCCGCTGCTCACCTGCTCGTCATGGGGGCGAACGTCTTCGCGTGAGGAACGTGTGGAGTCGGCCTCGCCGGCGGAAGGAGTTCCACTCGCGAAAAGTGTCTCCGTCTTATACAAAATATCGAAAAACTTGACCGGATACACATTCTTACAGTGCGTATACAACTCAATATAAAGTTCATCAGGCATAGGTTTCATTTCATGGGAGTATCCTAAATACCGCGACAATGTCTCACGATACTCAGGGAATGAACAGTCAATATCGCGCAGAAAATCGAGGATAATCGTCTGAAACTCGGTTGAAATGTCGTCGATAGTAACGGGTTTCTGAGTATTGTCCTTTGAAGTTTTGGGTTTATTGTTACCAGACTTCTTGTTCTTATGATGATTCTTACCGCCACCCATGATTTATTATTTCACACGGATTATATGAATATGTATTATTAATAGACCAAATATTTAAGTTAGTTATTGTTCTTTTTATGATGTTAGACAATTTTCTTTGTATTTATACATCGATATAATATGATATAATATCGATAATATCGATAAAATCGATATAGACGTATTTACATCTAATCATGTACTCATTGCGTTGCATTACATTACGTTGCATTACATTACGTTGCATTACGTTGCATATGACGTGGTTACTCGTCCTTAACTCCGTATTATTTGTAACAACACTGACAGAATATCTAATCTGTATGAAATACATCACCAATACCTATGAATATAAGAATGAATGGTTCAACCTATTATTATGTTTGTTATTTACACCTTTTTACAGTTGCATTTTTATTCGTAAATTTTCATGGAGTCAAATCAAAATGTACATGTCACCTGAACGACGGCATGTATTGAAATATCCGATTTTTACAGGTGTTCTGTATACAGTAGAGACATTTCTCGTATTTTTTGCATTGAATACAATGACGTTGAGTTACTATACAATTATACGGTCAGGATTTATTATTTTCAATATTCCGTGGTTCAAATACCTCCTTAAAAAACCAGTGTCGCGTTTGTATTACGCAAGTTGTGGATCATTGTTTGTGTCGCACATATTAGTTAGTACGCAGTATTTCTTTCAATATCAGGCCAATGACGCCGATAATCGCGGAGGGAGTGTAGTTCAAAATACCCTCATTATTATGGTATCCTGTTTTTTGAATTCGTCATATAATAACATTATCGAGTATTCAATGACGCGTCACGGTGATATCATGCCGAATATCGACTTTCAAATCATTTTTCAGATGACGTATTTTGTTCTGGCCGCACCATTGTCAATATACTATACTACGAAAAACACGCCACCGATTAATCCGATCACGATGACCATGTATTTCTTCATTGCATTCGGGTTACAACTGTATATGTTCAATAAGATATATATTCTCAATAGCAAACAAACCCTGATTCCGGCGAACATATTACTTAGCGGTCTTGATTTGTTGCGTCGCGTGATTCAACTTACATATTCGTTTGTTTGGTTTAAAGAACCGTTTGATGCGACGATCGGGGTTTCTCTATTGTTTTTGGGATTATCTGGCGGACTTTTATTGTATCAGTATATCCGGGATTACCGGTTTGGTGTGAATATTGAGGCGCATCAACAGATGGTGGATGACCCGGAGGGGCGCGACCACAAACGCGAGTTGGATAATGTGTAATGCATGTAATGTATTTTATTTATTATACTAGCAATTGCGAATATAATAAATAACATTTTTTTACGGAATATGTTGTCTTTGCACTAGATTCTACGCTGTAGCACATTGTGTAAATATATATATATATATATATATATATATATATATATAATATCGTATAATAAACCCGAAGGTTTATAACATGACGAAAAAAATTATTATTATAGGGGGGGGGATAGCTGGATTAGCAGCTGCGCACTTTCTATGTAAATATCCTGATTTTGAGATATCTATTTATGAATCAGAAGCAGAAGTAGGAGGACAAGCACGGTCAAGACTTGGCAAGTATTGTTATATTGAATATTCTTGGAGAGTTTTCGGAACATCTTATCATAATATAAATAAAATTATAGAAGAAATAGACGTAAATGATAATTTTACACTATTATCTCATCCTTGTGTTATAAATTCAAATAATAATATAGAACAAGGTGATTTATCTCCTTATAATCTTGGAAGAATAATATTAAAAAATGGAGAAACTGATTTAATAAATAAAATTGTAAATATTTTTACAATTTCAAGAGAAAGAGCATTGAATGAATATCAAGATATATTAGCATATGATTATTTCAATAAAAATCCGATCATACAATCAATTCTTGGCCCATTTTTGGGATTAGACGCAAATAAAGTAAGTTTATCAGGTTATTATCATAACTTATTGTCAGTATGTGATAATAATGAATACTTTTTTACACCAAAAAAAACAAGAATAACAAAATATCCTACACAAGAAAGTTTGTTTATTCCTTGGATTAATTATTTAAAAAAAAAAGGTGTTAAAATTTTTACAAATTCAAAATTGACCAATATTAGTATAAATAATGGTATAATCGATAATGTTGTAATAAATGATAAAAAAATAAAGGGTGATGATTATGTATTCGCGTTATCATTAGGGAATATTAATAAAATAATTTCACAACAATCATTTTTTTCTAATAAACAAATTAAACATAATTTACATAATCTAGAAAACGGTCTTCAATTATATTATACAATTAATTTGTATTTTTCAATTGAACTTGAAAATAACATAAATCTTAAATGCGATGAAATTGTTCTTGTTGAGACTCCTTGGAAATTAATAATACAAAGAAAACACACCTGGACACAAAAATTTATCGGGAAATGTAAAACAGAAAATATTGAAATAAAAGATATATTTAATGTAGGTTTTTTAGATTATAATAAAGGTGAACTATTTGGAAAAATATTGAGTGAGTGTTCTAAAGAAGAAGCAATACAAGAAGGAATACATCAATTTAAAAATAGTAAATATATAAAGGAATTATTAAATAAACATAATACCACATTTGACGCAGTTTTCATATCCTATGAAGATTGGTATGAATTTCATAATAATAACAAGGGAAAATTGGTATCATCTAATCCCAAATTCTCGATAAATACTGGAGTAATGAAATATATGCCAACGAATCAACCAGAAGAACTTCCAAATAATATGTTTTTATCAGGTTATTATGTCAAAAGTACTATGGGAGGGGTAAGCATGGAAGCGTCTTGTGAAACTGGATTAAACGCTGGATTATCAATTGTTACAAAACATAATCATAATGTTATAGAATATCCATATCAACATATAGTTGAAGGTATTCCATTAACTATTGGTTTGTCATATTTAGATAAGTTATTATACAAAATGAATTGGAAACCATTATATACAGTGATTCCATCATTATTATTAATTACATTATATCTAATATGTTGTATTACTATTGTGGTAATCGTCATTACGTTTATTTTAAAAAAAATAAAACTCAATTATAGTTTATTAAAAACTATCAAAAAACTTAAGTCAAAAATAGTATGATGATTATTATTGGTATTGGTAACATTATAATATTCTACGATATCACGCTCTCATACAACACCAGGTTCGTCACATTGGCGATGATATGGATCGCTGCGTGTGTGTATGTTGCGGGCCACATGTGTCCGCGTGTCATCAAATAATTGCTCAAACCATAGCATACGGTCGATGCACCAATGAGAGCAGTGTAGATTTGTGTGTGTGTGTGTGTGTGTGTGTGTGTGTACGCATAATACGTGTGATAGGTCATACCAGATAAAAAAACTGCGATATCTAGCGTGCGTCGCCACGAATTGCGGACAGGATTACGCCAATAGATGAGGGATGTCGTGAATACGGCAGCAGGGGCGATCGCGAAATGTGCGGTTTCAGAGTGGGAGTATGCGTAGATCGCGGAGGGGAGGGAGAACCAGGCGCAATACCAGATGAAATATGCGTGTGGGAGGGGGAGAGCGGTGGTGGAGGAGGCGGACATTAGTGTTGGATATATACAATGTTATGATTTATATTTTATCTGCAGTTATATTAAAGGATGTCGGGTATTGTCGTAAAACCGATTGATAAGTTTACTTTTGACGATGCACAATTAGATACCCCGTTATATATAGGTGATACTGTGGGGGAGACTACTTTTACGCCCAGAGAATCATCGATATATCCGAGCATTAACGATGAAAAAACCGGTGTTAGTAAATTAATTAGTATTGAAAACAATCGTAATCCAAATGATACATATAAAGTTTTTGTTAGAAGATACGACGATCCACCCAAAAAGGAAGAAGATTTTGGAGAGTTTTTAGACAAGAATTTTGAAGAATATGACTCCAAGTTAATATGGGTTATTTTAGGTGCAAAAAATATGAAAGAGGCAATTAACTCATTTAAAGATTTCATGAAGACCGGTCTTCTTAAAAGATCTAATAGTAATACTGCAAGAGATAATGATCCAATTGTAAAAAAAAAAAAGGAGGAGGCGGCGGCGGCGGCGGCGGCGGTTGCGAAGGCGACTGAGGCGGAGGCGTCGAAGGAACGGGAAAGGAAAAAACAAGCAGCTGCCAAAGAAAAGGAAGACGAGCGCAATGCCAAACAAATGTTAAAGAAAGAAGAAGAAGAAGAAACTAAAAAAATTCAGGAAAGCGGAATTGGAACAGTTAAAACTATCGAACAAATGTCATCGATAGATGAACTATTAAATGCGACATCATTATTTGTATGCGAAGTCTATGATCCAGAACGACATAAAGATAAAGAATCAACTACCTTTCAGGTTGTTCATAAAGGGTTCAGACCGAATCATTGGGATCATGGGTTGGTAGACGGCCATACATATAAAATGATAATAAGACGATCATCGTTATTTGATGAAAAAGGACAAATACCCACAGACGTACCAGATAAAAAAAAGTTGTTTGAAAGAATAGTATTAGAACCATTTTATGAATATAGTAGTAGTAAACCAGATAATAAAGAATATAACGTGTTCTTTGTTTTAGATGCAACTGATGAAACTTCTGCTAAATATGCATTTTTAAAACATATCAATGCGAAAGTTCGTGACAGATATGGGGAGTCTTATCGTTTAGACTATACATGTTCAATAAGTATTTCTAATGACCCCAAGATAGAGACCAGCAAACCAGCTGATCACATCGACCGCAAAAGCGTTATTTCAATTCCTCTTACAAAGAATGACGCATTTGGATATGTTAATATGTCTATAAAAAAATCATTTCCTCCCCCACCACCACCACCACCACCACCACAAGTTAAAGAAGGTGAAGAAAGTAAAGCAGTAGTTAAATATCTGGATGAAATGACACCTCAGGATGTAAAGAGTGCTGTTAGTATATTCATATGTCAACCTGAAACTAATTTTTTGGACAGTATTAAACATACTTTTCTTAGAAAACCAGATTTTTATGAGATAAAAAGAATTAAAATACAAGCCCCAGTTTATATAGACGCCAATGATACTAGAAATCTGTTTTTTGTAGTTAGAAAATCTGTATTTTCGGATGAATACGGATTAGAATTATATAACAAAACACGGGCATTTGGTAATGAACAAACGGTTTCGGATTTAAGTAGAGAATCACCAGATTTTTTTGAGAAAGTTGTATTAGATCCCTTTATACAAGAAGGACATCCAGATAGTGTCGTCGTATGGTATATCTTAAACGCCAGAAGTTTAGAAGATGCGATTGCCGCAGTAAAAGAACGTTTCCATCTTAAAGACTATCAACACACAGACACAAATACCGATAGTTATACTACCGATACTCTTATTTATTCAAAAGGATTTAAGTTTAAAGACGCAGAATCATATGGTAAAAATCCTTCTCTAGATATTAAAAAACCAAATCCAGTGGGTTGGACACGTGTACATGAATATAAACAAACAAATGATTTGGAGTCCCCCGGATACGAACCCGAAGACGAACCCGAAGAAGAAGAAGAAGAAGAAGAAGACAAACCCTCAAGCACCCAACCTGCCAACCTGCCGGGTCGCACCGCCGACAATTGGGCACAATCGGTCCTCGACCCATTTTCGCAGAAAAATAAAGGTTACAAGTTGGGAGTTTCATCAGGATTGAGGGGTGGGGGTCGCGGTCGTACAACCCGTAAAAAATCCAGGAAGTCAATTAAACGCACCAAACGTTCAAAATCGGTCAAACGCCATTCTAGATCCAAATCGCGTAAATCGCGTAGTCGCAAATAATCTCGTAAATAAATAACCAATGTCATATAAACCCATACCGCGTTTATATTACACCTCCCCGAAACATGGTCCAACTCATCCCGGCCACCGCTCACGCTAACGCCGACCCAACCATGTCCGAAATCGATACATATATCCGCGAAACCCGTGCCGCGCCTGCGTCGGAGGGTGGCGTTGCTGCGCTTATGCGGACCGTCCGAGAGATTCAGAGTAAATCCGGCGCCGGCGCGTCTCTTCATCCGGCCGAGGAGTATTTCATGGACCGGGTTGAAGAACGCACAATGTAAAAATTCGCGATATTCTTTTTTAGGAGTCGGTGACTCCACGCCAAACCCATACAGTAAATTACGACGATCAAGAATTGCGTCATGAATTGAAACTGGAAAAACTGCACTTTATTATTGTAGATAAACAAAGGCAGTTGAATCAATCGATAATACGAATACACCAATAGTTGCATAAAATTAGAGATGATATTCAATCGTACATATTCCGCGTATTGTTTATGTAAATAATAGGAAATGTATATCATAATATTCGATTTTTCAAGAATGTTATATGCATACAGGATGTGCTGTTGGTCCGCATCACTCCTGAGTGCCGCGTTCAATACACAAATACCCGCGATGTGATGCAGAATGAAGGGTGTCTGTTTTCGATTCAAACCTGAAAAAATGTAGATCAAGTCGTAGATGTAAAACCCAATACTCATATGAACCGCATAATCCAGGTTATAGTCGTAGTTATAATGGACAAGATATGAAACACAGTGAATGAAACTAACAAAATTGTTCGTGATGGCAGCATCTTCTTTGTGTTTTGATATTTCGGTTGAAATCGTGCGCCAAAAACAGATGATAGGGAGAAGGTATCCGATGTTCATTATTGCGTGTAGGGTCAATACTATTGAAATAGAGTAAAATCGTTTTATACCGGTTAATATTTAATTATTCAACTGTGTATATCATTGAATGAGGGGTGTCTCCTTATCAATCGATACATTCTTCGCTACTTTCCGGATGACCTTGGCGATATTGCCGTCCTTTTCACCATCCGTGGCAGCCTTGGATAGTTTGAAATACTTTTCGTTCTCTTTGAAGCTGCTGTTCATACACCTTGGGTTGGCTTTCGCCCATTCACCGACCATTGCGACGTTCTTCTGTTCCACGGCAAGGACCGCATTCACCATTTTCGGGTGGTTGGGTGCATCGCGTTCCCATTTATTGTCGTCCTTGACGTAGATTGTCTCGCGCTTGACGTCGCTACAATGAACGGGGCGTTTGTATACATCCGTCTTTTGGAGGTTGGTGATCAGGATATTCGACATTCCTTCGACATAACCATCACGTTCCACATTTTCCATGTCGATCATGTTGAGTTGAATAGAATTGATGAAATCCTTCATATTCATCGCGTCTTTACATTTCTCGTTGAGGAACATGTTCATGTTGAATGTGTTGTTGGTGTTGTTGCTGTTGATGGTGTTATGGTCTCCTTTTAGATTTGATGCGACTCCGACTGTGGATTGGGACGGGATTGGATTTGTCATTTGCGATTGTGATGACTTCTTCATCATTTCTATCATCTGTGATTGTAATTGTGTATTTGATGTTAACATTGTCATCATCATCTTCTTAATTTCACGGTTTTCAGCAGTAAGATTCTTAATTTTCTTTTCGGTGTTTTTCTCACAACGCTTTATATTCTTATGTATAATTACATTTTCGGTTTGTAGTGTGTAGTCATCGGAATAAATCTCATCATCATCATCATCATCACCATCACTATCACTATCACCATCACTATCACTATCACTATCACTAACTGTGTTTTCCTTAGGGTTTATTTCTTGTTTAACCACCACACATGTTTTCCTATGACGACACAGTCCCGAAAGATGTGAATATTTCTTATTACAGTTGGTACAACTGAATGATGCAACTGATGACGGTTGGCACTCATTTTGGTTATCTCCCATTATCTTTTTATGTTTATTGGTCGAAAGATGCGTGACAAAATTGGATTGTTTAGAGCATCTAAAGTCACATTTTTCGCATATGAATTTATTGGCATTTTCGGCATTATCCGGCATTATCTTTCCTAAATAATGTCCAATCGATGTCCTAAATTAACGGTATAAAATACCCCCCTGATTCGAACGTGGCGGTCGACCCCAAAAAAGTCAGTCACAGATTTTTCGGTGCAAAAATCGGGTTTGTGAGCGTTTCAGTAACAAACCCGTTTTTGGGGGGTGCGCGATTCGTGTTTTCAAAACTTCCACGCGCAACAGGCGAAAAGGACATTCCTGGCGGACATTCCTGGCGGAGGATCCAGTTACCATTAATGCCGGGGTTCCCTCCCGTGCTAAACTATACGCATTACTATAGAAATACCAAAGCATATATCATCTCACTTTTTATTCAAATTTAAACGGAATATTTTCTGGGATTATTCTCTCGAACATCAAATTCTGACCCGTCCAAAATCAAACGGAATATTTTCCATATGAAACGAATGAACCAACCGGTATGAATTGTTTTTATTCTCTACAATACAATATATATATATGTCTTCACCCGAACAACAACAGTATATTCAGGATGGGGTCAAGAAGGTTGATTCAATAATTGCATTCGCTATAGAGTTTCTTACTGTTTGTGAGGCCCGAAAAACATGGGTGAAATTGACGGGACCATTAAGTATGACATGTGGATATACCGCACCGGGTATTGGAATATTATTACAACTATTTAGACCTCATAATATTTCTAGTGCGCCCGAATTAGAGAGATTCTTACAACATATAAACTGGCCTATGGATCAATTTATATTTATCGTAAATGAAACAATCGGTAATTTACTGGATATGATTCCGGAATGTCCGGTTACTCAAACACAATACGGGATAAGAGGATTGCTTGTGACCGAATATTCTGAACAAAAGATACCCGGATGTGGACGTGGGGGGGGTATTGTTTATAAAGTTGAACCTGGCGGTGCAAATCTCGTAGAAGGTGCCAATATTATATCTTTTGCACGTAGAATTCAACATTGTGAAACATTTCATCACGCGGTTATATATAAAATATCTCAGATAAATGCTTGTTATATAATAGATTCATGGGTCGAACCGCGAGGTATTGATTGTAGACCTTTATCAAGTAGACGACATATCGGAAATGAAGTTTATGCTATAATAGATGAATTAAATTCTGATATAATTACTAGAGAAAGAACTTATGAAATATTAACCACATATTTTAGGGGTCATTTTGGAAGTATTGGTCAAATGCTTCAGATGACTGATGAAAGAATAATGGTTAATACAATTAGTCCAGGTTACATACAACATGTTTATACTCAATGTGAAAACATTGCGAGAACTGGTCAACCGTCTTCTTTTGGAGGTAAAAAACGCAATAAGAGTAAGAGTAAAAATAAATCAAGAAAAAGAAGTAAAAAATACAGTAGAATGTCAAATAGAAAACACAGGATATATAGACAAACCCATGTAAAATATAACAGGGGTTGAATGGAATATTGCGCACTATTCGTGCTATTATTTATAACAGGACCGGTGTGTGACATGGGACCGAGGGCGTCGCGTTCTTCAATAACTCTTTGAGTATCCGGTTTTCAACCATCAAGTGCTTGATTTGCTCGAGAGTGAGTGACGCCGGGTCTGGATCACTACTAGTTTGTGCGGACAGAGAGGGTGTCGGAGGACCGCGACATACGGACCTGTGCTTATAAATACTAGTGCGTGATTTGAATATCTTATTACATATATCACATGTGTGATTATCTGTAATGACTATATTATTTTCGTTTGATTGTTGATGCTTGCGTGTCCCCAAATGTCGACTATAATCCTTTTTATTGTCCGTAATATACAAACAACTTTGGCAATTATAAACAACCGGTTGTGTTGTTGGCATGATCGTATGATTGTATGATTGTATGATTGTATGATTGTATGATTGTATAATACAGATACAAAAATCCCCCGAAATGAACGAACAATGAATGATGTTATTCCTTCTTGATAATAACATTTTTCCCGATATTCTTTATATTCATTGCGTCTTTACTTTGTTTCATTTTTTTCGGTCGGTGTAATTACATATATTTACATTATTTGTACATTAACTCAGTTCTTATAACATATTTAACACCACTAATTAATTTTGGAACTTCATGTAAAATATTTTGATCCATTAAACAAATTAATCCTATTTTTGGAGTTATTGAAATGTCATTTTCATTTTTATCATCAATTAAAAATTTGGTGTTCCCACCTTCGTAATCATCATTAAGATAAATAAGTACTGTTATTAATGATATTTCATTTTTATCATTTTTATAATGTTCATCGGTATGTTTTGCAAAATGGTCTCCACTAGTATATTTTAAAAATCGAAATCTTGGATTAATTTCACAAAAATCCATATCTTTATAATTATTTGGAATAATGTGAGATATTCTTTTATACAATATTTTAGCAAAATTAACACTATCAATGATACATCGTAATGATTTTCTAATTTCTAAAAAATAATGTTCTTTTTTATGTTTATCTGTATATGAACTTGCTTGAACAAATCCAATCTTTTCTGAATGAATAATTAAATTATTACATTCTTCATCAGAAAAAACATTATTTATCAATGATAAATGTAAATTGTTGCAATTTATTTTTTCACATATTAAATAATTATAGTTTTTATTTTTCTTGTTTTTTTCACCTAAAATAATATCCATATTTACTTTAATTTAAAGAATTATCTTTAAATTATAATAAATATGATAAGATTAACATTATTAGATAATACTAAAAAAATATAGAGTTATTTGATGAAATTACAGACGTAAGTGGTTTAGGAAACGTTCATTCTTTAGATTGTTTAGTATAGTCTGGTAGCAATTTATGTTTATGTTTTTCTTTTTTTGAATTACAATATTTTCTGTGATAATCGCCTTCTATAATTTTTTTGTCGCATTTTTTACAAATCCACCACTCTTTTTCTTGATAATCATCATCTTTACAAATTTTATCCAGACTTAAAAGTTCTTTATTTTCTGTCATATTGTTGGTTGTTGGTTGTTGGTTGTTTATTCTGTATTTATTATTATATAAAAAAATTTCAATTTTTTTATAATAAATTCAGATATAAACATAATCGATTATTTATTATTTATATAAATAATGAATAAACAATCAAGTTATGAATATGAAAAATATATAACAGATAATAATAATGTTTTGGATACACTCAATAAATATGGTATAGCAATAATTCCAGATATATTAAATCAACAAGAATGTGATACAATAAAACAAGGGATGTGGGATTATTTAGAAAATATTACAGCAAAATTACCAGTTCCAATCAAAAAAGACAAAACCAGCACTTGGACATCATATCAACAATTATATCCACAACATTCAATGTTACTTAAACATTGGTCAATAGGACATGCGCAATTTATATGGAATTTGCGAACAAACGATAAAATAATTGAACCATTTGAAAAGATTTGGAATGTTAGTAAAGAAGATTTATTAGTAAGTTTTGATGGTGTGTCATTTCATATGCCCCCAGAAATAACCGGATTTGGCTGGGCCGAAAAACAAGATAAAGCTTGGTTACACACGGATCAAAGTTATTTAAGAAATAATCGTGAATGTGTTCAAGGATGGGTTAATGCGTATGATACCAATGAAGGAGATGCAACATTAATAATATTAGAAGGTTCACATAAATATCATAGTGATTTTGCAAAAGAGTTTGATGAAACAAGTCCCGATGATTGGGTTCTTTTGAAACAAGAGCAAATAAAATGGTATACTGATAGTAAAAAATGTGTTAAAAAAATGATTAAATGTCCGGCAGGTTCTCTTGTATTATGGGACTCGCGCACAATTCATTGTGCAAAAAAACCCGAACCAAAACGCCATCAACCTAATTATAGATGTGTTGTATATGTTTGTTATACTCCAAGAAGTTTTGCATCAACAGGTATGTTAAACGCAAAAATAAATGCTTGGAAAAATTTAAGAACTACGTCACACTGGCCACATAACCCACACCCATGCGAACTTTATCCAAATACTTTTGGTAATCCAATACCGCAAATAGTTCAAATAGTTAGACCAGAAATAAACGAGTTAGCATATAGGTTAATTGGATACTAAACAAAATAAACGAAGATATTTTTATATTGTTGTTGTAAGATATTTATTCCTTCTCAACCATCACCTTCTTCGCCACATTCCGTATCACCTTTGCGATGTTGCCTTCCTTCTCCCCGTCGGTGGCTACCTTGGAAAGTCTGAAATACTTTTCGTTTTCACGGGTATTACTATTCATACACCTTGGGTTTGCTTTGGCCCATTCACCAACCAACGCCACGTTCTTCTGTTCGACCGCAAGGACAGCGTTCACCATTTTCTGATGGTTGGGTCCTTCACGTTCCCACTTGTCGTCATCCTTCACATACAAGGTCTCGCGCTTTACGTCACTACAATGGACCGGTCGTTTATATATATCCGTCTTCTGGAGGTTATCAATGATGATATTCGACATACCTTCCACATAACCCACCTTGTCCACATTTTCCAGGTCGGTTAGGTTCAACTGGATAGAATTCACGAAGTCCTTCATATTCATTGCATCCTTACATTTCTCATTGAGGAACAGGTTCATATTGAAGGTAGGATTGTGACTGTTGGTGATGATGGTGTTATTACTGTTGGTAGTGGTAGTAGTCGTGTTGTTTATACAGAGTTCCATCATTTTAGACTGAAGTTCTGTGTTTTGGTGAATGAGCATCATCATAGCAGATGTTAGTTCTTGGTTCTTAATAATAATATCGCGTATATACTGGTCGCTACCACCGGCGGTGGCGGAAGGGGTGGTGGATGCAGTGGTAGAAATGACGTTTGGTGGTGGTTGTGGTGGTCCAGTGCATACAGATTTATGCTTATAAACACTCGTCCTATGTTTGAATATCTTGTGACAAGAAGGGCAAGAATTAGGGTCGGTTTTGGGCAACGCTTTTTCGTGGTTTTTAACGTTTTCGTCGTGTTTCCGTCTCGTTAGATGACGTTCATAGTCGGTTTTGTTATACGACATAAAGTCACAAATTTCACAGGTATAGCAAACTTTCGATTTTTCGTGCGTCATAGTGTATTCTGTTATATTATACCATACTATAATAAAACGTCTAAAACTACGCTCCACCGCCGGCGTTCCGACCCCCAAAAAAAGTCAGTCACGTGTTTTTCGGGGCAAAAATACGTTTTGTGAGCGTTTCAGTCACAACCCCATTTTTGAGTGTTTTGAATTTCGAAAAAAAATTGACGGCGCGCAAACGTCGTTTTGGACATTTATTGGACAAAGTCCAAACGGGTTACAAAAAAACGCAAATCATTACCCCACGCCACACCATAAACTCAACTACCCTACCGTAACCCAGACCATATACGGTCTCCGTCCAGCGGGACTACACAAAAAGACATGGGCGCACCCCCCGGCCCGCCGGAGGCCCATTCGCATCCCCCCAAACCAGCGTCCCGACATTATAGAATCTGAAATCCCCGATTTGGGGGGATCAAATTTGAACGGATTATAATTGAACGGAATATATTCTGGGATTTTATGGGTATACTTTTGAATTTGAAAGTTTTGATTTCAAACGGAATATTTTCCAGAGTTTTTCTTTCATTCCAACCGAATCTATTCCATTCCATTGGAATCCTTTATTTTTTCAATTTCAAACCGAATATTTTCTGGAGTTTTATGTACTTACAAGTCTTTTTTGAATCTCTCGACAGGGAGATTTTATACGTAAAAAAAGTATATCAACCCCTGAAACTAGATGCATTTTTATTGGCGCCCGATATCCTTGAAAAACGACCCTTCGCCGTGTAGTGTATATTTCTTCCCGGTGCGAACATCCACGTATCCGTTTGTATCGGCACAATTCTGGGCTGGGAATCCGTTGCCGTACCAATAATATCCGGTGATTTTCGTGACTTCATCGCGAAGAAACATCACGTGACCGCCGTATAATTCGGCGTGTTCCACACAGGATTGATTGTAATGCTCGATGGAATGGAGGTGGGATGGCGTGACGCTCTGGTATTCATGCCATGACCGGTTGAGGTGGGTTGTGTATTTCGGGGCGGGAGTGGCGGTGGCGTGGGAAACAGTTTCGATGGCAGTAGATGACATTTGATGTTGTTGTTGATGATTGAAATATGTAATTATGAATTAAACATTTCAATTTTATTGATAATAAAACCGTTCCTCGATGGAGGAATGTCAATTTTTCTGCGAAAAATCGTTCCTCAGTTGACGAGGAGGAATGATTAACGCCGTTGTTTTCGGCAACTGTGATTACACCGACTTTTAATGCGATTGCGGTAGTTGGATTTGACTCGCTTTGTGATACGTTTATGACGTGCACCACCAGCACGGCATGATTGGTCTCGTTTACATCTATTCACTTCTGGTAACATTTGAAACATGTCATATTGTAAATTCGAAAGTTGGATTTGGTGATAATTAATCGATCTCATAATATTATTATAATTTTCGAGAGTAACATTACAGTGGACATCCATAATGTTTTTTAATTCTAGTTATAATATTTATCGTCTATATAATTCCCACATATAATATAATACAATACAATTCACTGCGTTATATCCAACTTCCACCTCCACGCGGTTGAGCCCGCATATCCATCGAACCACGTAAACTACCGTCCCCGTTGGCGTTGGCGCCGCCTAAACGTGAATACTCTGGTTGTTGAGGCGGAGCGCGATACGCTGCTTGTGCTGCAAACTGGGGAGGTGTTCCAACAGGCGCATACTGATGCGGGGATGGCATAGTCTGTCCACGCTGAGAACCACTGGCTAACGCCCCCCCTCCACCACCCATACCCCCTCCACCACCCATACCCCCTCCGTTACCCATCGCCCCCCCGTATCCACCACCGCCGTTGGGGGGCGGAACCCCCTGCGGACCTCCCGACACTACAGTATTCTGTTGTTGCTGATTTGTTATCTCTAAACTCCGTTTAGTTTGTAACTGCTCTAATGAAACACTCCCCACCTTATCTGGCGAATACGTATCAGGTGGCGTCTCTATTTTATCAACCAAGTCAATCGTCGCATAATTATACAATTGCCGCATTCCGCCATTCCCCTTGGCCGATAATTCATCGGCACTTTGGTCTAAAAAACTGTAATTATCCGATGCAACACCGAATCCGCTACCCATACTCTCGCGACCCAACGCAAAAGCATTCGGTTCACCGTTGAAACCGGTAGCTACGTCGTTCAATGCTGCGTTCTTCGGTTGAAAATGCTGGAGGATTTGCTCGCCGTACAGCACTTGGTGTCCTTTATTCAAAAGAAGGAGCGCGGGGACGCGGTTGACTTGAGGGGGGAGTAGGACTTTTTCGCCGCTTTCTGTAATAATGTGCCAGGCTCCGGTGCCGGATTTAACGCGTTTGTCAATACAAAGAAAATGGATATCATCCTGGAGACGTGATTTAGACAGTGTCGTTAATACGGCTTTGGATTTCACACATAAATTACTGTAGTAAATGATACACGACATATTCCTTAATACTAAAACATAGATAAGTTTTTATGTAGGTTTTGAACGCGGTGAAGCATTAGTAACGCCCGTTTTTCGAAGAAAAAAATTGATAGTAAATTGTTATAACAATATAATATAAACATATCCATTATTGTTATTTACCGAGCAAATCAAATGTCATCCGCGTCCGCGTCCGCTTCCGCGTCATCAGCCCCTTTCCATTCTGCTTCCGCGTCAAGCAAATACATTCCTCGCATTGTTTCAAAAACGGATGAGGGAGGTCAATTAAAATTCACCATTGACAAAATCAACGTGAGCTTGGCCAATGGACTCCGAAGAACAATATTGTCCGACGTCCCAACTTTTGTGTTCAGAACATTCCCTTACTCGGAATGCAAAGCATCGATAACGACAAACACATCAAGACTGCATAACGAGATTCTCAAACAACGCCTCAGCTGTATACCAATCCACATCACAGACACCGATTTCCCCTACAAAGATTACCAAATTGAAATTCACGTCACTGCTGACGCCAGCGAAATCCGCTACATCACAACAAAGGATTTCAAAATGAAGAACAAAGTCAACGGCAAATACCTCACCGATGTCAAAGTCCGCGAAATATTCAAACAAAACGAAATCACAGGCGATCACATCGAGTTCGCCCGCCTCCTCCCGAAAATGTCAGAATACAGCGAAGGCGAGCAACTCGCGATGACGTGTGACCTGGATATCGGGACCGCCCGCGAAGACGGAGCATTCAACGTCGTGTGTACGTGCGCCTACCAAATGACGATGGATCCATCGAAGGTCGATGAAGCGTGGCGAATTAAGGAGGCGGATCTCGTGAAGGAAGGTATTGCCACCATCGGAAGTGAGGAAATGAAAGCCCAGCGGAAGAACTGGTCGCTCCTGGATGCACAACGATATACAAAAGATGATAGTTTCGATTTCGTCGTGGAAACGGTGGGTGTCTTCGCGAATGCGGATATCGTCCACAAGGCCGCACAGATTATGATCAACAAATGCACAAAGTTCATCCGCGATATTGAAAGCGGTGAGAATCATATTATACCTACTGTAAGTACAATCCAGAACGGGTATGATATCGAATTGAAGGGGGAGGATTATACACTGGGCAAGGTGTTGGAGTTCTTCCTTCACGACAAGCATTATGCGGAGGACCAGACGGTGACATATTGTGCGTTTCGGAAGATTCACCCACACAACCCGGATAGTATGATACGTGTCGGGTTTGCGGAGACGGTGGGGGTAGATGAGGGGATTGTGGCGCAGTATATAACGACATGCGCGAGGGATGCGATTGTGGTGTTTGAATATATCCGTGACCAGTTCAGGGAGTATTAGCGTAACGAAGTGAAGCCAAGCGCGTAGCGCGGAGCCCGAGTGTAACGAATCCAAATGTAATGGAATCGAACGAAGCGTAGCGAAGCGCGTAGTGCGGAGCCCGAGTGAAACGGAACCGAATAATAAAAAAGTGTTAGATGAATATACACATTACATACCTTTTTTATTATTTTTGCATGCGAGCGTATGCGAAGCACATTTACATACTGTTGATTTCCTGCTCCGTCGTCGTCGTATCAGAATCGCATCGGGTCGTCCATTCTTCTGGCATCGTCGCCGCAGGAAATCCCATCCGAGGGCGAAATGGACGCCCCTGGTTGGAGAAGATTGCGTCATCAGGATTGATTGGTGCGGTTGCGAAATCGGTCCCGTGGGTGAGACGGAACAGGTTGGAGAACGCGAGAAGAGACATCATGCTCCACGCCACAGTTGAGATATCGCGTAATGTCTGGAATACGTGAACAACATGACCGCGATTGTCGGCGTCATAATGGTTGAACTTGAAGTATAATGACGAGAGAACGAGCGTCAATGCAGTCTGTTTTCTCGTGAGACTGGCTTCAGTGATTGGGCGGTCGGCCGTCGTCATCGCATTCACAAGTGTGATGTCGGTCTCGGCAAGAACGCAAAGACTCAAGAAATGCTGCTGGAGTTGTCCACTGCCGATGAGAAGGGTATTCGCGAGCTGGTTTTTGGGACGATAGTCATTGTAATCTGCCGAACGAACATCATCGTGTGAATGAGACTGAGAACGGGTAAGCAACGCAGCGCCACCGGGTGTGGGAACGCAGTCATCATCATATTCGTCGTTGTCGGAGTCGGATTCGGAGTCGCCACCACCACCACCACCGCCAGTCTCGATGTCACTGCTTCGCCTTCCACTTCCGTGTTCGTATGCGTTGTCTTCTTGTTCTTCGAGGTACCTGGATGCAACCAGCGAAATCATTTGAATGGTTCGGTTGAGAAACGCGAGTTCTTTAGCAAAGATTTCGGCGAGCGCCGCATTGTCGCGTTCGATTTTGTAATTGGGGTCATCTTGGGACAGTGAAACACGACGACAACGAGGTGTATGGGGTGTCATCAATTCTTCGTCGTGATGGGAAAGGGGTGTATTCGTGTCATCTTCGGTGTTTTCCGTCGCATCGACGACGACCTCAGAAGCATCCGCGGTATTTTTTTCGATTTCTTCTTCGGGTTTCCTGATACCTGTGAAAATCGGGTTGCCCTCAGCGATATTGTGGCGCATCGCCACCGTATAGGTCGTAAGAGTGTGGCGGATTTCGTCCTTTCCGATGTATAATCCAGGGAGATTGCTGTAACTGGTCGCGAGTTCGCCGGTCTTAAGGGAAGCAAACATTGTCTTTGTGTTGTAGTTGTAGTCGTGTGGAATGAATCTGTCAAATGGATGAATGGTGGAAAAACATTTCAATTTTTTTACGGAGTAAAAAATCGGTCCCTCCGGGGACTGTCAATTTTTTTGTGAATGAAAGAAACCCATCCCACCACCCCCCTCCGGGGGGTGAGAATGTCAATTCTTGAATTCACAAAAAGAATTTTTCTATATGGGGTCATCGCCTGGGTCATCTCATCACCTGGGTCATCTCATCACCTGGGTCATCTCATCACCTGGGTCATCTCATCACCTGGGTCATCTCATCACCTGGGTCATCACCTGGGTCATCACCTGGGTCATCACCTGGGTCATCACCTGGGTCATCACCTGGGTCATCACCTGGGTCATCACCTGGTGCTTGACGGGGTGAATGATTAGGTTATTTACGTCATAATATATATGAGAAAAATACGATTATAATACAGGTATGCCGAAAAATATAATTCTAATCGACAAACGTGTCCAAGGTTACGAGACAATCGTAGCGTCAACAGACCCCGAGATATGTATTCAGGTATTGTTCGATTATTATACTGACACATTAGATGACATCAAGGTGCGAATCGTGGGTGCCGCGGAGGCGGATGTAGGGTGTGTCGCCAACGATACACCCCCGGCGCGTCGATGCGTCGGTCTTCTTCAGCATAATTACAATCATCCTTTTTATAATTTAGTTGCTGCAGAGGCCGAGAGCAGTGTCGTCCGATGTGTAAACGACCGCGATCCTGACCTCGCAACATGGGCGCCGCTTCGCGACCTGATCACATGGTGTGCGACGACACCAGAAATCAACGCCGAGTATTTCGATATGATGGCGTGTGCTCTATATTCAAACCCGGATTGGAAGTATATTATAGATACAATCGAGACGCAAATCGGAAGCATCAGCAGCATCAGCAGCATCAGCAGCAGCATAACGATCCGTGTGTCAACTGATAATACGGGGTCCGCGGCCCTGGGTGGGAACTGGTTCCTCGAGTCACATACGGGCGTCAATCTAAAAGACGTGTATTTCACGGAAGCAATTGAGGAATATCAGGGGATATTATACTCGGAGATATATGATTTAATAGAATATTCAACGAAAGGATTTGCGAGTGGAGATGTAATTACGTGGGGGGAGGGGGTCGCCGGTGGCGGTGCGAGTATATCTTCCAATGTAATCGCGATATGTAGTAATAACTACGCATACGCCGCATTAAAAAGCAACGGTAGTGTGGTTACATGGGGAACTGCGGGATATGGAGGTAATTCAAGTTCGGTTGCTTCGAGTATATCGTCTGGTATACTCCAAATATATTCAACTTCAGCGTCCTTTGCCGCATTAAAAACAAATGGAAGTGTAATTACGTGGGGTAATCCGGATTACGGCGGAAATTCAAGTTCAGTAAGCGCGAATATATCGTCGGGTGTTGTCGCGGTATATTTTAATCAAACCTCATTCGCTGCATTAAAAAGTAATGGCGCTTTAATAACGTGGGGGTATTCACCTTATGGTGGCAACTCAAGTTCAGTAAGTTCAAATTTAACGTCGGGTGTCATAGCAGTATATTCTACCGTTTTGGCATTTGCCGCGTTAAAACTCGATGGGAGTGTAATCACGTGGGGAGAATCAACCTATGGCAGTGACTCAAGTGCTGTAAGTTCGAGTATATCTTCTGGTGTAATCGCAATATATTCAACTCAATCAGCATTTGCCGCATTAAAAAGTAATGGAAGTGTGATTACATGGGGTAATGAAGTTGGGGGCGGTGACTCCACTTCAGTAAGTGCAAGTATATCTTCTGGTGTAATCGCTGGGTTTTCTAATTCGGTCGCCTTTGCAGCATTGAAAAGCAATGGATCGGTTATTACGTGGGGGTATGGTGCATTGGGTGGAAACTCAAGTTCGGTAAGTGCGAACATATCTTCTGGTGTAGTTACAATATATTCAACTCAACATGCATTCGCAGCATTAAAAACAAATGGAAGTGTGATTACATGGGGTTCCTCAGACAACGGAGGCAATTCAAACGCGGTAGGTGCGAGTTTGGCGTCTGGTGTCGTCGCGGTGTATTCTACGCGATCAGCATTTGCCGCATTAAAAAGTAATGGTAGTGTGATAACATGGGGGGATGCCGGTGGCGATTCAAGTGCGGTAGCGTCGAGTTTAACATCAGGTGTTGTCGCAGTATATTCGAATACCTTTGCTTTCGCTGCGTTAAAAAATAACGGGACAGTGATTACGTGGGGATATGCCCTATATGGAGGTAATTCATCCGGTACATCTTTCGGAACCACCATATCTATTTACTCGAATGGAACATCATTTGCCGCATTAAAAACAACCGCCACTACATTTGACTTATCTATGTCATACTATACCGATATGGATCGATTCGACATTCTTCGTAAAAAAGAGAACAGACGACGCGTTAATTTGGCAACATTAAACAATAATGTATTTACGATATCACAACCATTCGACATTCAAACATTCAATCCGACGATGCCAACCGATAAAACAATGCGTATTATTGTCCCAGATTATGTCGCATCATCCTATTCTATAACATCCACCGCCACAATACCATCTAGTTCTGGGAATTATATTGTCGCGTGCGACCAAGGCGAACCTGTCACTATATCTGGCGTTACTTATGTGAATTACGGTATATATGTTTATAAACAGGAAACGAATAATACTTATACCAAATTAACAAGTGTTACAATCAATGGAAACCTTTACGCCGCATACGGCGGTATCACTACATATTCCAGCGGTATCGCATTTGTAACTCTCTACCCCCCACCAACTCTATTCAATTTTGCCGATATAACGAAACCCACCACTGCAGTCCCATTTCAAATCACTCCACCCACCAGCAATAGCACCGGTGCGTTTTCATATACGAGTAGTAACGCCAGCGTCGCCACCATCTCTGGCGACACCGTAACCATCACCGGGTTCGGCACCAGCACAATAACTGCAATCCAATCCAGTGATAATGCGAATTATGGTGGTGGCAGCATCACCGCGACCATTACGACCACCCCCTCCAACTATTTCGGTGCGGATCTGTCCGGCGCCGATTTCACAAATGTATCGCTATATGGTTCCACCCTCAATCTCGCCAACTTGACAAACGCGATATTTGTATCGACGGACCTCTCTGGCGCAACCCTCACCGGCGCAACACTCGCCAATATTCTCTCACGCGGTATCATCGGACTCTCCACCGCTACCCTCCCCGTGGGTTACCTAGGTCGTGGTGGGTCCATCTTCGGCAATAATGTGCGTATTACCAGCGCCAACCTGACCAATGCGGATCTATCCAACGTCGTTCTTACCAACTCCGATGTGTCTGGTGCTATCTTCACCGGTGCAACCCTTACAAACATCCGCACCGCTGGTCTCACGGGAACGACCACCGCAACATTACCCAGTGGGTACTTCTTCCGCAATAGTATCATCGTCGGGCCCAATGTATCGCTGGCGGCGGCCGCACTCACGGGTGAGGATCTGTCTGGGATCAGCGTCGCAGGCGCAGACCTCTCGGGTGTGAACCTGACCGGCACAAACTTGACAAACCTAGTCTCTGGTAGTCTTCGTAATGCGTCCGTCACGGCAAATCCTCCAACAATATTACCAACGGGTTATATCATCTATAACAACTACATCGTAGGTGCGACCGTGAATCTCTCGAGCGCGGCACTTACAGGTCTAGATATCTCGGGTGCCGCCGCCACTCTCACCAGCACCAAACTCACATCCGCCAACCTCACCAATGCGTCGCTCTTCAATACAGATATAAGTGGTGCAGATCTATCAGGTGCGACCGTCACGGGTCTACGCAGTTTCGGACTCACGGGTGGAACCGCGACAACCCGACTCCCCACCGGGTATTTCGTGCGCACAAGTTCCGGTAACACCGGAACAGTCGTCGGGCCCGCCGTAAATCTCTCATCGCTCACACTTCAAAACATTGACCTCACTGGCGGGATTACACTCACCGGCGCCAATTTCACAAACACTGACATCAGTGGTGCATCTACGAATCTCATCGGAATTATAACCGGGAACATCACCGGTCTAGATACAGCGACACTCCCGGCAGGGTATATCGCACGCAACGGATTCATCGTCGGTCCGCGTGTCGTCTTACGTAGTGCGAATCTTTCAAACCAAAACCTCAACGGCGTCGATCTATCGGGAGTAGACCTTTCGGGCGCCAACTTGACAAACGCGGTCCTCACCAACACAAACCTCACCGGCGCCAACCTCACAAACACGACACTGACGGGTGTCATCACCGGCGGGGTCACGAATGCCATAAGCGGTGCCGCCGCGGCCACACTCCCCGCCAGTTATTTCGTGCGTGGCGGGTTTATCGTCGGTCCAGGTGTCTCGCTCGCCGGTGCAGCCGCAACAGGTGTCGATTTATCCAACGTGGTTTTAACCGGTGTCAACCTGACGAATGCAGTCCTCACGAGTGCCGTCCTCACAGGTGTCACAACAGGCGGTCTCACCGGTGCAACAACGGCCACCCTCCCGGCAGGATATATCGCACGCGGAACGGGTGCACCCGGGACATTCATCGTCGGTCCAGGCGTCATCCTACGCGGCGCCAATCTCGCGTCTGCCGACCTCACCGGCATAAGCATCGCATCATGTGATGTATCTGGTGTGACATTCACCGGTGCAAATGTGACGAATCTGGTATCAGGCGGACTCGTGAATACGACCAATATTACCGCACTACCATCGGCGAGTTATGTCATCCGCACAGGGTATATCGTCGGTCCGTCCGTGAATCTGACCAGCGCCGCCCTCTCTTCGCAACTGTTCACGGGTCTCTCCGTCGCCGGCGCCAATTTCACAAACGCCAATCTCACAGGCGCGACATTTACGACGACAACCATAACCAGCGCGAATTTCACAGGCGCCACATTTACTAATATAATATGCGGTGGCGGTCTCATCGGTGTCGGCAGTGCGACGCTCCCATCCGCGTCATATGTTGCACGCGCCTCATACGGGTATTTCCTTGGTCCCTCCCTCATCGTGCGAAATGCGAATTTCACAGGAATAGATCTGTCTGGCGTTAGTCTCGTCAACTCGGACTTGTCTGGCGTCAACCTAACCAATGCAATCATGACAAATTCAAATATAACAGGTACAATTATGTCAGGAACAACCCTCGCGGGTATCACCACCGGTGGTCTCACATCAAACGCAACGACAACAATCACGCCTACAGGGTATGTCATCCGCGCAGGGTATATCGTCGGTCCTGGTGTCTCACTCGTCGACGCCAACCTGTCAAATACGGATTTAAGTGGACAGTCACTCGTCGGTGTTTCAATGGCGGGGGCGAATCTGCTTGGTGCAACATTGACTCGACTTGTTTCAGGGTCGATATCTGGGATGGATACTGTCGCACTTCCGACAAGTTATGTTGCACGGAATGGATATATTCTTGGTCCTTATGTTCTTGTGCGTGGGGGTGCATTAACTGCAGTTGATATTACAGGTGTGCCGTTAACTGGTGCGGATTTATCCGGTAGTGTGTTTACAAATGCGACGCTCACATCATGCGACATATCCGGTGCAAATCTCTCGCGTGTTACATTTACAGGTGTAATCAGCGGTGGAATAACCGGTGGTGCATCCACCACGCTTACGATGCCGACAGGGTATGTCGTCCGTGGAGGTTACATTATCGGTGCGGGTGTTTCACTGGTTGCCGCCAATCTCTCGAGTATTGATTTGACAGACACAATAATAACAAGTGCCATCATGACAACCGCGAACCTCACTAGCGCCACATTGATGCGAATAATAACGGGCGGACTCGTGAACGCGGAAACAGCCACATTGCCTACAGGATATGTTATTCGAAACGGGTATATTGTTGGTCCCAATGTGTCTCTGGCTGCTGCGTCACTGACAAATATAGATTTATCAGGTATATCTATCGCAGGAACAATTATGACAAATACAAATATAAGCGGCGCTTCAACAATATTAACCCGTATGTCATCGGGCGGAATAACGGGTCTTACAACGGCTACACTACCGACGGGGTATGTTGCACGTAACGGATATATCATCGGTGCGGGTGTGAATGCGACGGGAGCTGCACTATCGGCAATGGTGCTTACATCCGTAAATATGACCGGGATTGATTTGACGAATGCGAACTTGACAAACGCTGTTCTTACTTCGGCTACAATCACTGGTGCGATCCTCACGGGCGCAACACTGACAAATGCGATAACGGGTGGTGGTATCGTCGGTGCGACAACAGCCACATTGCCGACGGGGTATGTTGCACGCAGTAATGGCGTCGGTAGTGGATTTATTATTGGTCCAGGTGTATCACTCCAAAATGCAGTACTAACTAGCGTAGATTTGTCGGGGGTCGCACTCACTGGCGCGACAATGACCGGCGCCAACTTAACGGGTGCAATACTGACGAACGCCAGTATTTCAGGTACAATTTTCACGAATACCACACTCACGGGTGTTCGGAGCGGCGGGATGACTGGTGCAGCAACGGCCACATTGAAAACAGGATATATTGTGCGTAATACGGGTGGTAGTTCTACAGGTGGATTCTTGATCGGTGCGGGCGTCAACCTCTCCGGTGCGGATTTATCTGGGGTTGATATGTCTGGTGTTGTCCTAACAAGCACTGATTTCACTAGTGCAAATCTGACAAACGCAAGTTTGCGAAATACGACACTTACGACTGCGAATCTCACAGGTGCAACAGTCACTGGACTTCTTACCGGAGGTATTACTGGACTTACAACAGCAACACTCCCTTCTGCATCATATGTTGCGCGTGGCAGTAGCGGCGGCGGGTCAGTCGGTTTGATTGTCGGTCCTGGTGTCAAACTCATCAGCGCCAATCTGTCGGGTGCTGACCTCACAAACATCAATATAGCGAACTGTGATATTTCGGGTGCGAACCTATTAGGTGCGACGATAACGGGTCTGCTAAGTGGCGGGTTATTAAATGCGACGGCCGGGGCGGGCGCAACAATGCCGAATGCTGCAACAGTAGTGCGTGGAGGTTATCTTCTTGGCAGTGGCGTATCACTTGTCGGTGCGGATTTGAGCAGTGTAGATTTATCAGGTGTGAACCTACCCGCCGCGGATATTAGTGGTGCGATTTTCACAGAGACAACCACACTGACGAATATAACAACTGGTGAATTGCGTGGTGTTCCATTTGCGACATTTCCAAATACTTATATAGGTCGAAGTGGATTCATCATTGGTCCGGGTGTTCGTCTTCTTTCCGCCAATTTATCGGGTGTGACCTTCACGGGAGTCAATCTCACCGGCGCCAACCTCACAGGCGCCAACCTGACGAGTGCGATCCTTGCGGGTGTTGATATTTCGGGTGCGAATTTCACTGATGCGATATTGACGGGGATCATTTCAACAGGTGGCGGAATAACAGGTGGCGCGGGAGCATCTGCAGCAATCTTTCCGACGATTGCGGCAGGCGCGGGCGGTGGCGTCTGGGGCGTCCGTGCAGGGTATCTCCTTGGACCCTCCGCCATAGCGCGGTCGGCTGATCTTTCCGCGTCCGTGGATTTATCCGGAATTAATTTACGCGGATGTGATATCTCTGGTGCGAATCTTACAAACGCCAATTTCGCGAATAATGACATGAGTGGAACCAATTTAACAAATACAAATCTAACAAATATAACGAGTATAGGTATCGTGACCGGTACTACCGCTACCGCCACCGCCATATTCGCAGGCGCATCCGCGAGTTATACTATCCGTAATGGATTCATCGTCGGTCCCGCCATCAATCTCTCGGATAAAACCCTCACCAATATAAATCTCTCGAACACCATACTAACCACCGCCAATTTCACCGGAGCCAACCTAACAAACGCCAATCTCGCAGCTGCAGATATATCCGGCGCAACATTCTCCGGCGCAACCTTGGCGGGTGTTACTTCCGGACAAATAGTTTCTCCGGCGCAAGCGTCCGCGGCCGCGGTGACCCTCCCTACGAATTTCCAACTCCGAGGCGGGTTTATCGTCGGTCCCGGGTGTAATCTCGCTGGCGCGGACTTAACAAATGTGGATTTATCCGGTGTGAATCTCTCGAACACAATAATATCAAGCACTACGAATTTCTCTAATACACTGATTGTTGGCGCGACATTGACGGGGATGTCGGCGTTTACGGCAGTTCAGAAATCGCAATTACGTCGAAATGCGGCCAATGTGGCGGCCGGGATCACGGCCATCGAAATAACAACGATCGCACCGACAGATCTACCATTATTAAATCCGGCAATACGCACCACGGATATCGTCCGCTTGACGGGGGGGATAGATTTATATACTCCCACCATAGGCGCGGGACCGGGCGGGGTTACGGTGATCTCGGGATTCACGACGGACGCAGATACAACTAAGGGATTTTATGTAGATATACCCAATAACGCTATTTTCCAGATAACGGGGAATAGCGCTGGGGATACGAAACAATATCGGAGCTCTGGTGCCGGCGTCATCGAAGAAGTCGACGGGTCGCAAAACACCGTCACCATAATAAGAATCCGTAATACATTATATCGGGTGTATAGCGGGTCGCTTATCGGAATCCCCCTAACTATAAATGAATATAAGGTAATCGGTGCGGGATTATATGATATTCTATTAAATGGTGGTTATGGTGGTGGCGCGATGGGTAGCACAGGCCCGCAGGGCGCACCAGGAACAAATGCGGTCACATATGGCGCCACAGGACCCACAGGACCGGCCGCCGGAGTCATCAACGGAGGAACTGGACCCACGGGTCCCGCTGGTGCAACAGGACCCGCTGGCGCAACCGGACCCACCGGCGAAGATGGACGAACAGGACCGGATGGTGTCACAGGTCAAACGGGAATACGCGGACCGAAGGGTCCACCAGGTGTAGTGGCGGAAGTGGGAGATACTGGACCCACCGGTCCCATGGGTGCGACGGGTATCACCGGGCCACAAGGAGCACCGGGTGGGGTAGATTTCACCGGTCCTGCAGGCGCAATCGGCGCAACAGGCCCGACAGGTGCGACGGGTGCATATACTACATTAGGCGCGACCGGTGCAACAGGCCCACAAGGCGCAACAGGCGCATTTTCGATCTGGAAATATTACGGGTATCCGGTCGAATATGGCGGCAATGCAGGAAATACCGGAAATACGGGAAGTATCTATTATGACGGTAGGGTCGCAATCGGAAAATCCGCCCCGGACGCGTCATTTGCACTGGATGTGAGTGGTAGTATCCGGTGTATCGGTATTAATAACGTGAGTGATTATAGAATTAAGGAAGATGTGCGTGATATCTCGGCGTCCTTGACACGTCTTCGTGGAGCACATTATTTAAACGAAATTACCCAACGCTCCGAATACGGTTTCATCGCACACGAGGTCCAAGAAGTATATCCGGAACTCGTCTATGGTGAAAAGGACCACCGCGTCGAATTACAATCGATTGACTATAGGTCATTATTCGGCCTACTGACCAATGATATCCAGCAAATGAAAGAACGCGTGAAACGATTAATGAGGCGTTGATGAATGCTGCATCAGCGTCAATAAAGAATATTCTTATGTTATTATAGAAGACATCATACCATCTACTATACTGACATCACTAAAGACGAGACCATTCAATGTCATCATATGTTCTCAATTTTGACGGAGTAGATGACGCAGTAACGGCGGGTATTCCGTCGTGGACATATTCAACACAATTTCGCACAACGATGACGGTAGAATGCTGGTTTAAAACATCCGATACAAATAATCAAAAACTGGGTGAATTTGTATCAAGGTGGAACACGGCTGGTTCGGCATCAAATAGCATGTTTCTTCTAGCGATGGCTCCTTCCGGTGATCTTACGTGCTGGATGACGAATTCATCAGGAACATTTGGAGGTACCGGTTCGACGACAACATATAAAGACGCACAATGGCATCACGTAGCAATTACATACAATTCAAGCACGGGTGTAGTGAGTATGTATATCGATGGTACTTTTAACAATAGTTCAACAACCCCGTCATTTGGCCTTCTTTCGAACAATACAACTACCCGACTTATATTCGGAAGCGACGATGCGGGCGCCTCGCCGAATACACAAACAGACCGACAGTTTCGCGGTGCGTTATCGGATATTCGTATGTGGAATGTTGTGCGGTCGGCCGCAGATATCTCAAATAACTATCGCCAACGACTCATCGGGAATGAAACGGGGTTGGTCGGATATTGGAAATTGAACCAAGGATACAGCAATGGTTGGGGATCTTACGCCATAGCGTTAGATAGCACAAGCACACGCGCACACGGCACACTTATCGCGACCGCATTCGGTGGGAATCCATCAGGTAGTTGGATAACATCATCCCTCTCCTTTCTTCCGCGTATTTCAACGATAACGCTAGGTCCGAACAATGGCGTATATAATGTATCCGATGCATCGTTTTCGTTTATGGACCCGAGTTCGAATAGTATGGGTGCATTTTCATACGCCATCAATTCCGCGGCTGCCACGATTGCCAACGGCGCGACGGCCACGACGAAAATCGTCTACGCAACCACCGGCGCGATATCCATACCGACCCTCACTACATACGAGTTCCCCGAAATCGCGTCACTCGCAGATTGGCAGATCGATATTAGTTTTACGGTGACAAGCGGTGCTGGAACATCGCGTGCACTTGTTGGTGATATGTATAACGAAATAAATTCGGGTAGTGGATGGGGATTATGGGTATCATCCAATAATAGAATACTTTGGAGATGGATAACTACAACATCCGAACCCGCAACAATTTCAGTCGCCACCAACACACCGTATGTTCTTACAGCGTCACAATCCAGTGCAACATCAATCATCACATTAACGCTGCGAACGGTTTCATCGGGGGCGACACAGACGGGATCATTTGGCACGGGTGGAAACCCGATTGGGCGAGGTCCAGTAACGATTGGTGGATGGCGCATATTAAGCAGCGAGAATTTCCCAGGAACGATATCCTATGTAAATGTGAGTGTTCCAACATTCCCGCGTGTGGTTACACTTGTATCAAGTACCGAGGGAACACCCGCCACGATAACCGCGACACAGGCGACGTTTCTTGATTTCGGGACGAATACGAAAACCGCGTCATTGACAGCGTCGATTACGACAACTGTATTTTCTACCGTGTTTTCAGTCCAGGCAAATAAGGTATATGGTGACGCACCATTTGCTCTCATCCCGCCCACATCGAATAATACCGGCGGAACATTCAGTTATACGAGCAGTAATATTGGCGTGGCGACTATTGGAACTGGCGGAAGCAGCAATATCGCGACAATTGTCGGTGTAGGTTCCACGACAATCACAGTAACGCAAGCAGCCACATCGACACATACCGCAAATACCGCGACGGCGTCGTTTACAGTGACATATAATCCCAACCAAACAAATCAGGATTTATCAGGTATAAATCTATCGGGAATAAATCTAACGGGATTTGATTATACAAACGCGAATCTGACAAACGCGAATCTGACAAACGCCATAATCACCAACACGAATTTCGCCAATGCGCGGATTGTGGGCGCCAACCTAACAGGTATAGCGTTTAGCGATGGACAAAAAATCCAATTACGGAAAAATGCCGATAATGTCGCGGCAAATATTGCCGCAATTACACTTCCGTCAACAATAACCCCGACAAGTATTACAACAATTATACCGAGCATCAAAATCGCGGATTTGGTGAATATACAGACAATCCAAGTGATTACACCAGACGCAGGCAACAATAACAGTGTCACAATCACACCAAGTGCAACCAGCGGATTTTATATCAGCGCGGTAAATGACGCAACTGTCCAAATAAACGGTGCAGTATATACCTCGAACGCAAATGGGACGGTAGTAGATGTAAACGGTGCGACGGTATCATTTATTAAAATCGGTGCAGTATTATACCGGATCTACGCCGGGTCGATTATCGGAATACCGGTAGATCCGAATTATTATAAAGTGAAATCATATGGATTAGGGGATGTTCTTACGGTATATAATATGGGTGGCGGGAATGTTGGTGCGACGGGGGCGACGGGTGCAAACGGTATAAATGGCGTTGCAGGGACGACAGGTGCGACGGGTGCATATGGGTATCAGGGTGTCACGGGTCCTACTGGCGCGTCGGGTCCATCGGGTCCACAAGGACCGACAGGTTTAACTGGACCGTGGGGTGTGACGGGTGCGTATGGTTTATTCGGACCAAGTGGTCCAACGGGGGTGGTGGGTATCACTGGTCCGTCCGCAAGTAAAGGAGATACAGGTCCCGCCGGTCCAATGGGTATAACTGGTCCACAGGGGTCGACTGGACCGCAGGGAGAATACGGTATCACTGGGAATACGGGGGCTGCGGGTGCAATCGGCGCGACGGGTCCACATGGAGAGATTGTCGACCAAGGATATACGGGGGCGACGGGGATAATCGGACCGACGGGGACAAATATATGGAATCTAGTAAGCGGTGGTGGCGGCGGCGCATCATCCCCGATTTATTACAGTTTAGGTCGGGTAGCCATCCAAACGAATACACCGAGCACCTTTTATTTACTGGATGTGAGCGGGAATATAAAAACGACAGGTGTTATGAATGTTAGTGATTATCGTATTAAACACGATGTCGTATATATGAGCGACACTGCGCCAGATCGAGATATTTTATCGAACCAGATACACCGAATGCGACCGGTTATGTTTGAAAACACCCTGCGAAATGGTGCATTAGAATACGGGTTTCTCGCACATGAAGTCCAGGCGATATTTCCGGAATTAGTAATTGGTATAAAGGACACCGTAGGAGAATACCAGGCTATTAGTTATCATCAACTGTTCGCGATCTGTTGCGAGGAAATAAAATCACTTAACGATAGAATTACGCGACTGGAGCGTAATAATTACGCGACTGGAGACTTCAATAAAAATAACCGAATAATATAACACGCATATATACACATATATACACACAGGAATGTCAAATTATACAGGACAAAATCTCACAGGTTATTCATTTGTAGGACAGAACCTCACAAATGCGATATTTACAAATGCGATCCTTACAGATGCGGACTTCTCCGGTTGTAATTTAACAAATGCGGTATTCGGTGGGGCCATTATGCGAAATGCAGGAATACCAAATACAAATCTCTCGGGAGTCGTATTATCAGGCGTCCAGGCGGCACAACTATTATACAATTCGGTGAATCAAGAGATTGCATATCTAACTACACGACTTACCGCGGATTTACAAGCACCAGGGTTGCCTTCCGTGATAACAACGATTTTAACAGATGATGTGAGAGATTTACCGGCTACCAGTGGCGGCGTGACAGGCCTCGATATTCTCACCGCGACCACCGTGTCACCAGGCGTAAAGCAGGCCACAATCACTGTCGATCCGCGACGTGCATTTTATATCAACGGGATTTCTCTCGCGAATAATGACAGTGTTACATTAAATGTTAACATTCAGAGTATTGGAACAATCAACGATCCTAACATAGTTATAACCTACGCCATGAAAACATTTACTGTCTCTCGAAGTAATGCAGGTGTGATATCCATTGTGGATTCAACTGCAGGCGCCGGAAATCCGGTAATAACCAATGCGCTTCTTCGTCTCGGGAATGTCGTGTATAAAATCCATGGTTATACGATGATAGGTGTGCCTTATGATATAAATATTTATAATGTAGTCAATGTTGGTCTCTACGATATTCTCTCGAACTCCGATTATTTAGACGGACAAACCGGGGCGACGGGGGCGCGAGGAGCAACGGGGACAAGCGGGGTGACGGGTCTATCGGGCCCAACGGGTGCAGCCTCTTTAGATGGATCCACGGGTCCATCCGGACCAGAAGGTGCAACCGGTCCAGAAGGCGCAACAGGCCCGATAGGTCTAGCGGGTCCAACCGGTCAAGAAGGTGCGACGGGTGTGACCGGTCCCGATGGGGCGCAAGGTGATGCAGGAACACTAAGTGGTCTAGGACCTACGGGTCCAACCGGTCCAGATGGGTCGACTGGACCGACGGGACAGGGAGGTATCGCCGGAATTATCGTCAATGCAGGACCACCAGGCACCCAAGGAGCAACGGGGTCAACCGGATTAAGCGGTGGATTAATGGGATTTGGTGCAACAGGTCCGACGGGAGCGACGGGTACGACAAACACGGGACCATGGACTGTGATAAACCCAGGCGCACCGGAAAATACAACCGGATATACGAATATTAATTATTATATACTGCCGGTGGAAGGCGGTGCGAATGGGACACGCACAACCGTGGGGATTAATACGGCGAGTGCGGGAGGACCGATCGATATTAGGTATACATTGGATGTTAGTGGTGTCATAAAAACCGTAGGTATGAATAGCGTGAGTGATTATCGTATTAAAACAAATGTGCATGATTTACCGGAAAACAAAACCGTCGATGAATTGCGTCCAGTGAAATATACGAATCGACTTACGGGTCGGAGCGAATACGGGTTTCTGGCGCATGAATTACAAGAAGTATATCCGGAAATGGTGGTGGGCGTAAAAGACGACATATTAGGGTATCAGACGATACAATATGACCAGTTATTCGCGATATTTATTTCGGAAATAAAGAAATTAAGAGACGACGTCGAAAGACTGGAGGCGAATGCCAATACATAATATAATTACCCAATGGTCTTATAAAATTATATTATGAATCTACATATAAGAGAATGCCAGTTGATTATTCTAATCAAGATATAACAAGCACCGATCTGACCGGTGCGGATTTGAGTGGTGGCAATTTTACAAACACAAATGCGACCAGTGTTGATTTTACGAATGCAAATATAACCAACGCGATATTTAAAAACACACTCATCGTTGGTGCGACTATCGGCACACTGACATTTAGTGATCTACAGAAAGGATATCTTCTTTTACGTGCGGCCAACCATGGTATCGCGGCTATCATCGATCTGGTATCTCTGACATTGTCGCAGTTTCGCATAATACAACCGGCAGTTACTCTGGATAGTATAACGACGATACAAAGTGTCACCGTGAAGATCCCGAATAGTCAGGGTGAAGGATACACTACCGCGATAACTCCAGCGATCCATCAACTTGTCTGTATTTATGTTGCGACGAACCAGAATATCGTGATTTCAAACATGACGCCAGCACCGCGAACGATACGTAGTAATGGTACGGTCATCCAGGATGTTGATAATGCGAATGCGACATTGACATATATGAAGGTTGGGTCGGTTCCGTATCGTCTTACGGCCGGGAATGGTGATGGTATTATCGCATTTATTCCGCTTGATATGAATGTTTACCAAGTGAATGAATCGGGGTTGGGTGATATTCTCTCGTTGAATACATTTGTAGGTGCGACGGGACCGCAGGGATACACTGGACCGACTGGACCTCAGGGCGACACGGGTCCAACGGGACCTATCGCACCGACGGGACCGCAAGGATACACCGGACCGACAGGACCGCAGGGCGACACGGGTCACACCGGACCTATCGCACCTACGGGACCAATGGGCGCAACCGGACCTACTGGACCTCAGGGCGAAACCGGACCAACTGGACCTATCGCACCTACGGGACCAATGGGCGCAACCGGACCGACAGGACCTCAGGGCGAAACCGGACCAACTGGACCTATCGCACCGACGGGACCAATGGGCGCAACCGGACCGACAGGACCTCAGGGCGAAACCGGACCGACTGGACCGATCGCACCTACTGGACCGCAAGGATACACCGGACCGACAGGACCTCAGGGCGAAACCGGACCGACGGGACCTATCGCACCGACGGGACCGCAAGGATACACCGGACCGACAGGACCTCAGGGCGAAACCGGACCG